GAGTTCACCTTGGACCGGAACGTATTTTTCACGGTCTCGGGGGCGCTGGACCGGTCGATGACGTCGTTCGCCACCTTGCGCAGATGTCCGCCCACCTCGGCGACCCTGTCGTCCCAGGAGGAGCTGGCGCCCATCCGGCGCACCTCGTCCGACACTGCGGCAGCAACGGTCGTGCCGAGCCCGTTGTCGTTCAAGTCGCTGAGGTCGACGGACCGAATGCTTGCCATCGTGCCGGCTACCTGGCTGACCGGCAGTGCAGAGGTCCAGTTGGCTGCGTCGACCCCCAGGAGGCCGAGAGACAGCGTGTTCGCCGTAGCCGACGACCATGCCAGGCCGGCGGCAGTCTGGCCGATGCCGTACGCTCGCAGGTAGGGCTCCTCCCCCTCGTAGTCGCGCACGCGCCCAACCTGCGCCCCGTGTGCACGCACCAGCAGCGTCGCGGCCGAGCTCAGGGTAGAGGTCTGCAGGTCGCGGTAGGTGGACACCCCCTCCCACGCGCCCAGCCCGACGGACAGGCCGATGCCCACGATGGGGTTCGCCAGCAGCTGGCCCACCCGGCCCACCGTGGCTCCCCCCACCCTTGCCGCCCACCCGGCTGCGCGGGGGGCAACTCCGGCCACCTGTGCAGCCCTTCCTCCGAGTGCACGGAGGAATCCCCCTCCCTGCGCCTCGGCACCCCAGGCCTTGGCACCCGAAAGCCACGTCCCCGCCGACTTGAGGGGGGAGGCCACCAGCCTCCCCACGGCCCCGCCGTAGAGTGTTTCCCCGCCCGCGGCTCCGCGCAGCGGGTACGAGAGAAGGCGGTTGAACAGCCGCGGTGCCTCCTTCCCGCCGACCCGGACAGACCCCACGGTAGCGCCCCAGGCAAGCCCTCCGCCCAGGCTGGCGGAGAGTCCGGGGCTGATGCCGGCGTAGTTGGGGGTACGCGCCATGAACTCGTTCGGGGCGCCGCCCGGCATCACCAGCGCACCGATGGCGTTCTGCATGACTCCCTGGGAGTCGGCCGAGTACCCCGACATGAACGAGGGCGCGGTGGCCTGCTGCAGGCGGTCCCACTGCTCCGGACGCCCTCCCTGCATCGCCTCGTACGCGTCGCTGACAGCAGGGGAGATGCTGTACCGGTGGACCCCCATGATGTCTTCCACGGCAGACTGGATGCCCTGGTTGATGTTCATCATGATGCTGGCCCCGGCCTCGCGAATCGGTCTGCGCACCCGTTCGATGGTGGCACGCTCGATCTTCCGCATCACGGCGCCGACGTTGACATTCTCCCGGTAGTCCGCCTCCGCCTGGACCTTGCGCAGCTCCTCGGACGCCGCCTGCCGGGTCATCTCCTTCAGCCGGGGGGCCTGGTTGGCGAGGTTTCGGAGCAGGTGGCTCTCGCGCTGGCCAACGCCGGTGAGGCGCTCGATGAGCAGGTCGCTGATTTCGGTGTTGCCCCCGGACATGCGGTCGGTGTAATCGGCGATGGAGTTCAGCACGCTTCCGGCGAACACGTCAGGACCCTGCTCGCTGATCGCCTGCTGCCCGATGCGGCCGCGGTGGAGCTTCCACCGCACGATGCCACCCCGTGTGCGCATGGCATCCCGCGCCCCGCCCAGCATGCCCCCCACGCTGCCCATGTACCCCGCCCTGGCAGAGTCGTACTCCCCCGTCGTCGGGTTCATCATGGCCATGGTGATCCAGCGCCCGAACCTGGAGTTCAGCAGGCCCTGGGCAGTGCCGGTCATCTGCTGGGCCAGCGACGCCCGGCCGGCCTCCCCGAACTGCCCCGTCATCTCGAACACGCGGTCGTCCGAGAGGTACCCCTGCTGGTTGGCGTACCCCACGCGCCCGGCGAACTCCATGCTGCGCAGTACACTGCTGCGGATCTGGTCGGCGCTCGCGCCGGCGGACAGTGCGTGCTGCATGCCCATCCGGCCCATCCCCATCATGGTCTCGGGGGAAGTGCCGGACGGGACGCCGAGTCCTCGGGCCATCTGGGCCACGTTGGCAGCGGCCCCGAAGTCTCGGAACCCCATGTCCCGGGCACCCTGGAGGTAGGGGATGGCCCCGGACAGCGTGGTGTTGAACGTGCGCGCGGTGTCCTTCAGGGCACCGACCAGCTCCTTCAGGGCGGACTGCAGCTCTCCGGTGTTGCGCACGTTGCGGAACATCCCGGCCTGCATCCCGCCGGCGAGGACCTGGTTGATATCTCCAGGGTCGGTCCAGAGGTTCTGCTCGGAGACGTCGTAGACCGTGCTCTCCATGGCCCGCATGTCACCGTAGTTCCACTGGTGCCCGGCCATCCCCGGCATGTTCATGCGGGTGCCGTAGTTCAGTAGCGTGGAGTTGACTGCCAGCTGCTCCTCGGCCCCGGCCATCAGGTTGTTCACGCCGAACGTCGCGGCCTTGTACCCGGCGTAGTACCCGGCGGCGATGGGCAGGGCCCCGGCGGCCCCGGATACCATGCTGCGGCCGAGCGTTCCGAAGCGCCCCTTCTTGACGGCGTTGAAGGCCCCTCCCCACCAGCCCTGCTGTGCGGTGGCCAGCCCGGCCCGCCGGAACGTACCGGCACCGGCGCTACCGAAGGCCCCCAGGACCGAGGTGAACGGGTCGAAGGCGTTGAACGCGTGGTTGAACATCCCGGCCCACATGAGGCCGCCCATGGCCAGGGCACCGGCTTCCTTCGCGCCCTGCATCAGCCCCATGCTGGCGCCAGAGAGCTGGCTCTCCCGCTCCCACTGCGACCCGACGGGGTTGCCGTACACGAACTGCCCGGGCGGGGGCCCGAAGAATCCGCCGACCGCCCTCGGGTCCTGCATGGGTGCGCCGCCGCCGCCGTCCCCCGCGCTGGCGTAGGGGTTCCCACCGCCGTAGCGGGACGACAGGTACCCCGCGTAGTTCGCGTTCTGCGCCAACTGGCCCTGCTGGTTGGCGATGATCCCGGAGACTTCACTCGAGTAGATCATTCGCCCTTCACCTTGTTGATCATGGACCGCATGATCTGCCCGATGGTCGGGAACTTCGTGTCAGCCGTCATGCCGAGGCCGGAGCGCATGCGCACGGCCGTCAGCTTCGCCGTCAGCAGCGGGGCGCTGCGGGTGCTCTGGAGGTCCGACAGGATCCTGGGGTTCTCGGCGGCCGCCTCGCCCACTGCCCGCCACATCTTCGGGCTGATGAGCTTGATGCCGCGTCGTGACAGGTGCCCCTTCAGGCCACCCTGAGGGCCGAGGGCCAGGTCCACGACATCCTCGTACACGCGCTTCGCGACGACGGGGTTGTGCTCCAGCTCCTTGCGGAAGGCGAACCCCATGTCCCGTACCTCGGCGTCGAAGGTGCCCAGCCCGTACTGGCCCACTCGGCTGGCAGACAGCTCGTGCCCGCTCCGGAGGGACACCACAGGGGTCTTCCTCCCCGCGATGCCCCGCACGAAGCTCGTGGTCATGGCCCCTTCGTGGCTGCCGCTGCGCGCGGCGAGGCGCAGGAACCGCCCGACGTCAGCGGCCAGCACGGTGGGTGCGCCGGCGGCGCCGGCTCCCAGCCGACCTGCGGTGAACACCCGGCTCATTGCCCGCACCGCCTTGTCCTCGGACACCGGTACGATGCCGGCCTTGGGCAGCTTGTGCATGCTGCTCCCGAACACCCCCGCGGCGGCCTCGGGGTGCAGCAGCTCGTGGTCCTTGACCTTGCTGAGCACGTCCCGGAGGTCCCCGGTGATGGGCGCGTCCTTCAGGTACTTGGACTTCTCCAGGTCGGTACGCAGTCGGTGCACCAGGTGCACACGTTCGCTGGGGGGCAGCTTGCTGAGGTGCGCCCCCATGGCCCGGATGGCGTCGTAGCTCTGGAGGGTGGGATGGCCGTAGAAGCTGGAGAACAGCGCGGAGGAAACCTTGCGCTGGGTCTTCCCGGCGAGCCCGTGGATAAACGCCTCGCGACCGAACCCGCCGATGAGCCCGTGCCCGATTTTCCTGCGGGCGGCCACAGCGACGTTGCCAGCGAGGTGGCTCCCCAGCCCGGAGGCTGCGGCCATGACTGCGGTGGAGACGGCGGTCTTCTGCACGCGGTACCTCCCGCGTCGATTCTACCCCAAGCCCTTGACGTGCTACAATCTTCGAGGGAGCCACCAGAGGTCGACATGCCCAGTGGACAGGTGGTCGTTGAGTTCACTCGCGAGGACTTCGGGGCAGCCCGGCAGCTGGTGATCTCCGAGGCTCACAGCGAAATGGCCCCGCCGGGCGCCCGCAACAAGATGATGCACGGCAGCCCACGGAACATGCAGTGGCGCCGGCCCAACATGGGGGTGCGCCTGGGGGAGAGCGGGTACATCTCCTGGGGGGAGCAGCCCTCCTCCATCTCCGTGTTGACCAACGACGGCAAGCCCCTGAACCTCATGCGGCAGTGCCTGGGCAGGAACGACGCCTACGAGAAGAGCGTCAACGCGCTGGCCAAGGCCACCGCCAAACGGGACGCCAAGCCCGAGCCCGCCCACATCGACACCACAATGAGCGCGGTGTTCACCGACTTCATCCTGACGTCGGCGCACATCTCGGCGGCGGAGAAGAGCCAGATCGTCGAGACCTTTGGCGAGTCCTACTTCTACTTCTTCGGCAAGCACGCCCAGGTGCTGCGCTGCGAGGCCGTGCTCATCAACACGGCCGACTACCCGTGGTTCTACGAGTGGGTCTACAACTTCGACAACGTCCTGCGTGGCAGCCAGCTGATGTCCATGAAGGCGCGCGCGTACCTGTCCATCGGCCTCGACGTCTACGAGGGGTACTTCGCGAACTACGAGATCCTCCGCACCGCGGCGGACGAGTACAAGGTTCCCCTGAGCTTCACGTTCTACGTCACCAACGTCACGCACGTGGCCGAGACCATGTTCGGGTCGTGGTACGACCGGATGGTGAAGCCCGAGACCTACACCCAGGCGGACAAGGAGAAGGAGGACGCCGGCACGGCCCTGGGCAAGAAGATGCTCCGTACCCTCACTGCCCAGGCCTGGGGGCTGCTCACGGACCCCAGCCGCCTGATGCGGATGGGGCAGGCCGACACGTGGGCCGGGTTCGGCATCCAGACGGGGTCCGCGCTGGCGGGCGACATGCTCTCCGCCGTGGCCAACTCCTCCCCCGACTGGGCGGCCGTGCTGGGCTTCACCGCCAGTGCCGCCGGCAGCCTGCTGGGCACGCCGACGGCGGAGAACGCCATCGGGCTGGGGACCGGGTTCGCCTCGGACATGATGAATGGGCTCGTGACCGCGCCGGACTCCAACGGCTTCGACAGCAACGGGAACGCGATGGTCACCACGCTGGGTGTCAACGGGCAGGCCTCCGGCGCGGCCAAGTCCGGCTATCTTCCCAGCGCCGGCTCGTGGTGACGCATGGCCATCGGCCGCCAGCTCCGATTGAGGCTGTTCCTCGAGGGCGTCGAGGTCCCCGTCATCAGTGCCGCCGTCCAGTTCGGGGTGAATCAGCCGGCCTCGGCCAACATCCAGGTCGTGCCCTCGACGCGGGTCCGCCGGTTCAAGGCCAGGACGGTGACCCACTTGTTCTACCTCGATGACCGCGAGGCGTTCAACCCGCCCAGCGACGAGGCCGTCTTCTACGATGACCCCCGGTGGAAGTTGCTGTTCACGGGGGAGGTGCACGGCTACAGCTGGATGAAGTCCGACGAGAATCGCACGGCCTCCCTCGTCTGCTACGACGACACGACCTACTGGGACCTCGTCAAGCGCTACTACTACGACGAGCTGTCGTTCAACTACCACCAGAAGCTGGCCAGCAAGTTCCAGGACGGCGTGGCCATGCCCTACGACGTCGTGCTCGGGCCGGCCGCGTCGCTGGCCAGCATCATCCGGAAGGAGTGCCGCACCTACCCGAAGATGAAGGGGCTGCTCAGCGGCATCATCCGGCTGCTGGAGAGCCTCGGCGGGTATCACGAAGGCACGGACGCTACGGGGAAATCGCTCCACAGCCGTGGCGTGGGGGACTTCTTCACCGTCAGCCAGCTGCGCCTGAAGTTCTACCAGCAGCTCGGGGCGTCCGACTTGGACGACTCCTGCGTGAAGCTGCTGGACAGCAAGGAGTTCTACAACTGGGTCAGGAACCTCGTGTCGCAGGGCGGCAACATGTTCACCCTGCGCCAGGTCCTCGACGCCCTGCTCAACGTCATCTTCTACCAGTACACCTCGAACCCTGTGGCCGAGTACCGCACGACTGCCGGGGCGACCATCACCAAGACCGGCGTGATCGAGGCAGCGCCGGCCGACGTCTGTGCCAAGGTGCTGGCGATCATGAACCAGATCGGCGACATCCTCGTCAGCCCGGAGGCCTTCCCGAGGGCCATCACGGCGCCGCTGCCGGACCCCGAGGACTCTCGGTTGACGACAGCCCAGGCGAGTCTGCTGCGCAGCGCAAACGGTGGCGTGAACGCGTACCACCAGGGGTACCGGGACTACCGGGAGAAGACCCGCCGGGACACCGAGGGCGGCACCGAACTCACCATCACGGAGTACGCGGAGGCGGATCGGGCCGCTCAGCAGGACGCAGTCGCCCAGTCGAAGGCGGGGAAGGCTCTGCTGGAGCGCGCGCTCGACCAGTACAACTCGTTCCTGAAGAAGTACTCCACCGACCGACAGTGGGTGGGCGAGACCAAGACGGAGCCCAAGGAGCGGCTCTACACGACGCTGCTCACGCCGGACATCTTCTTCGTCCCGCCGCCGCTCTGCAACATCGTTTTCCCCGACGACTACTCGCGGCTGGACGGCAGTCGCATGATGACGCAGGAGACCTCCAGGCTCATGCTAACCACGCCGACGGTCCTGCTGGGCGAGGAGAGCGCGCTGCCGTTCAACAACAAGCTGTACCACTTCGCCCCCATGGTGGACACCGTCGATGGGCTGCCCATCAAGGAGGCGTTGGCGAAGACCCGGCGGTTCCTGCTGCCGCACGAGGTCTACACCGGGCCCATCCCGTTCATCGACTGGTTCTCCGACATCCGGCACTACGACCCCCTACTGCAGTGGCAGGAAGGGTCCATCATCAAGAGCATCCACCAGGAACAGGCCACCGCACAGCAGAAGGAACGGGGTATCGCCGACAACATCCCGTACCTGCAGCATGTCGCGAACTTCACCCTGGCCCGGATGCGCTACTCGGCTCGTGGCATGACGGTCCCGATGCGCTTCAAGCCGCACCTGGTGGCCGGCGTGCCGGCGCTGGTCATCGACAAGTACGTGCCGCCGGTGCTGGACAGCAGGACCGGCGAGATCGTACCGGTCGTACCCGACCCCGAGAACCGGGCGGAGCACTGGCTCTGCGTCCCGATGCAGGTGACCCACAACCTCACCCAGGTGAGCGCCCAGACGGTCGCCCAGATGGGCTACGTCCACAGCCACACCGAGATCGACGAGTTGTTCGACAACACTGCGGTGGCCAAGGAGCGCACCGGGACGGCCAAGAAGCGCGTCAAGTACACCGTCCCCCTGCAGGTTCTCCTTGCTGGCGGCATCCCGCAGTATGATGGCGGCAAGGTGGTGTCCCTGAAGGCGAAGGCCACTGGCAAGCAGTACGTGAGCGACCTGGCCACAGCCATCTCGGAGGCCATTGCCGACTACCGCACGTACAAGGCTCAGGCCGTGCAGCAGAGCAACAAGGAGGGCGACGTCGCAGGAGCACTCCGGAACGTCGGTGACTCGGCCAAGGACGCGCTTCTGTCGGGGGCGGCTGCGGCGGCGGAGACCTTGGCGTCCGCCGGGAGCGCCCTTGCCTCCCTGGCCGGCACCGCGGGGGCCACCATCGGGTTCTTGTACAAGTTCGAGGTCACGGAGGAAGTGGCGTACGGCACGTTCACCGACCGCACCATCGAGGTGCCCTTCGAGGACCAGGTGCGGCCACCGTGGCTCTCCACGTGCTTCCACAACTCGAACATCACCAAGTACTACAAGGACTTGCTTGGCGTCGGGTCCATCATGGACTTCGGGACGAAACTCGAGGGGGAGGTGAAGGAGGGCGTGGGGAACGCCGGTGTTCTCACGACCGCTTCGAGCGCGATGACCGTGCAGACCGCCGTCGAGAACATTGCTCACCTCTACTCCGTGGCCCGGGCGTCGGGTGACACTCAGGTGGTCGACGACCTGTCCTACAGCCTGACGAAGCGGCCCGTCGCCACCATGCTGCAGATGCTGGGGTCGTTCGACCTGAAGTACGACGAGAAGGGAAAGAAGGTCGGTGATGGGGTCGAAGGCTTCCACAGCAAGGCGTTCGGGGGGGCCATCTACGGGGCGATGTCCGGCGTCAGCGACGCAACCGGGAAGGCCGACCTGGCCATCAACCTGAACATCGACCCCCGCCGTACTCGACGGGAGGCCATCGTGAACTACATCGTGTCGCTCCAGGACGAGGCATCACTGCGGGGGTAGAGCCTTCAGACGGGCTGCACGCTGCCCTCCACGCAAGCATGCCTGCACCCACAGAGAGGGCAGACGTGCGGCTGCCCGTCCTTGGCCTGCCGTCGTACCTCGTTCATGATGCCGGAGGACAGCAGCTTTGCGTGGTCGCCGGCCGACAGCAGCACCAGGTTCTCCGGGCGGTTGTCCAGTCCATCCCCGTTGAGATGATGGACGTGCTCATCACGACGCAGCTTTCGCCCCAGCTGCTGCTCCATGACGTACCGGTGCTCGAGCGGCCACCGCTTTTCTCCGGGCACCTTGATGACCCAGTACTTGCAGCCACGTCCTTTGTGCGACACCCTGCGAGAGAACTCCGGCTTGGAGTGAGCGGCGCGGGCTGCCTCCAGGGTCTTCAGGTGCACCTCACGGTGCGGCAAGTGAGCACACCCCTCCGCGTAGCGGTAGTACCCCTTGTGCTTGCCGCCGCTCATGTTGGTCTTGGCCGGCCTTCCGCACCCACACTTGCACAATGGCTGCTTTCTCCTGTCACCCTTGCGCATGGTATCCTTCCGGTAGGGGCCTGATGCCGTTTGTATCATCAGGTCATCGGTAGTGTCAACTGGAGCAGACGGTATGCCCTACAAAAGCAAGGCCCAGGCCAGGTTCATGTTCGCCGCGGAGGCCCGGGGGGAGCTGGAGCCCGGCACCGCACGTCGGTGGGCGCACCACACCAAGAACATCAAGCGTCTGCCGGAGAAGGTGAAGAAGACCGGCCATGAGAAGAAGGCCGCGATCATCCGCGCGGTGCGAGAGGCGTACTCGGAGACCTGACCCCGTTCAGGTACAGGTTCAGGTGTTGGACGTCTGCCATCCACGGCGAGACGGGCTCTCCCAGGCAGTTCACCAGGCATACCCCCTGCGCCCGGCGGAAGCGCATGCCGACCGGCGTGAACCACGCGTGCAAGCGTTCCAGCTGCTCGCTGACGTGCGTCAGGCTGGCATGGAGCTGGCGGCCTCCGGGGCTCGACATGGGGTCGTCGACGACCTCGTAGTAGAGGGGGTCGATGTCGGCGGTCTCCACGACGAGCCGCTTGAGAACGTGGGAGGGCGGGCTGGCCCGGCCGGCGAGCCACGCGACCAGCACCTGGGCGTCGATCCCCAGGCGCCTTCCGAGCAGCTCCATGCCCAGCATCATCGTGCGTGACTTCAACTCCTGGCCGTCCATGGCGTGCTCCTGCTAGGCCCCGGCGGGGGCCGTCTCCTCGGCTTCCCTCTGCCGGATGAGCCCCTCGTACTCGAGGCAGTTCGTGAAGGCCTCCTGGATCATCGGGTGCATCTTCGTCAGGTCGGTGCCCAGCATGACCAGCGGGCCCGGCACCCCGCGCAGCACCACCCCCTCGCTCCACGGGCAGATGGGGAGGATGGTCAGGTTCTTCACGAAGCGTCCGAGTCCGGGCTCGGACCAGGTTCCGAAGAACTCCCGGGCGTCGGAGAGGGTGTGGGTTCCGTCTCCGTTGCTTCCGGTGTGGACTCCGAAGTAGCTTCGACCTCCAGCTCCTCCGAGGGCAACGCACCAGATTCCGTCTGCGGGCTGCACGACTCGACCTCCTGCTCGGGGACCTTGTACTCCGCCGTGCCCTCCTGGCCCTTGGCGGACGACTCGACGTCCTTGCGGACGAGGAACGACTGGAGCCAGGGCTCCAGCTTCGCGAAGAACTCCTGGCGCGCCCTCAGAACGGCGTCCTGCGGCGCCCGGCCGACCATGTTCACGAATCGGACGTAGGTGTCCAGCACCTCCTTGTGCGGCAGCCCACGCCCGAGGAACGTCTCGAGCTGGGCGACCTTCTCCTTCAGCTTCGCGTTGTCCCTGCGCAGCCGCCGGAGCTCCTGCATGTGGTTCAGCTTCTTCACGGGGCGTCTCCTCCTGAAAGCTTGAGGCCGAAGAACGCGATCAACAGGGCGTCGGCCCTGCCGTTCGACTTCACCAGGCGCTCGGCCTTGGGGTACATGCGGCGGGCGACCAGCACCGCCCTCTCCTTCCCGTCCCCGGCCTGCCCTGCCAGCATGGTCTTGGTCCAGGACTGCGCCGTGATCACCCGGCTCGGCTGCCCCAGCCCGGAGAGCATGCCCTCCAGCATTCCGAAGCCGTAGCCGGTGCTGAACATCGACGTCACGCCCTGTCCTCTCATGGCGTGCTGCTGCTCGTAGACGACGACTCTGGGACGCAGGCGGGTGATGATGTCGCGGAGGTCGTTCACGAGGTAGCGGTCCTTCTTCCCGTCCTTCCCGCTCTTCGTCTTGCGCCCGGTCTTGACCGTCTCTGTCGGGATGTCGTCCAGCTCGATGATTTCTCCGTCCTCGTCGAGGGCGGCGTACGCTCCGCTCAGGCCGGGGTCGATGCCCAGAACCGCCACCTTGCTGCGTGTCGGCACTTGCCACCTCTCGAGTGTCACCCGGATTTTCTGCTCAAGCTCCCACGTGCTAAGATAGCACTTGTGGTCTTGGCTGAGAGAAGTATTCTCCAGCCAAGTTGAGGCGTCAAGGGGGAAGTCGATGAAGAAGTTCAGCGCGGCGGCGGCGGACTCTCTGGAGAAGAAGGCGGCCAGCGTCAAGTTCCGGCCGGGTGCGGCCAAGGTCAACACGAAGAGCATCGAGAACCTGAAGCAGTTCGCCAAGGGCCGCATCAGGAAATTCAAGAAGCGGTAAGCGGCCTTTCGGAGCGGAGCGGCCGTGGTCTATAATCGCCCAGGAGGGCGGCGTGAGCGGCTACCAGGAGTTCCTCAAGCAGGCCACGAAGGATTACGCCCCCGGCCTGCCGTCGAAGAGCCGCATCCTTCCGATTCCCGTCGCCTCCGGCCAGACCTGGACGTTCTCCGTACAGCAGCACGACGCTGACCGCGCCGGCCGGCACCTCGACCTCCGGCTGACCGACCCCCGGGGCCGTGCCCACAGCTGGGCGCTTCGCGGGGGGCTGCCTGCGCCCGGGCAGAAGGTCGGCATCCACCAGCAGCCCACGCACCGTGGCAGCTACGCCGGGTGGTCCGGTACCATCGAGTCCGGGTACGGCAAGGGCGACGTGAAGAGCTTGCGGCACGAGCCGGTGGACGTGCTCGAGTCCGGCAGGGATCGGGTGTCGTTCGTGGTGCCCCGCGGCCGCACTGCCGAGGAGCTGAGCGTCATTCGGGCGGGCAAGGGCTGGCTGCTCGTCAACCACACGACCACCCCAGGGAAGTTCCCCATCCTTCACCACAAGCCCAAGTACAGGGAGACCGCCTTCGAGGCGGTCAAGCCCGATACCCCCGGCACGGTGCTCGGCGCCAAGATCGACGGTGCTCACGCCGTCGCTTTCCTCGAGCCCGGGAAGCACCCCAGGCTCTTCTCGTACCGGCAGTCGAAGCGCAATGTGCCTCTCGAGTACACCCACAAGATGAGCATGGGCTTTCGCACGGCCCGCTGGCCCAAGGGCAAGCCCAGCATGATGGTCCGCGGCGAGGTCTACGCCGTCGACCGTCAGGGGCGCGCTGTGCCCGAGAACGAGCTGGGTCGCCTGCTCAACTCCACCGTCGAGAAGGCCCAGACCCTCGTCAAGGAGAAGGGCTGGACCATGCGGTTCGCGCCGTTCCAGCTGGAGAAGGTTCGTGGCCGGTCGAAGACGGACGTGCCGTACCTGGAGCAGCTGGAGGTCCTCAAGACCATCCCCGGTGCCCTCCCGGACACCAAGCTGCCTACCTACGCCCTGACGCCCAAGGCCAAGGCCGAGCTGCTGATGGCCATCCGAAGCGGCCGGCTGAAGGAGACCAACGAGGGTGTGGTAGAGTGGGGGCCGAAGGGCCCAACGAAGGCCAAGATCCGCCCTGACTTCGACGTCTACGTCCGAGAAATGTTCCTCGAGGTCGGTAAGCGCAGGGGGCTGGCCGGGGGGTTCCGGTACAGCCTGACCCCGAAGGGCCCCATCGTGGGGCGAGTGGGGTCCGGCTTCAGCCACACCCTCAAGAAGTACATGGCCGAGCACCCTGACAGGGTGAAGGGGCTGGTGGCGCGGGTGAAGGCCCAACACCAGTTCGCCTCGGGCGCGTTGAGGGCGCCGGCGTTCAAGGGTTTCCACCAGGCGAAGAGCGGGCCCAGGGCGGCGGAGGTTCCTGGATGACGGATGATCTCGAGGGCTTCGACAAGCAGGCCGACGAGGCACGGGCGGCGGAGGACCTGACCCTCTGGAAGCAGTGGGACCAGACCGGTCGCAAGCCCCAGCAGCTCCGACCGCTTCTGACGCGGTTCGAGCCCATGATCATGGACCGGGCCAGGGTGTACACCGGCAAGGACCTGTCCATCCCGCCGGCAGCTATCGAAGCGGAGCACAAGAAGCAGTTCCTCAAGGCGCTCGAGACCTACGACCCGAAGAAGGGCACGCTGGGCACCCACGTCTACGGGACGCTCCGGGCGTCGTCGAGGTTCGTGACCACCCACCAGAACTTCGCCCGCATTCCCGAGACCCGCATCTTCAACATCGGCGCGATGAACCGTGCCGTGGCCGTGCTGGACGCCAAGAACGACCGCCCGCCCACGCCGACCGAGACCGCCAAGTACCTGAAGTGGCGGGTGTCCGATGTTGTCCGGCTGCAGCACGAGATGCGCAAGGACCTGCGGGCCTCGAAGTTCCCCCTGGAGCTGCACGTGCACCAGCCCAGCCGCGTGCCGCAGGCCATCGGGTTCGTGAAGAAGGAGCTGGCCCCGCAGGACCGCAAGGTGCTCGCAGGGATCATGCAGAAGGAGAAGATCCGCGAGACCGCGGCCAGGCTGCACATGAGCCCGTCCGCAGTGTCCCGCAGCAAGGTTCGCATCGCCAAGCGGCTGAAGAGGTACCTCGATGGTCGAAACACCTGACGCCGGCAGCGTGGGCGGGAGCATCTCGTCGGACGACGCCTCCAAGGCCGCGGCGGAGGCGCAGGCGAAGGCTGACGAGGAGGCCCGGCAGAGGCAGATCGAGGCCAAGGCCCTGGTGTGGCGGGCGGAGACGCAGAAGGACGTGGTCGCGAAGAAGAAGGCCCTGGCCGAGGAGCTCGCGGAGACCAAGGAGGTCCAGGCGAAGGCCGTGTACGCGGACACCCTGCGCCGGGCGAAGGAGGCCGAGAACGAGGCCAACTGGCTGATCGCGAAGGCCGGAGGAGTGCTGACATGAGGGTCGCCATCAAGCAGGACCCGTACTTCCGGGCCATGTACTGCAGCCAGCTGGAGGAGATCGCCGGGCTGCGGCTGGACGTCTACTACGCGGACAACCCCACCCCCGTCGAGACGGTTACGCCCGTCCCGAGCGTGGAGGCCCCTGGGCTGCAGTCGGCCTCTATCACGTTCGAGAACACGGGCACCTACCGTCTGCACTGGCGGGCGACGGACCCCGGGTTCTCCGTGTGGGATGAGGTCAACGTCATCGCCAGCGCCGACGTGCCGTACACGGCCGTCTCGACGTTCGCCGTGGGCTCCCCGTGGTACGGGACGTTCCCCATCGGCTCTCACGGTACACCCATCTACGCCGAGGTGCGCGCGCCCGACATGAGCGTGGTCACCCACGATGTGGCGGACAGCGGCGTCATCACCCACCCGGCGCCCGACCAGTGGCCCATCCTCCTGACTACCGACAACGTGAACCTCGTCGAGCACGGGGTGTGCGTCGGCGATACGGTGGTGCTGGGCCCCGAGGCGGGCGACACGGTCTACGTCCAGTCGGTGACCTCCCCGTCCGCCATGCTCCTCACGAGCGACGCCGTCGACGTCCCGGCGGAGGGCGCCGCGGACTTCACCGTGGCCGCCTCGGCGTTCGGCGCCACGGAGGCTGACCCGAACTTCCGGTTCGTCGATCCGGCGGTACCCCGGACTTCCGGCGGGTACCTCATCCGCTGGTACGAGGGCGGCGAGCCCCTCATCTCGCGGTTCATCGGTTACATCGCGCAGGACTTCTTCTTCTCGTCCGACCTGCGCCCCGTCACCATCGCGCTGAAGAACCCGCAGGGTCAGCCCCTGCCCAACGTCTACGTCACCCTGACGAGTGACGGCGGCACGTGGTCCGTGACCCGCCTGACCGACGCTGGCGGCATGGCCTACTACCAGGTCGCCCAGGGGGGCTACTACGTCACGCTGACGGACATCGAGCACCCGGACCGGGTGTTCGACTCCAACAACATGGCCATCACCGTGACGGGCACGCTGGAGGGCGAGCCCGTGTACGACGAGCAGGGCAACCTCGTCCCCCAGATGCCGGACAACCCGACGTGGGTCTACACGGTCAGCTGGCTGGATCTGCCGAGCCCCGTGGTGCCGACGTTGGCGGTGCCGTCGGCGCGCAGGTCGTGGATGCACGTCGCCGTGGCGACCGGCCCCTCCGGCGTGCCGGCGCAGTTCCGTCGGTTCGTGGTGGAGCTGCTGACCCCCGTTCGGCTGGACAACGGCTTCATTATCACGAGCGGTTCCTCCACGTACTCGCTCGATTCCGCTGGCCTGGCCAGCATCCCGCTGGTGCGGGGGTCGCGGGTGCGGGTGTCGTTCTCGCAGGCCCCGCTCGCGATGACCTTCAACGTCCCGGACCAGGCGGACTTCAACCTGGTGGACATGGAGTCGAGCGATCCGTTCGGGGTGACCCTGCCGAAGGTGTTCTACCCCTACAGGTGCTCGCCATGACGATGACGTGGTTTGCCCTTCTGGGGTCGATCCTGGTGCTCGGTGGTGGAGAGCGGGCACCGGCCGTAGAACCCGAGGGACAGGTTGCAGTTGTGGCAGAGCACTCTGTACCCGGGCGGGTAGCCCTCTTTGCGCAGTCGGTACGCCAGGTCCGTGCTCCTCTCTCGACCGTAGGAGGCCATGCGCACGTTCTCGCCGTTGATGTGGTCCAGGGAGAGGTGTTCTGCCGGGTGCGGTCCGCACTGCTGCCCGCCGTGGTCGCAGGAGCACACCAGTCCGCCGTACGCGTTCAGGGCCTCGAGTCTGACGTCACGCGCCTTTTGGGCGCACCGCTCCCGGTAGAGTGTCCGCTTATCCGGGTTGCGCGCGAGCCATTCCTTCTTCTTGCTCGCGCGCTTGCGCCCCCGTTCCCGTTCACGCTCAACCCACTCGGGATCCTTCCGGTGGGTGTGGTAGTACGCACGTGCGTATGCCCTGGCAGCGGACCGGGCCTCCTCAGTCATCGTGGCACCTCCTCACGAGGAGGATACCTCGATGGTCTTTCCGCTGTCAACGTGGTACCGTGTGGTTGGAGGCTGTCATGATCACGACCGTCGCGTTCCTGGACACTCAGGTGGTGCCTCAGCCGGTGGAGGGCGTGCAGGCCAAGCTGTACCAGGGCACGACGTTCATCACCGCGGCGACCACTGGCCCCTCCGGTGTCCTCACCTGGGACCTCGCCGCCGGCAACTACGACATGATCGTGTCCCTGCCCGGCCGCCCCGGGTACAGCGTCACGAACCCCTACAGGCTCGCAGTGCTTGGGCCGCCCAACACCAACAGCTTTCAGGTCAGCGTCGAGCTGTACCAGCTCCCCGTGTCGGACGACCCCACCAACTTCTGCCGCTGCTCCGGGTTCGTCAACACGCTGAGCGGGGACAGGTTCAACGGCGTCATCCGGTTCTACCTGGACGAGGCCCCCCAGCTGTTCCTCGACCCCTCCGGGTTCCCTCTCGCGGGGCTGGGCGACCACGTGGACTGCGACATCTTCCGGGGCTACGCCGAGGTCAACCTCATCCGCGGTGCCCGGTACCGGGTGGACATCCCGGGCTTCCGATCCACCGAGTGGTTCGTGCGCATCCCCGAGCGCTCGTCGGCGCACCTGCCAGACGTGCTGTTCCCCGTGCCACTGTCGGTGGACTTCACCCTGACGGACCTGTCCATCGCCGTGGGCGAGATCCGTACGCTTCACCCCAGCGTGACGTTCCGCAGCGGGGTGGTCGTGTCCGGCGCCGACCTCGAGCAGGCGGACTGCTGGCCTGTCACGTTCAGCGTCGACAACCCGGAGGTGGTCAGTGTCACCGCTCGAGCCGATGGTTCTCTTGAGGTTGCCGGGATCGCAGCGGGCTCGGCCGTCGTCACGGCGAGTCGGTACGTTGGTGACGACACGCTTCTCGTTCGGCCCGCGCCCGGAGTTTCAGGGGAGCTCGACGTCACGGTCGGCTGACGGCGTGGACGGCAGCTTGGAGCTGTTCCAGGTCATGCTGGTCGACGCCATCCACCTGTTCGTGCGAGCGAGGGGCGACCAGGGGCGGGCGGAGGAGTGGGAGGAGGTGAGGGACTGGTTCATGGACGACGACAGGGACGCCGGCAGCTACCGGCACACCTGCGAGTGCCTGGACCTGCCCTACACCCAGCTGAGGGAATACGTCCTCCAGGCACGGCCGGAGGACCTGGCGGAGCTGAAGCTCGATGTCTGACTTGACCGAAGCCCTGGACGGCGCGACGGGTGAGAGCGCTCTCCAGGACAACGTCTCCCGCATCCGCACGGCGGCGGCCTACTTCCTGCTGACCGACGGCGACGCCACCTTGCACATGGTGCGGTACCTCTACAAGTTCATCCTCGCGGACATCGACACGGCCGTGGGCTACCTCGAGCAGATGCAGGACATCCTCTACACGAGGATCACCCCGGGCGCGACGGTGGACTTCTCCCAGGACGTCGAGGATCTCGGCCGCCTGAACAGCACGCGCACCCAGATCGGCACCATCGTGCTGAACCGCATTCTCGCGCACATCGACGAGGCCGGCGCCGCGGTCAACGGGGTGCAGCTCGACTCGCTGGTTGCCCGGATGACTTCCATCCGCCCCGGGTTGGACACCGCTCTGTCCCGCATGGCCGAAGGTGCCGGGTACCTCATGGCGAGCCTGGGGTACCCGCTTGACGCGGCGGAGGTGTACTACACGACCACCCGCTCTCGCGTGGCGCAGGGCTACCTGAGCAGTGCTCAGCAGTTGGCCTCCGAGGGGCGTTACGACGAGGCCATGCGCTACATGGCGGCATCAGCTGCAGGCCTGATCATTCCCGCCGGGGTGACCCCTGGCGTCAAGAGCCCCGTCGCCGTGACCCCGAGCCCCGCGGGCGCTCGACCCATCGAGGTCACTGGCACGTCCCCCGTGTTCCCGCTGTTCAACGACAACGCCTCGTTGACGCTGGACCTGGAGATTGACGGCGTGGCCCTGAGCCTGCCGTTCCCGCCCTCCATCGCGGCCGAGGCCGTGACGGTACCGCTGCCCGCCAGCATCACGTTCGCTGTGGACGCGTACGAGGTGCTGGACTACCCCGGCGGGCCCATGACCGCGGCTTTCCCTGCTGGTACGTACACCCCGGGTCAGGTGCGGGTGATCTTGGCCGCGGTCAGCCCGTACGGCGCCACCCTGGACGCCAACAACGCCGTTCACGTGGTCGGGGCGCGCGGACCCGGCGCATTCTTTGCCGTGGACGAGGGCGCCTCGACCGCAGACGCCGTCCTCCAGATGTCGTGCTACCCGGGCAGGGATGTCACGGTGCACGACGTGACGGAGTTGTGGGCCGGAACGCCTGGCGTCACCTTGAGTGACACCGGCGGGGTGGCCACCCTCACGGCGGAGAACTGCATCGAGCTCGACCTGCCCGCTGGCCCCGTCCAGGCGTTGCTGGCGCTGCCGGTCGACACCTATATCGCCTACACGGACAGGGTGGTCGGCACCGGGCTTACGGTGGGCGACGTGGTGTACGGGGATGATCCTCACGTGGGCGCCGAGGTGCTGCGGCGCTACGACGGGTTCTGGCTGCTCAAGGAGTTCATCCGCGTACCCGAGGGTGGGCAGTTGACGGTCTCGGTGCCCGCGGCCGCGCAGCACCAGGCCATTGTGCAGGTGCTCAGTGAGGCCGAGTCGGTCGCTGCCTTCGCGTACTTCAAGAACGGTTTCCCCGACCAGGCCTGGAACAAGGCGGTGTATCTCCTGCCGCTGGCCGACCGCAGCGAGGCGCTGAACTTCGTCGCGGGCACCATCAGCCAGCTGGAGCAGCTCAAGACGACGCTGCAGACCTACACTCCGACACCCGTTCCGGACGTCGACAAGTTGTTCGACCGCATGACCCGGTACGGGCTGGACCTTGCCGCGTGGTATCTTGCGACGTTGCAGCTCGACCTGTTCTTCAACGCGCCGACGTCGCAGCTGTCGAGCATCGGTAGGATCGCAGCCCTCGGCAGGGACGTCATGTCCAGCCTGGAGGGGTAGAGGTGGCCTGTGGCTGACGCAGAAGAGTGTAGGGGCGTTGCCGACACCACGCTGAGCGCCGTCGCGGACCAGCTGGCGTTCCTCGAGGGCGAGCAGATCACCGAGGAAGGCCGCACCCTGTCGGTGGGCGTGAACATGGATCGGCGCCTGAGCGAGGACATCAGCGTTGCGACCGACGGGCGCGGCATTCGCCCGTCGCAGACCCAGGTGCAGGACATGCGGCTTGCCGCGGTGGATGCTATTCTGCTGGCGGCCGGTCTCGAGGTGGCGTGATGAAGGACCTCTGCTTCCTCCGGTACAAGAAGCTGGCGCAGGTCGGCAACGTCAGCATTGTGCGGCAGGAGGTCACGTACCTGCTGGTGCAGAGCTCCTCCGACATGACGTACACGCTGGACGTCCGAGTTGGGGTGACGAGGGCCGATGGCAGCGTGGTGTCCTACCCGTCCCCGCGGTTCGAGGTGCAGGATCCGCACATGGTCAAGGCGTTCCTGCCTGTTCAGCTGCTGACCCAGAACCGAACAGACCCCATCACCACCGTCGACGTCTACGTGGACGTGCCCGAGTCCTCGGAATCCGACGACCTGGAGTTCGCACTCACCCACGACATGCGCGCAGGGCAGGCCAAGCTCGTCCAGACGTACATCAAGCTGCTGTTCACCAAGCCTGGCAGCGACAAGTTCGACATGGACTCCGGCGGGGGACTGAAGCAGGCCATCCAGGGTGTCTCCCTGGACCAGCCCTCCATGGTCGCCGGCGTGGTCACCGGCGCGGTGCAGCGCACCACCCAGCAGATCATCGCCGACCAGAACGGCCTCAGCCTTCCGCCCGAGGAGATGTTGGTCAGCGCCAAGGCCATCGAGGTGACTACCGACAAGACTTCCCTCAGTGTTACCATCAGCTTGCTCATCCTGTCGCGTGGCGGTACCGCGCAGGTGACGTTCACGGCCGCCAGCGAGCAGGCCCTGGGAGGGGGTGACGCATGACCCGGAGCGACACGGAAGACCTGGTGGTCAGCCTCTTCGAGGAGTACCGCCCCGGCGTTGACACCAGCGAGGGTTCCGATTTCCAGACGCTGTTCCTGCAGCCCTTGCTGGACAAGGTGGCGGTCGACGACACGACCGCCGACGCGTACGTGCTGGACAGGCTGGAGCAGGCCTTCCCGGACGTGGACTTCCGTTCCCGCGGTGGCGCTCTCGGGGACCTGTTCCGCAAGGCCCCCAGTGCCCTGCTCGACGGAGTCCTCCAGAACCTGCGCCTGCTGCGCCTGGAGCGCGCGGGTCTCTCCGACCCCTCGAGCCTGACGACCGACAGCGCCAACGATCTGGCCGGCAACTTCTTCGTGAGTCGCGTGACGGCCGGCTACTCGCTGGTCGCCGTTCGCATGTACTTCTCCACCCCGATTCGCACGGTGCTGTTCACCGAGAACACGGCGCGCACGGCCGACGGCCTGCTCTTCATCCCGTCGACGGTCACCGAAATCTCGACGGACACGATGAAGCGCGACGGGTCGCTCTACTACATCGACGTGCTGTTCGTGGCGCAGAAGCCCGGCACGGACTACGAGATCGACGCCAAGACCATCTTCACGGTGGACGGCGTGCCGGGGCTGGTCAAGGCCACGAACCTCGCGCAGTCCACCCGCGTGAACGACGACGAGACCACGGAGGCCCTGGCCCAGCGGGTGCTCGACAGCATCACCGACCGCTCGCAGGTCATCAAGCGGGGCATCGCCACGGCCGTCACCGAGGCCATCCCGTCGGTGGCGCAGGCCCAGGTCATCGGGTTCAACGACCCCGAGATGCACCGGGACGTGCTCACCGCCGACATCGAGTGGCTCACCTCGGAGCGGCCCACCCAGCTGGTCGCAGCCGGAGGAGCTGCGTACCCCATCCCCTTGTTCTACAGCAGCCCCCCCTACTACGCGTATTTCCCGTTCACCAACCAGGTCATCCTGGGCGGCTCGGTCGAGGTGGTCCCCGCCATCGGCGAACTCACCGACGACACCCTGACCATCCTCACCCCGCTCCCCCCGGACGGCAACTACGGCATGCAGCCCGTTGTCGTGACGAGATTGTTCGACGGGGAGACGTTCACGAGCCTGGTTCGGTTCTCCACGGGCCCGACCACGTTGGTGTTGACGGATGACCCCGGGTGGGCTCCTGGCGAGTCGGTGGTTGTCAGCCTCACCAGCGCCACCATGGCTGAAATCGTCACGTTCCAGAAGGACCCCGACAAGGCAGCCTACCTGACGTTCACCGACAACCTCGTCCTCCGGGACAGGGAAATCACCGGTACCTCCGAGTGGACCCCCATGCCCGGCACGACGCTCCCGGTGCAGAACCTCGGGGACTTCTTCGTCGGGCACGCGCAGGACATCACCACCACCCACTACGCGGTCGACCCCGGGGACGGCGCCGACCTCATCCAGAGCCCCAAGGCGGAGTGGACGGGCGCCCCCATCTACACCAGCAGCCTCTACCTGGCATCCCCCGGCGACGAGCTGTTCTACTGGGAGACCCTCTGGAGCGCTGGCGGGGAGCACGCGGCTCTCGCGCAGTACGACACCGGCACGGGCCTCTGGCTGCAGAGCACCTTCAACGTCATCGCCTTCGGTGGGTCCACCGCGCCCACCGAGGCCACCGTCGCCTCCCCGTACCTCGGTGACCCCCGCATCTGGGTGCGGGTGCCCGGGTACCTGCAGCTGATCACCGCGGGCGGGGCATCCCCGAACCTGACCCTCGTTCGCAAGACTGGCTCACCGCCTCGGTGGATGGAGTTCAGTGGGGCGCACGGCGTTCTGGAAGCTGTCCAGCTGCCCAGCGACCCGGGGTACACCTACATGCGCCTCGAGGACTTCCCGGCGTACGGGTTCGATGAGGGGTCGGCCACCCTCGACACCTACGGGTCCATCGGGTACACCGTCACCGCCGGCGACACCTACCTCTGGACCTACTGGGTCGCGGACACGGACCGCATGTTCCCGCCCTCCCCGCAGCGGGGTACGTCGCTGGTGCTCCACGCCACCGTGCTGCGGGCGTCCACGGACGTCGACAACTTCCTGACCCTCGACGAGCCTCTCAGCCACCGCGGGTGGGTGCTGCGGGAGGAGACCAGCAGCCAGATGAACTACGTGATCTCCGTGTCGCACGCGCCGGGTGGCATCCTGTTCCCGACCGTGCCGATCACCGAGGACTCCCCCGAGGGCCGCCTCTACTGCGAGCCCGACAGCGTGCACATCGGGGGCAAGACCGACGTCTACGTGGCGCTGCGCACCGACTACTACAACGTGGGAACGCAGATCAGCGAGACGCGGGACATTGCCCCGACGATCTCCGGCGAGGACGCCCAGATCGGTTACTACCTCGTCAACAGCGCCGAGTTCACCCCCAGCAACCTGGACGACGTGGTGTTCAAGTGCGCCACGCTGGCCGTGTACAACGAGCCCTCGTTCGTTCCGCACCGACTCATCGCCGGGGCCGCTGGCGCGGTGCTTCTCGACTACGCGGCCACCGACTACGCGGACCCGCCCGCGGCTCCCACGAGCTTCTACGTCAGCTCGCCGTACCTCACGTACGACCTGCTCAACCCGCGCATCGTGCGGACGAGCGGGTCCGACCTCGAGACCTTCGTGTTCAGTCGGGTCGTGCGGACGAGCGCGCCCCTGGACACCGTCGTGCCTCAGTCGTCCGCGGATGCCGGCGACGTGCTTCGCATCCTGACGCAGGGGCAGAACACCGGGACCTACACCATCGTCGGGGTCAACACCACCGACAACACCCTGACGCTGGATCGTGAGCCACCCGTGGCGACGACGGACCAGTCGTTCGAGGTCTGCCGCACGTCGGCGAGCTTCCCGTTCCCGATCATGCGCTGCACCGACGTGCAGATGGCCGACGCCGGGGGCTCCCTGAGCATCCCCCACGGCAAGCCCCTGGGCGTCATGGCCCACAGGGACTTCGTGGACGGCTGCGGCACGCTGCGGGTCTACTTCAAGGACCCGACGTTCTTCTACGCCAGGCACGCGATCTTCCGCTCGAAGGGCCGCGACTACGTGTGCCCCACGAAGTCCACGCTCTACACCAGCTCGTCGCTGTTCGACGACACGTACGTGGTCGGCGGCACCAGCACGCTGGTCATGAACAACGCGACCTCGGCGCAGAACTCGCTGCTGGCCAACGCAGCATTCCTGGGCGACGTGGATGTCGGCGGGGTGATCGAGACCGGAGCGCACGCGCAGCTGCGCATCCTCTACCGGCCCATCTGTCTGCCCTACGTGAGCATGGCGACGGCCAAGGCCGGGGTGGTCGGGCTCAGCCTGCGTCTCCGAGTCGGTGTCGGCGGGCCGATGCGCACCCTGGTCTTCACGGGGGCCAACCCGCTGGACTTCGACGCCGTCGGCAGCCCTGGCGGCATCATCCAGCAGATCAACACGTTCTTCCCCGGGGTGACCGCGACCACCGAGACCAACGGCGGGTCGGTTCGTATCAAGCTCTGCAGCGACCAGCCCGTGGTCGTCGGGAACGGCACGGCCAACGCCCTGCTGGGGCTCACGGAGGGTCAGGACAACACGGCGGTGAATGCCGGGCGCACTTTCGGCATCAGCACCTTGGCGCCCTACCCCGCCTGGAGCCCCACCGCCTGGGGCGGCGGCACCGAAATCACGGTGGCGGACGGAGTGCTGTTCGCCGACGAGGGCACCACCGGCATCGTGTTCGTCATCGAGGACGAGGGCCCCATCGTCTTCCCGTCCAGCATGCAGCTGGACCTCGAGACGGGCCTGTACTACGCCGAGGTCTACGTCACGCCGCACCCCGACCAGCTCGTGCCGGACAGCCCCGGCACCGACCTGGACGCCGTGCGGGACGACTCGTTCGAACTCCTCATGGACCCGTACGGCGGGGATGACGACGGGATGATCTACTTCGGGTACCACCTGAGCAGCGAGGAGGAGTCCCTCACGTTCTCGCTGGCGGACAACCTGAAGCTGAAGGTCTCCGCCTGGTTCTTTGCGCCGGGGGCCACCAACATCCTGAGCGACAAGCTCTACCCCGCCAGCCAGCAGCTGACGGTCTACTGCGACTACTGCCCGGCCACGTCCGCCACGCAGGAGTTGCTGGTGAACAACGACTCCCGCATCGTGGTCGCCGACCCGTTGGCCAAGGCTGCGGTGCCGGTGTGGGTGCTGGGCGCCGTGATCTACTCGGGCGGCGAGGACGAGACCACCACCTTGACTGCCCTCAAGGACTACGTGAGGACCAGGAGCTTCGGGCAGTACCTCGACATCTCGGGGGTGCGCAGCGTCTTCGAGAGGTACGGGGCTACGGACTTCGCGGACCCGACGACGCTGGTGATGGTGAAGCAGGACCGGGGGCGGGAGTTCTCGATGGCGAGGCTGACGGACCGCTTCTACCCGGAGAGGACGGCCCGGCTGATGCCGGAGACGTTGCCGTCGTGCAAGCTTCGCTCTGTGAGGTCTTCGCTGTAATGTAGGGGGTGAGGATGCGGAGGACGTCCTCCTCATCCATGGCCAAAACGGTGGGTGTGGGCGTGCCAGCCATGCCGAGGATTGTAGCATGATTCCGTTCTCCGAAGGCGGCGACTGGGACCTGCTGGACTGGACGTCCACCGGTACGCCCATCGACGACCCCACTCGGGGTTTCATCGCGCAGATCGGCTCGGTCGCGACTGCCAGCCGCCCCGGGCTGATCACCCCTGGGGCCGGGAGCGTGACCCTCCTGAGCGAGGACGGGCTGCTGACCGATTACGTCCTCTCCCTCACGGTGCCCGAGAGCTTCACCTTCGAGTTCACGGCGGCCATCACGGCCCCGAGTGGTGCGTTTGCTGGCAGCGGGTTGCTCATGTCCCTCGGCGCGCAGGACCGCGGCGGTCACGCAGGGCTGCTGTTCTTCAGCGGCTCCGACGACCGGGCCTACCTGCAGACCCCGCCCAGCGGTACGCAGGTCGACCTCGGAGACGCGGCCACGGCGATGCACGCCGGCGCCTCCGTGACTTTCCGCATGGTCGTGAACGGCACGACGCGCGTGATGGACGTCTACGCCACGGCCACGTCCGAGATCCCCACCCACGGGCACAAGTACCGCGGCACCTTCGTGGCGGTGACCGCCGACGCTGCGATGGACTTCCTGTCCGTCTACGCCAAGGGCATCGCCGGAAACCCCGCCCGCGTCACGATCTACTCCATGGGGCTGTCCCGGAAGCTCTTGAACACGGTCCGCCTCAGCAGGGCGGTCATCTCCGCACAGCAGGCCGCGGGCATCAACGAGCGGGTGGTCCTGAACGGCCTCTCCAGCATCGACTACAACGGCCTGCCGCTGTCCTATTCCTGGCGGGTCATCGACCAGCCCTCCGGCTCCAACGTCGTCCTCCCCGGCATGCGGCGGGCCACGGTTGACGTGGACCCGGTGAGGTTCACCGCCCGGGCCACCGCGAACCTCGGCAACGGCATGCAGGTCTGGTTCGACAGCGGCGGGCCTGAGCTGAAGCTGGCGCACGCCCGGGTCAGCGGGGTCGACCGCATCGTCATCACCCCGAAGCTCGAGAGCGGCTTGCCGGTCAGTCTGGTCCGGGATCTGCTGGACGCGCTGTCCAACCGCTCGAACCCGGCGTACAACACCGTGGTGTCCACCCTCATCACCGCCGCGCCGCTCATCCCCGGCGACCTGCTGGCCGGCCTGCCGGTCAACGATATCGACAACGTCATGTCCGGGGGCACGTGGTCCACCCTGCCCATCGTGTCGTTCGTGCCCAGCGTGCCGGGGAGCTACCAGTTCGGCCTGACGGTCAACAACGGCGTGCTGTCCTCTCTGGAGGCCGTGACGGACATCCAGGTGACGGGGGCCAGCCTGTTGACCGGGTACACCCCGGACGCGTCGTACCTCTGGACCTACCTGTCGGATGTCTGGGGGATGGTGCGGGGCAAGGGGGAGGTCACGACTTTCTGGTCGTCCCTCATTCAGCGAGTGGCCGCGCACCTCATCGACGTGCTGCAGGCCATGGACGAGCGGTCCATCGCGACCTTCCCGTCCAAGCTCCTGAAGCGCTGGGAGCCCATCACGCTCCGCGAGGCTCTCCCGCCCTCCACCCTCGTCTCGAACCCGTTCGAGGACTACTCGTACTCTGTCCAGCCGTACGGGTACACCGGGCACGAGGAGGTCACGGACAAGTTCACCCACAACCTGCCCAGCGTGAACTTCACCGTGGGCAGCAAGTTGGCCTGGAACGGCCACGCCCTGACGGTCATCGACATCCATGATGACCCTGGCCAGACGCAGCGGCTGTACCAGGTGGACCAGAACGTCCTCCCGGTCTACGTGGTCATCGCGGCGGGCAACGGCGCCCAGGCAGTGGACAACTTCGGGAACGAGACTTACACCAGCCACATCGGCAAGAGCCCCATCATCGAGGCCCGAGCCGACTTGTTCGGCGTGCCGTCCGGCACGGCCTACATCGACTTCGACGGCATGCTCCGCGAGATCGCCACCATCACGGCGGACGAGCTGCGCCTGGCGAACGTGTCCGAGTACGTGCCGGTGGCCAAGGCCCACAGCCCGTACTGGACCCCGCTGAACCTGAAGTCCGTGCTGTTCGTGGCAAAGGCCGACGGCACCGCCGGCGAGGGGATCACGGCAACGCCCATCACGGTGACCCGCGGCACCTCCACCGACACCTACACCCTCGGCTCGCGCCTGTACTCGTTCCTCTCCGGCGGCCTGCCGATCTTCGACTTCGTGGCCGCCGGCATCATGCCGGGGGACAGCGTGTGGCTCAACGCCGGTGCGTCCGAGGAGTGCCGCATCGTCCAGGTGTTCCCCGACTTCCTGGGGCTGGACGCGGAGCCTACGGACCAGGGCCCCATCACGACCGCCACGTTCTACGCCGAGCCGGGGCGCATGTGGGTGCTGCCGAACTCCAAGGCCATCCAGTACTACCGTGGGCACCACCTCCCGACCATCTCGGAGGTCTGCAACGCCATCAACGACCCGGGGGATGCCCGGTACTGCCCGGCCGCCGGCGTGCTCGTGACCGCCTACGGCAAGCCTGGGCTCGAGGCCGATGTCATCCCGAACGACATCTTCACGACGTCCGACAGCTACGAGGCGAGGAGCCTGCCCTGGCGGCTGCTGCAGGAAGCCGGACCGCAGACCGTGACGATGGCCAACGAGGTCGTGTTCGCAGAGCCCTGGGAGGGGCTGCCCGCCGACGTGGCGCGCCCGGTCGACTTCGTGGAGTACACCAGCGACCACATCAAGGTGGCCGTGGCCAACGTCCTGGGCTTCTCCTCCGGTCGGCTCCTCGTGGGCCCGCCCACGGTCGACAGGCGCACTCCGATCACGGGCGACTGCCAGGTCAACTACAAGTTCGTGCTGACCGACAGCAGCGCGTTCTTCCAGGGCAACGGGGTGGTCGCCGGGGACACCGTAGTTCTGCGGGTCGGCAGCCTGGCCCCGGCGCAGGCCTACGTCGTCGAGGTGCTCAGCGAGACCCAGCTGCAGCTCGCGAGCGACACGGCGCTGCCGCCGCGCACGACGGTGGCCGCGCACTACAGCGTCGGCAGCGTGCTGCTCCCCTCCGACGCAGTGGCCGAGAGCCTCGTGCACACCGGCGCCGTTCCCGTGGACGCCACCGTCGCGTCCATGCCCTACCTGCAGCAGCAGCTCGTGGTCGACCCCGCGCTGCTCAACGTCCAGAAGGACCCGGCGAACCCCACCACCCCGTACGATCCCCGGCTGTACGAGGGCATCGACTTCTACATCGGCGACGGCTGGCTGACGTTCACCCCACTGCTCGGCACCACCGACGCGAAGGGTCCGAGCGGCGTGGACTTCCCGGACAGGCTGTGGGCGGAGGTCGTGTTCTACGATAACCGCGAGACCCTCGACAACAACTTCGGCGTGGTCGTCGGTCTCCCGAGGAGTGCCTTCGAGGAGGCCGCGGCGAGCACCTCGTACCTCTCGGCCATCCGTGGGCTGATGTTCGTGCTGTTCCGCGGGCCGACCATGACCAACTTGCGCATCGGCGGGCAGATCTTCTGCAACCTGCCGTTCGCCGAGGCCGTCGGCGTCGTCCTGGACATCGACATCGACTTCGACCTGGTCAACGGCCTCTCCCGCATCGCGGTGCAGGACTGGGGCGGCGCCACCGACGCCAACGGCCGGCCGCTCGTGGCCCAGGACGCGCTCATCCGGTACTACACGTTCCCGACGTACTTGGGGGTGGAGGTCAACCCCAGCACCGGGGCCCTGCTGGCGGTGGGCGACACCGTCTCGCAGTTCCAGCCGCTCTGCAAGGGCGTGCAGATCCAGGACTACATCTCGGACCCCAACTGGTTCCACGGCATGCAGTTCCTGGACAGGGCCGCCACCGCGCCCACGCAGCTGCTGTACGTCACCACCTCGTTCAGCCAGACGTCCGAGCCGTACGGGTACGCCTACCCCACCTTGAACGCGCAGTCGCTCATCGCCACCGTCGACGACAGCGTGGCGGGGTACTGCCTGGACCACGTGGACATCCACCTCACGTCGTTCCCCGGCACGGGGCTGACCGTGCAGGCGTGGGTACTGCCCCTGGGGGAGACCCTCCCCGTCAGCGCAAGCGCCCTGACGGAGGTGACCTCCGCCAACTCGACGCTGGGGCTGTTGTTCTACCCGCGGCGGCTCGAGCCGGGCGACTCGTTCTACCTCGAGTTCTCGACGACGGGTGGCCTGCGCACCCTCACTGGGTCCGCCGACCTGTGGCTGCGTCCCATGGTGCCGCCGGCCGACTACGCCGTCGCCAGTGCGTTCAACGAGGTGCAGAAGTACCACGTCTTCCAGGTGCGCGTGGACAGCGGACTGCTCACGGAGCAGACGAGCGAGCTGCTGACCACGTTCGTGAAGACGGTGAAGCCGGCCCACACGGAGGTTGCCGTCTGCGTCACGCACGGGACCAGCGACGAGATCGACCTCACCCTCGAGATGTCCTCGGCGGTGCACGTCTACTTCCGCGACGACCGGTACACCTGCGAGGATGCAGCTCCGCCCAGCCCCACGACGGCCGGCTACGCCCACCTGAACGACCACTACGACGGCGCCGCCCGGTTGCCCGTGCAGCACGACGGGTCCAGCGGGGAGCTGCCGTTCAGCTGGACGCGTGCGTACGGCACCGGCACGACGGCCGCGTCCGTGCTCACCGACACCGTCGCGTCGTTCATCAGCAACGGGGTGAAGGTCGGGGACATCGTCTTCGCATGGGACGTCGCGGGGAACTACGAGTACTTCTCCATCGTCTCGTTCACCCAGACCACCCTGACGGTCAACGGCTCCTTCACCATCGCGGCGCCCGCGTACGACGTCGGCCCCAAGGTCTCCGGACCGCCCACCGTGGTCGACGCGCACCTGAGGGGGATGCACCGCACCCTGCTGGCCAACGCCGGGCGGCAGTTCGACTACGTCTGCGACGCCGTAGGCCGCGGCCACGCGTACAAGAACCGGCAGAAGAACTACTACGACCGCTTGCTGCAGCTCGGACCCGAGTGCCTGGTGGACGCCCGGGTGTGCACGTACATCACCGGGGACGATGTGTACCCCACCGTGCGCTTGACTTCGAGCGGGGTGCTGCTCGGCAACGTCATCACTGACGCCGCCGTGGACTTCCTGGACGGCCTCGGGAACTACATCCAGGACGCTCGCCCGGGCTGCTTCGTGTACCTCGACCCGGACGGGGCCCCTGAGTGGATCGAGATCGACTCGGTGGGGCTGCACACCATCACGTTGGTGAGCGCGCCCGTGCACGCCCCCGGCATGGTCGACTACCGAGTCCTGCCGAGGCTCGGGGGCATCCAGGCCGGCATCGACCGCATCAAGGCCTACTCGGTGCCGCTGGGCGAGTTCCCGCGGTACGACACCATCTTCCACTACGACCACCTGAAGCGGTACCCGGGCAGCCGGTTGAACCCGGACGACTACCCGAACTGGAAGGGGCCGCGGCCGGTGGTGGAGTTCTTGCTCAACAGCATCCCGGACTTCGACACCGGCTTCTACGTCTGGAGCGACGTGAAGGTCTCGGACTTCACCGGCGAGACGCCCCCGTACTTCGACAGGGACCCGCCCGGCCCCGGTGTTGATGTGCCGGTGAACGACAGGCTGGAGCCGCGGTGGGAGTACAACCCGCTCACGGCCACGGTGCTGAGCGGGGTCGTGGCTTGCTCCATCGAGCCGCTGTCCAAGGAGAGGGCGCCGCAGTCCGGCATCAGCAAGTACCCGGCGCCGCTGCCGCTCGAGATCGAGCTGGGGACGTGAGGTAGGGATGGGCATTTCGTACATTCGCCCTTCGGGTCCACCGGGTCCCGGGGTCTATTCGACCTGGTCCGCCTGGGCCGCAGACGGCGCGCGCGCGCCGGGCGACGTGGGCATCCAGGACGAGGCCAGCATCCAGACAGATGCAATCGTGCTGCCAGCGCTGGCCGGGCTCGAGATGCTGTTCGTGGCGGACGTCACGATCCAGCACGCGACCATGTCGCCGCTCGTGGTCCCGACTGGCTGCACCGGCTTGGTCATTGCGGCTGACGCCGGGCACCTGCTCACGCTGTCGCAAACGGGCGGCGGGGTTGTCCCGGCGATGACGTACGGCACTGGATCCGGATTCTCCGCGACACGCATCCGCTGCGAGGGGACGAGCACAGCCGTGCAGGGGCCCGCGGTGTCGACCGGGGCGGTGCGCTGCTCTCACGTCGTGGCGGTTGCGACCGGGACGGCCTGGTCCTGCGCGAGGATGGAGGACGTCGTATTCGAGGACGTCACGCTCCGCGGCGACGGCGTCGCCCTGCGCTGCAACACCTGGGCGGGGCGTATGGAGCGGGTCGTCCTGCGCGGCGCATACCCGTGGGCACCATGCGCATATCAGTGCGGGTGGTGCGGTGATGCCGAGATGCGCTCGGTGGACCTTCGCTGCACTGACATCGGCGGCGGGATCTGTGCGTGGAACGTGGACCGGTCCACGATTGCAGTCGGAACGACCGTCAGAATTGCGAACGTCAACCTAATCGGCGCCACGGCACAGACACTCGCATCTGACTACGGCCTCTATCTCGACAGCACACCTGGCGGGACACTCGTCGTGCGCAACCTTCAGGTCAAGGGGTTCAAGTACCCCTGGCGCACGCTGTGGTCCGGGGACGGCCACGACTACTGCAACGTGCCTGGCGTGCCGCTGAACGGGGTGGCGCCGGCGGACGACGTCTACGTGAACAAGGCGTGGTCGGTAGGGGCGCATGATCTCGTCCCCGGCGTCGACCCCTTGTTCGTAGACGAGGGGGCCGAGGACTACCGCCTCTCTGCCGCCTCCCAGTGCCTCGGCGCGGGCTTCGACACGGGAGTCGCCCGGGACGTCTACGGAACACCGCTGGCGGCCCCATACCCGATTGGAGCGTACGCGCAGGCCGCGGTTCCCCCCAAGGTGTTGGCCGCGGCCACCCCCATCAGCTCCAACCTCACGCTCGTCGAGTTCGACCTGCCCATGCTGGAGGACGCGGCGTTCACCTCTCCGACCAGCTACTCCGGCGGGGTGCTCACCCCTGTCGGGTCGGGGGCGGCCGCGGCGGTGACGTCCGTCCTTCCGCAGTACACGGGGCCGGACCTGCTCGGGGCGCTCCTTCTGCACGAAGAGACCACGGGGGGAGCGGACTACACCTGCACGGTCAGCGGGGTGCAGTCCGCCCTGGGCGCGCCGGTGGACCCCGGCGCCGACACCGCTGCCTGGGTCGGGCTCGGCACTCTGCCGACGGTCGTGAGCTGCATGCAGGACGCCGAGGACGCGGTCCTGGTGACGTACAGCGAGCCCATGGGGGACGTCGGGAGCCCGGCCGACTACCGGATCACCTGGGATGTGCCCGGGGCCGACGTGACCATCCTGGCCGTGACGCAGCCCTCCCCGGACTCGGCACGCCTTCAGGTGAGCCCGTCCTTGTTCCCGGGCATTAACTACACCGTGTACGTGGTGGGCTCGTCCGTGGTGGACGTTGCGGAGAACCCGGTCGACCCCGGCGCCTCGTCGGCGACGTTCCTCTCCTCCGGCCCGTGTGCACGGCTGCGGGGGCACTACATGACGCGGGCGTCTGCCGTGCAGCTGAGCACCGTGTCCGCCCGCACCGCCTTTGCCGACAGCGGGGAGTTGCTGGTGGAGGTGCCCAGCCCCTTCCCTCCCGCGGGGGACGTTGACGTGACGAACCCGGACGGGCAGACTGGGACCTTGACGGACGGCTGGCCTCCCCCGTAGTTTTACGGGGAAATCGCCGTCGTGGTAAGATTCTGCGAGGAGGTGCTGGATGTTCCTGCGGAGCCATTTCGAGTGCCAGTCGGACATCACGCTGCGGACGCGTGACCGGGACGGGCGGGTTGTCCAGGAAGTCCGCAGCTCGAACATCATCATCAACACCGGCCGGAAGTACTTGCGGGACGTCGTGAGCGCCAAGTCCTACGGTAGCTCGTCCCTGGCCGCGCCGCCCGTGGTGCCCACGTACACGGACATCGTGCCCTGGACCTACCACCGCACGCGCTTCGTGGCCCTGGGCACCGGCGGCATCCTCCAGACGGCCAGCTACCCCGGCGTCGGTACGTACGTCGAGCAGGTGTCCACCCGCGGTCTGGAGCGCCCCGTGCCGGTCACGTACCGGCCGACCGGCCTGCCCGGGCATCCGGAGTGTCAGTGGCAGTGGGTGAAGCAGGTCGAGCCGCAGGACGGCGCGGAGGAACTGCCCGACGACTTCTCGGCGGTCTACCGGGCGATCTTCGGCTACAACGAAGTGTCCTTCGCCTCGCAGATCGGGGAGTTCAACAACGTCATCCCCATCGCCGAGGTCCTGCTAATGACGTCGGCCGCGGAGGCGTACGTCACCGCTCCCACGTCGGCGGCGCAGTACCAGCTGGCGATGCGGGACGGTTCGACGTACCCGTGGCCCGACCTGAGCGGGTTCTTCCCCGGGTGCAACGGTGACGTGCCGGGGGCCATGGCGTACAACCTGACGACGCCCATCTTCAAGACGCCGAACGTCACCCTGGAGATCCTCTGGGAGCTGAGGAGTTAGCACATGTCGAACGACACGAAGTTCCGCCAGCTTGGCGAGCTGATCGGCCGCTGCAACTACGAGGAGGGCGAGTCCCCCCAGAACAAGTTCGACAACGGCGACGACCCGCAGCCGCAGCCCGACGGCACGCGATTCATCTCGTTCGGTGAGGACGTTCTCTCGGCCTCGGCCAACCGCGGCCTCGTGGCCCTGGCCGCCAACACCGACCTGCTGCACGTCCTGGGCAAGCAGTACTCGCCGAAGATCGTGCAGGTCGCGGCGCTGTACGACGCGGCATGGGCCGGCCAGACGAAGTTCAACGTGGCCACCCTCGTCGCCCGCGTCTGGCCCAAGAAGGTCACCGGCAACGCCGACTCCGCCGCGAACACGTCCATCACCGACGCCGACGTCGACTTCATCGACCTGGGGGTGATGAACGGCGACCGCGTCATCTTCGACCCCGAGACCGCGAACGAGGAGATCGTGACGGTCACGGGCGTGGCCCAGCACGTGCTGACCACCACGCTGATCGCGAACGCCGCGCACAAGGGCACGCCGCCGGCGAGCCCCGGGTACGCCGTGCTCACGCTGCCGTGGGTGCACCTCGACGACGGCTCCGACAACTCCGGGACCGTCCCGTTCGAGCACAACCTGACGCTGCGAGACTCCTCCGGCCGGCTGCTGGTCGAGTCGTCGAGCGGCGATCTCCTCCAGTTCAACGGCTACCTGATCGACGGGCTGGTCGGCGCCACGTCGAGCGACGTGCTGCTCACCGGCACCATCAAGGACGACGGCATCCACCGGCACTACGTGGAGATCGAGTCGGGCGACTTCAACTCGCGGAACATCCAGCCGGGGTGCTGGGTGGAGCTGACGAACGTCAAGCCGTCCCCCGACTGGGACCACCTGAACGGCTTCTACCCCGCCCTCCGGGCGGACGGCGCCAAGGTGTACCTGGGCCCGCGGATCGGCGCCACGCTCCCGACCGAGTCCATGCTGCAGGAGTACGTGCGGCTCTACGGGGATCTCGAGACCCCCGCACCTCTCATCTCCTACCCGGCGGAGGAGCCGCCGACGATGCTCCCCGGCGACGTCCGCGGCACCGTCAACGTCTACCCGGGGTGGTTCTACCCTCTCGGCAACGACCAGTTCGACCTCTGGGCGTCGATGAGCAGGGCCATCCCGTCGGACACGGAGTGCCCGCAGTTCGGCGACGGCCTGCAGCTGTTCCTGACCGCCATGTGCCCCGCGGCCATGCCCCGTTCCAGCGGGGAGGTCGCGTTCGAGGACCTGCAGAACCTCCGCGGGCAGTGGGAGGTCAACCTCAACCTCCAGTCCGCGTACAACGGCCTCCGAGAGGCCAATGACCTTCGCTCCAGCGGCCGCGTCATCGACGCGAGCGACTACGGCCCGGTGGAGATCACGGGAGACCCGGAGAGGTCTGCCACCACGGAGTCGCAGTACCCGACGCTGTTCCTCGTGAACAACCAGGCGTCCACCAGCGGGTACACCGCTCTCCTGGTCGACGATGCTTCGCTGGGCGATGGGTCGTCGACCTCCCGGGCGATGGCCGCGCTGCGCCTGTTCGCGATGGGAAGCTACTCGGCCGTCGGGGACCTCATCACGCTCGCGGACACCACCCAGCTGTTCACATACGCTCGCGGAGTCATCGGGGGGGACACGTCGGGCCCGGCTACCCTGGTCACCCTGGCGTCCTCCGGCGGCGCCCTGGTCGGGACGTACCTCGTGCACCAGCGTACCGCCGCGGGGGCTGCCAGCACTCTCGCCCTGCGTGGCCTGGACGGGTCGACTCCTGTGCTGGCCGCCGACACCTACACGGTGAAGGGGTTCGAGCCCATCTTCGAGATCGGGCCGATGAGTAAGAACAGCGTGGCTCTCCCGAACGGGCACGTCGTCGCGGTGGTCGAGCCGGCTGACGCCCGGTGGAGGAGCGCCAAGACGGCCACCACTCTCCTGCACGCCCAGCACTGCCGGGGGCGGTGGGACGGGGCGAACGACGGTGACGCGGCCGCGGTGGCGTCCCTGCGTGTGGAGGCGTCGGGTGCGTTCGGCCCCGGAAGCATGTACCTCGAGGGCGTCGAGGTGTATCCCCAGCGGTTCCAGGTGCGGCAGAACCTGTCCAAGTCCAAGATCGCCGCCGACGACGCTGACCGGTACGCGACCGTGTCGTTCATCAACGACGCGGCGTACACCTCCCCGTACCCGGACGACACCCCGAACCGGGGGGTCATCGAGCTGGCCGCCGGGGAGGACCTTCGGATGCACGTGGGGGACGGGTTCATCCGCGCACAGGCCTCCGAGGGGCTTCTTCTCGCCGGCTTGACGCCGACGGAGGCGACGTCGGTTCGCGTGCACAGGGGGCTCGCCCAGCACGGTCTCGCGGTGGGTGCGGGGTACTTCGCCATGCAGCTGGCGCTGGGGCGCATCGGGGATGCGGACGTCCCGCTTGCTGCCTCCTTCGGTACGGGTGTGGCGCAGCAGACGACCGGTGTGTACGGAGGCACCAGCGCGACTCCCCCTGGGGGCATGACCGCCGGATGCCTGGACATCCCGTCGGCGTCTGCGGTGCAGTTCGTCGTGTGGTCCCCCCTGATTTCGCTTTTTCGTCGACCGGCGCTGCCGCAGATCACGCTCTACTCGGGGGCCGCGGGCATCCTGCTGTCGCTGGTGGGCATCGACTACCCTGACCCTGCGACGGACGGGGTGTACTCCGCGATCCCGCCGACGGGCGTGGACGAGTTCTTCTTGACCGGCCTCACGGTGAACAACACCGACGACGGGTGCCTGTACTACGAGGTGCTCGACACGGGCGGCGGCGGTCGCACCATCAACCTGTACAGCGACAGGGGCAAGACGGCGCTGGTCGCGCACCTCTCGGTAGTGAACACCCCCGCCGCGGGTGACCTGCCTCTGGTGGAGGACAACGGCAGCGGGGTGGGGGGCACGTTGCACTTCGACGGCACGGACGTGGATGCGGAGACGTTCGACCCGGACGTGCGGTTCTTCTCGATGAACTACTTCACGGTGACCGTGTACAACCACGACGCGGGAACGGCCGCGCAGGACTGGTACGCTTCGGTGTACCTCCCCGCGGTGCGCGACATGGTGGGGCTGCCGCCCGCAACGTAGGAGGGTCTCATGCACTACTTCCTGCTGCCCCTGCTGGCCCTGGCCGCTTGCGGTGAGGTGCCGGAGGGCATCGCCGTCGACCCGGGCATCATCGGCGGGGTGCCCGACGGGGTGACGCTGACCGGCGCCGCAGGTGTCTTCATGGTCTTCGTCACCGGCGTCCTGAAGCTGCTGGCCGGCCTGACCAAGGTGGCCCCCCTGATGGCCAAGGTCTGGTTCCGTGCCCTGGTGCCAGCGGCCACGTTGCTGCTGTCGGCGGCGGTGTGGATCATGCTGGCCGCGCTGGGGCAGGTCACCTGGACCGCGGCCATCAACTCCTTGCTGGCCATGGGGGCGGGCGCCGTCACCTGGTGGGAGCTGGTGGGGCAGTACATCTTCCTGAAGCCGAAGGCGCGCGCCCCGGCCCCGCCCGCACCGACCAACCCTCCCGGTTGATGATATAATCCCTCTGCTAGAGCGGCCCTCGTGGCCGTTGACGGGTCACTTCGACCACGTCTTCAACAGGAGGAACGAGATGCGTACGACCCTGTGGATCCTGGTGGCGGCCATGGCCGCGGTGTTCGCAGCCTGCGACGGCTGCAAGATGACCCCGGAGGAGCAGCAGGCGGCCATCGCCGACGGCATCCTCTGCGGGACGACCGTCACGACGTCCATCACGCAGTGCGTGGTGGCCTGCAAGCCCGACCCGAAGACCACGCTGTGCAAGGACACCTGCGTGAAGGCCTTCCTGGCCAACACGGGCGCCGCGAAGGTCTGCACGGATGGTCTGGGAGCGGACTTCCTCAAGAACCCGAAGATCGTGACGGCCATCAACAAGGGCTACGAGCTGGGCCTGGCGATCTACGAGGCCACCAAGCCGGTCGTCCCGCAGCCCCCGCCGCCCGCCCCGGATGTTCCGCCGCCGGCCCCCACCCCCGACCCGTGAGGCCGGCATGGACGGGAACACCACCGCGATCATCATCATTCTGGCCGTCCTGATCGCAGCCTTGCTGGCCAGCACCATCACCTTCATCGTCTTCTACGTGAAGCAGATCGGGAAGACGGACAAGGTCCAGGCGCTGTACAACGAGACCTGCGACAGGCTGGGGGCCGCCACGAGGGAGGCGGAGAGCCTCAAGGTACAGCTGGCGGCCAAGGAGAAGGCGCTCGAGGCGGCGAAGAAGACTGCCGAGGAGCTGATCCATGACGCGACCACTGCTCACCCTCCTGGTGGCCCTCTGGCTGGTCCTCCCGAGCCCGACCCGGGCTGACCCGCCGCCGGCCCCGGAGAACTACCTGTCCATGTCCACGGGGTGCACGTACACCTGCCAGGGGCAGAAGCGCACCATCCTGCAGGACGTCATCTGCGTCACCCCCGACCAGCTGGCGGCCATCCAGCGGGACCTGGAGGTGTGCCAGGCGGAGAACACGTCCTACTCCTCCAGCGCCACGCTGGCTGCTCAGAAGCTGGCGGACGCGTCCATCGAGATCCAGGAGCTCGAGGCCCTCGTTGCGGACCTCGAGGAGCGGCTGGCCGACCAGGCCAAGACCATCGCGGAGCTGCGCAGCAAGCTCTGGGTGGTGGGTCTGGCCTCTGGCCTCGCTGGCGGGGTACTCGGTGGAACCGCTACCGGCCTCATCATGCACTACGGCACCCGCTGACAACTTCCAAGCGATTGATGTCATAAGAGAATTGGACGAATCAGTCATCGTCCTGCTTGCGGTTGTCCTGGCAGTGGTTCCTGGCACCCGGTACGGAGGTCCCTCATGAAGCGGCTGTGGTCCATCGCATCGAGCGACGACCTGGTCGACGACATCCTCGACATCCTGGACTGACGGGGGTCGAGGGCATCAGCGTGTAGTCCGGCGGGCCCCCGGGGAAACTCGGGGGCCCGTCATCCCGCGGCCGGCGGTCCCGGCCCATCGTCAACGCCACAGGAGGAAAGATGTGGTGGAAGTCTGTTGTCTGGCCGGTGGTGAAGACCCTCGGAGCGGTCTTCCTTGTCAGCGGAACGGTCGGCACGGTGGCATACCTGGTGAGAACCTGCAGCACGGACCCCAACGTCCTGCAGAGCATCCAGGGGCTGCTGAGCCTGCGTCTCGATGACTGACGGCCAATGGGACCCGGACTGTCGCCGGGAGCCCCAACACGGGCTTCATTTAGATGAGCGACTTGCTGGGGTCACGCCGCGGCGGCAGTCTGTCGGGGAGAGGTCGTCCGCCCGCGGCGTCGGACATCCCCTTGTTGGCCAGCAGCTCGGCGACGGCCGAGGCCACGCCGGGCATCTGCTGCCGGATGTTCTGCATGGCCTGCGTCTGCTGCAGCGGCGGCAGGGTGGACAGCTGGTTGTACAGGAAGTTCGCGTACTCGGTGGGCACCATGCCCATGACGCCCTGGGCCAGCGGGCTCTCGTAGCTCGCCACCGCCTGTTCGGCGGAGACCGGCTGCTCGCCCTCTTCCTCACCGCCCATCCCCGGCTGAACCGCCGACGGGACGGGCATGCCCCCGGGCTGCATCTGCCCCTGAATTTTAGCCACCTGCACGTTGTACTGCGACGCGATCAGGTTGGCCGCGCCCTGGGCGCGCGCCTGGAGAATGGCCTGCTGCTGGATCAGCTCACCGTAGATGGGGATCTCCTTCTTGATCTGCGAGGCCTCACCCTCGGGGTCGTAGTCGCGGGACTGCAGCATCGTGCTCTTGGAGAGCATGTTCTGCGCGACGAGGCTGGCGTCGAACGCTGCCCGCTGGAGGTCGTCCGCCATCTTGAAGGGCTTCTGCCGCAGCTGCACCGTGGGCCAGCCCATGAACCAGGCCACCTGGTTCGCGATGTACTGGAGGAGGTCTTCGTTGTCGGCGAAGTTGAACAGGAAGTCGTTCTCGACGATGCGCAGGGACACGTTCGAGCCGCTGTAGGACACGCCGCCCATCAGGAACTCGGGCGGGAACCCCATGGCGACGCAGATCAGTTCGGCCTGCTGACGGATCTCAGGGTTCAGCAGGAGCGCCCGGCCCTTCCCGCCCAGCTCGTCCAGAACGACCTGCACGGGGAACACAATGACGCGGTTCTGGTCCCGGCGCCACTCGCGCATCTGCATGGCGATGTTCTGCTGCAGGTCGCTCAGGTCGATGGCCTGGGCGAGGTCCATGGCGTTCGCGGGGAAGGCGAAGCGCATGGGCACGATGTGCTCGAACATGATGGATTCCTGGGCCTTGCGCATGATCTGCATCAGGAACGCGTCCTTCTGCGCGGCCATGCCCAGGGGGACTCCGTAGCCCCTGTAGGTCTGGTTCGACGGGCCCAGGCGCTTGGAGCAGAACACCGCGCCGCCGGGCATGCGGTCGCCGTCATCGAACTTCAGGTCCTTCTTCTCACGGATGGCGTCGATGAGCTCCTGCGGCGTCTGGTTGATGATGGACCTGCGGGTGATGCGCAGGGCGTTCTCCAGGGTCGCCGGGGGGCGCAGGTAGTACGTGCAGCGGCCGGCGTGATCCTCCTCGACCGTGATGTGCTGGGGGTTCCACCGGATGAGCCGCATGCCACGGGTGGTGCGGTAGTACTTGTCCTTCACCTCCGCCCGGGCCCGCTGGAAGCACTTCGGGCACCGCGGCAGAAGGAACTCGAGGTTCTCGAGGGCGTATTCGACCTGGTCTGCCCGAACCACGTGCCCGCACTTCTTGCACTTGAGCAGCTTCACGAAGGGGAAGCCCACGCTCGCGTAGGCGTTGCCGAATGTGTTGTAGTCCATGTTGAAGGCCGCCAGGAACCCGCGGACCTTCAGCACCCGCTCCATGACCTCCGTGTAGCGCAGCCGTGTTTCGCTGTCCGTGGTCTCGTACACCGGGCGCGTGACGACGTAGGTCGACTTCTTCTGGATGAGGGGCGCGATCACCGGGTGGGTGATCGCGTAGTACAGGCTCATGTTCCAGAGGCTGCGGAGGTCCTTCGGCAGGACGCGCGAAGCGACATCGAGGTAGGGGTCCCAGTAGCGGCTGCGGATGACGTCCGACGCCGCAGTGCCGATCTGCGAGAACGCAGTGTCGATGCCGTACCCGCTGTCACCCACAGCAACCTCACTCGAGCCTGGACGTGTCCCAGGCCAGCACGTGCCGGGCCTGCTCCACCATCATGGTGTGGCGGGCCCTGCGGTACTCCTCGTCGTCCACCGCGTTGTCATTCGGCTCGGTCTTCGGGACGTACTCCCGGCAGAACGCCAGAACGTCGGGGACCGGGTAGATGGCGTCTTCGCGGACGACCGCGGCGACGTAGATGCGCACGTCATCGGCCAGCGGCACCGGCCGGATGATCTGGAGGGCGTCGACCGCGGCCATGATCTGCCCCACGGTGGGCTTCTGCCCCACGAGGAAGTCCACGGGGACGTTGTTCAGCCCCATGACCACCTTCTCGAACAGGTACCAGTCACTGGCGAAGGTGTCGGAGCAGTGGATGAGCCTGACGGTCTGGATGGCGTCGCGGTTGTACTGCGGAGGGGACGCCCTCATGCCGCGCTCCAGTTCCAGGAACAGCGTCTCGGGCTCCCACCCGTAGCACTCGGGCCCGTAGGCCCGCAGCAAGAGCATGTCCAGGGCCACGGGGTGGGCCGGACCCTCGTTCAGGAAACTGTCCGGGGTCCAATTCATCACGCACCGTCGTTGTTGCGGTACTCCCCGTAGGTGGCGAGGATGATGTTCCGATGGACCTCGGGCACGCTGTCGATGGTGCCCAGCGGGTCCTCGGCCAGCTTCTCCAGCAGGTCGGCGGACAGGGCGCTGGCGGCCAGCTCGCTGGCGGCGAACTTCCGCAGGTCCTCCACGGCCGCCTCGGTGTCGGCCTCGACCGGCAGACCGAAGGTGGCCTTGTACGCGTCGGTCAGCTTGGTGTCGTACAGCTCGACGAGGCCGGCCTCCTTGTCGAACTCGTACAGCGCGGAGGCGAACTCGTCGGGGTCGGTGGTGAAGGCGGCCTTCTCGAAGTCGTCGAGGATGTCGAGGCCCTCCTCGAGACCGGCGCGCTTCAGGATGAACTTCCGCCGTTCCAGCTCGTCGCTCAGCTCCGGGTTCCAGGCGTTCGAGGCGTAGCGCGCGATCTCGACGGGCACCTCGGTCAGCCCCATGTCCTCGGCGGTCTTCACGATGTCCAGGCAGACCTCCCGGCGCCGCGGGGGCTCGTACTCGGCCTGCTTTTCGGTGAAGTGGCGGATGGCCTGGTGAAGGTTCGCCTCGGAGGCGTTGACCGTCGGGCGCTGGGAGGGGCTGGAGGACACCGCCTGGGCCAGCTTGACCAGCGGCTTGGGTGGATTCAGCTCGAACCTCACGCAAGCGTCCACGAGCCGCCTGGCGACCTTCTGGAGGTCCCCCTGCGGCACGTCGGTCATCCCGTCCATGAAGTAGATGACGGAGGTGGCGACGTGGCCACGGTCGACCAGTGGGTAGGCCCGCTCTCCCGCCCTCACGAAAGCGAAGCTGTCGTTGGGGAGGCTCTCGAGGTCCTCCGGCTCCAGCAGCGCCGCGTTCTTCACGAAGTCCGGAAGGTCGTCACCGTAGTTGTTCACCAGGTGCTCCCCGTTGTCCCGGTAGATGTCAACGATGCTCATGCGTCTCCTCGCAGCCACGCTGGGTTTATCGTACCCGCCCAGCCCTCCCACGGTCAAGTCACGGTCGGGGCTAAAGAAAGGGGGGCCACGCAGCCCCTGACCTGCAGCATGATACTGCAGGTCAGGGGAGCGTGTCACCCACTATGCGGGGAGGGCGTCCTGGGGGGCGGTCAGGTCGAAGGCGATCTGGACGGCCGAGTCCTTCATCTCGGACCCGGCACCGAACCACGCGCTGTAGAGGCGCGAGTCGGGGGAGATGGTCTTGCCACGAACGTGGTCCACGTACTGCGTGACGGTGTTCACGAAGGCGTACGCGGTGCCGGGCACGCCGGGCATCTGCTGGATGGTCGGGGACGTGCTGTAGATGTCCCACAGCGCGGTGCGGATGTTCTGGGCCCTGGCGGGGTTGGCGGGCGCCGGCGGGTTCGGGACCAGCAGCTCGAAGGCCTCCTTGATGAGGTTCTCACCCATGGGCAGGCCGGCCAGCGCGCGGAAGATTTCTTCCTGCTGCTGGAACTGCTTCTCGACCAGGCCCAGCACCCGCTGCGCCTCCTCGAGCTTGGTGCTCGGGTCGCCGGTGTGCCGGATGCTGATGAACTTGCCGCTCCCCTTCGCCAGGTCGATGGCGCCCATCAGGGTGTTCGCGCAGACGATGCGCATGGTGGACGCGCCGGCGCCGAACTGCATCGTGCCGTTGTGGCTGTTGAACGCGAAGAAGTTCAGGTCGATGAGGTCTCCGGGGATGACTTCGATGGTCTTGGGGTAGCGTCCCATGATCCACACGACGGTGTTGCCGCGGAGGCTGCCCGCGGTGTGGATGCGGATGCCACCCTCCTTCACGAGGTTCGCGAGGAACGCGGCCATTTCGCGCTGCTGGATGGGCCGGTACTTCGAGCCGACGACGCCGAGGGTGCGGAACACCCCGTTCTTCTCGTACTCCCCGTCGTCCCCGCGTCTCGGGGTACGCACGGTGGCCTGGTGGCCGGTCACGGGGAGCGCGGTGCCCTTGTCGCGGCCCTTGGGACAGGCGGCGACGAGGGGCCACAGCTCGACCGGCCAGTCGAGGCCGGCGACCTCCAGGCACTCCTCCGGTGGCAGAGGGTCGACGATGGGCGTGCCCATTCCGTGCCAGGGAACCCCCTCGTTCTTCACGTAAAAGCTTGTATCGGTGGTCTCGATTCCGTGAGCCATTTTCGCTATACTCCCTTTTGACTTGCATGGCGGTTGTTGATGAACGTCAAGACCTGCAAGATGTGCAGGGCGGAGAAACCACTGTCCGCGTTCAACAAGGATCCGACGCGGCGCGATGGGCACCATCCGTACTGCACTCAGTGTAAGAGAATCACGTTCAAGGACAAGCCTCGCCCCGGTAGGAAGCGAAAGCCGAAGGGCACCGCGCGCCGGGAGGCCTTACGGAGCGCCAGGGCCTCCCGGACGGAGAAGGTTTGCTCCGGGTGCGGGGAACTGAAGCCGCTCGCTTTGTACCACAAGCAGGCGTCTGTGCTGGACGGCCACGCCTCTCGGTGTAAGGCATGCGTCCACGAGAGCACGGTTGCCAGGTACGACCCCGCCCGCAGCCGCGTGTACTACCTTGGGCGCCGGGCCGAGCTGCTACGGAAGACGAAAGACAGCAGGGACTCCAGGAAGCGCGCCTTCATCTTGAGGCTGGGGGGTTGTTGCGCCGATTGCGGCACGTCCCCCGACAACCCGTGGCCGCTGGCCAGCTTTTGCTTTCACCACCCGGAGTCGGACAAGAAGGAGGCTGGTGTAGCGTCCATCATGGCCAGGCGGGGGGAAGAACGGGCGTGGGCAGAGGCGCAGAGGTGCGTCGTGCTCTGCAATAACTGCCACGCGCGACGGCATGCCACCTAACGCCCTACCCGGGCTTCCTCTTCTTCTCCCGGCCCCTCTGCTTGGCCTTCTCGGCCTTGTGGGCCTTGCGGACCTCGATGCACTCGGCCACTCGCTGCTTCAGGCTCTTGTCCCGCAGCGCCGTGACGGTGAAGTCCAGCTCGAAGCACTGGCCGTCCTGGAAGTACCAGACCCAGCTGAGCTGGTCCTCGGACGTCATCTGGATGTAGCAGTCGTCCTCGACGAAAGGCGCGATGGCGAAGAGCACGTACTCCAGTCCGTAGTGGGTGTCGCTCTCGCTCCAGACTCGGGTGATGCCGCCGTCAGCGTCGATCTCCGCCGCGTACCCCACCTGCCCGAGCAGCTCGGGCAGGCTCATCTGGGTGTCGACCATGTCGCTGCCGATCTCTCGGCGGACGGTCCTGTCCCGGCAGGCCTTGCGGAAGGCAGGCTCTACGTTCCGGGCCAGGATGCGGATGTTGGACTCGACCTCGTAGGTGTGATAGCTCACGTGCCCTCCGCCCTCTCGATGAGCACGGCGCGCCGTTGGTCAGTCAGCTGCTCCCTCCTCTTCTCCTTCTCCGGAGACCGCTTCGGGTACTCCATCTTCTTCCTCCTCCGCCGGCGCGATGTCCGGCGTCTCGTCCTCCTCGTCGATGAGGTGGCACTCGTCGGGGGTCACCCGCGGGAACATCTGGATGCGGGACGGCCTGGAGAACACGTACTCGCCCCTCTGCTTGATGACGTCCCCGAAGTAGGCGTTCGCCAGCTGATCAGCCCACCGTACGAGCTGCTGCATGGCCCACAGCTGCCAGTGACCATGGGAGTCCTTGCCGTAGGAGTTCTCGCGCCGGATGAACGCCGGGTTGGCGATGACGCCGACGGGGATCTTGTAGGGCACCACGGCGCCCGGGATCTCGGCGACGACGATCCGGCCGTAGTTGTGGGTCACCGCCCCCTCCATCTCGGCCAGGGAGTCCACCGCGGACCCGCCCATGGCGATGACCAGCACCGGGTCGATGGAGCGGATGACCTGGTGCAACCACTTCACGCAGGCCTTCAGCTCCTTGGCGGTGGGCTCGCGACCCTCCGGTGGGGCGCACATGACGGCGTTGGCGATGTAGACCTCCTTCCGGTCGACCCCGATGCGGTTCAGCAGGGTGTTGAAGTACTCCCCGACGACGCCAATCATCGGGCGACCACGTTCCACCTCGCGGTCTCCAGGCCGCTCGGCGATAAAGATGATGCGGGCGTCGGCCGGGCCCTCCCCGAACACGACCCGCTCCTTCGAGCCGCGGTTGACCCCCAAGGGGCACTCACGGCAGTCGCGGCACTCCTGGCGCAGTTGCTCCAGCGTTTTCACAGGTACCTCCGCTCTCCCACGTATTTATACCCAGGAACTCAGGTACTTACCGCCTGCCGGGGTCGAACGACCTCGTACTCGTACCCGTTGGCCTTGAGCTTGGACATGAGCTTGCGACAGAGCCTCTCCGCGTACTCGATGCCGTCGTCGTACAGGATGATGGCCCGGGCCGGCTGCTTGCCTTCCTTGGGCCGCTGGGCTCGCCCGGTGCCCTGCTTGATGGGGATCCACGCCTGGAAGGGCGTGACGAAGAAGATGGTGTCGAGGTCGGGGGCATCCAGTGCCTCCGATGCCACGTTGATGGTCGCGAACACCACCGGGAACTCTCGCAGGGCCTGGAGTCGCTTGGGCCGCGGCGTGTCCCCATAGATGTAGGTCGAGTCCTCCTGCCGGCCGGCGTGCAGCAGCTTGACGTGGTCGATGGAGTGGGACAGCACCAGGACCTTGCGGCCCTTCTGCCTGGCTTTCTCCACCTCCCCCAGGATGAGGTCGTTGCGCGCCGGCAGCTTCGCCAGGAACGACCGCAGCTTTCCGATGTTGATGTCACCTAGCTGCCAGACGTTGTCGACCTTCACGCGGCTGCGGATAGCCCCCGAGTGGGGATTCACCTTGGCGCTGGTCGCCAGGAACCTGATGCCGATGGGCACCGGCTGGCTGTCATCCGAGTAGAAGACCGGCCCCACGTGGTAGTACACGATGGGCTCCAGGCAGTCCTCCCGCTGCGGAGTGGCCGTCAGCCCAAGGCGCTGCCCCCAGAACATCGGGAGGGCCTTCTTGAGCGTCGTGGCGGCCACGTGGTGGCATTCGTCGAACAGGATGGACTGGAACCAGTGCCGGGCCTCCACGGGCAGGAACGGCCGGCGCACGAGAGTGCTGATGGAGGCGAACACCACTGGCCTCTTCCAGTCCATCTGGTTGTCCTGGATGACCCCGATCTTCCCCCGGTAGTCCGTGAACTGCCTGATCGCACCCTCCCACTGCGCGAACGTGCCGGTGTCGTACACCACGACGAGGATGGGCCCGCCGTTGTTCACGGCCCACTTGATGGCCAGGGCCGTCTTCCCCGTGCCGCACGACAGGTGCAGAATGCCCCCGGACGTTCTCTGGAGGGCCTCCCAGGCCTTGACCTGACGTTCGTCACGAAACTCCATGCGGTCGTCGATGCACGTCTGCGTGTAGCGCGTGGGCGTGAGGTCGACCACCTCAACGCCCTTCGGCACGGGGTACTCACGGGGCACCCGGAAGTGCGGCCCGCAGGAGTCGAAGACGGTGTGGATGACGGGGTCTCTTCCAAAACTGCCAGCGACCACGAAGCGCAGGTCGCTGGCCAGCTTGTTGGTGTCGACGCAGCTCTTGGGCAGCCACAGCAGGTTGCCGCGGTACGCCAGGTCGGGCTCTTTGACGGTGAACTTCACGTGTCACCTCGTGCGAGAAAAATACCTCTGAACGGCCCGCTTGCCAAGCCGACCAGATCGGCTCAAGCTGGGTATAACGACCATGCGGACGAATAACCGCTTGTTTGTTCCATCTCGAACGTGAGGAGTACCCATGCCCACGAAGCCCACCAAGTCCACCGGCGACATCGTCGCCAACGAGGCCGTCAAGCGCGCCATCCAGGCCCGGGAGGAGGCCAAGAACGTCCTGCTCGAGTACATGGCGGAGAACGCCGAGGTCATCCAGAACTACCGGGCCATGGTCGAGGCCCACGGCCGGCTCGAGGACGAGGTCAAGACGGCCATCCGGTCCGCGGCCGCCTTCAACCCCAAGCTGAAGTCCTTCGAGTTCGCGCCGGGCTACAAGTTCCTCCGGCCCATCGAGCGCAAGGTCAACACCCTCAAGCTGCTGGAGTTCGTGCCCGACTTCATCACCGAGCACCCCGAGGTCGTCACCATCAAGGCCGGCGACCTGGACACCCTGGTCGACTCCGGGGAGCTGGCCGCCACGGTGCGCAACGACGTCGTCGTGGAGGACCTCGGCAGCCCGCGCTGCTACGTGCCGCCGGCGGAGAAGTAGGAGGCAGCATGTTCATCGTCATCCGGCGAACTGCGCAGGCGACGATGTCGTCTGAGGTGCTCATGGCCATGGCGAAGTCCATCTTTCGGCTGGGTGGGTTCACCTTCGAGGTGATCCGCCACGCCGTGCCCCTGGAGGACATGCGCCAGGCCGACTGGGTGTTCGAGGTCAAGAAGAACAGGTACGATCTGTAGGAGGCACCGTGGGGACGAAGACGGTCAGCATCCAGACGAAACAGAGCGGCGCGGACCCCAGCGAGACCGGGCCTATCGCGTCGCCGTTCGATGATCTCGACCCTGACGGCGAGCTGCGGATCACCCGGTCGGCCGAGGCCAGTGTGTCGGTGGCCCCGACCAACTTCATGTGGCTGGGGGTCAAGGTCTTCTGCAGCATCGAGGTCCGGTGCCGCAAGGACCAGTGGAAGGAGGCGTCCCAGGTGGCCATCGCGACCGCCGTGTCCGAGGTCTCCGACGACTCCGAATGGGTGGCGCCCATGTGGCGTGAGAAGGCCGACAAGATCAAGGCTGCACTGGAGGCCAAGTGGCGGCAGACGACCTGAAGGTGAAGCTGCGCTGCATGCACGACGGGGTGGAGCTGGCCGCTGCGAGGGTGGAGTTCAGCCCGCGGCCGCACGTCGTCCTTGAATTTACCCTCAAGGTCGGACGTGCGGCCGCAGGCACGCTCTACGTGGACTCCGCCAACATCAATCCGATGCTCGCCGCGTCAGAACACGTCGCCGACTTGAATACGGCCCTCTCGGCCTTCAAGGACGCCATGGAGCGCATCTTCCTGAAGCATCAGGGCGTGATGACCGGTGCTCCCGATGTCGACGAGGAACCCCAGGACCCCATTGAGGTCTGAAGGAACTTCCTGACGACCCCCTTGACAGGGTTTTGGGGGCTGTCCTACCCTCGGAGCATCCGGCCCAGGGACCCTCCCCTCGAGGATCTCTGGCCGCCCGAACTCGAATTGAGCCAGTCGAAGGAGTAGCGCATGTCCAGGGAACTGGAGCTCGTCTCCCTTGTCCTGGAGACGGGGGACCTTACCCTCATCCGAGAGCACGGCATCACCCCTCAGAAGCTCGTTGGGTCTCCCGAGGCCCAGCTGGTTCTGCAGATGATCCTCGACTACGCGGCGGACCCGGCCCACGGCGGCCGGCCTCCGTCGCGGGTCACGGTGCAGCGCAGGCACAAGAACATCGAGCTGCCCCCAGTGGACGGCCTGGAGATGGTCGACCTCGTGACGAAGGTCGACTCCAACTACCTCGCATCCCGCGTCAATGCCATGCTGGCGCAGGCAAATTCCATCGCGCTGAAGCAGAACATCAAGCAGGCCGTCCAGTACATCGCCGCGGAGTCGGGGAAGCTCCTGCGGGAGGGGGGCACCAAGGAGGACATCATCTTCGAGGCTTCGGCCGAGCAGATGATCATGGACGAGTACGCTCGCATCCTCAGCACCGACGGTCTTCCCGGCATCCCGTGGCCATGGGACGTCCTCAACGAGAACACCCAGGGCGTGATGCCGGAGCAGTTCTACGTGTTCTACGGCCTCACCAAGGCCATGAAGACCTGGGTGGTGCTTGCCATCCTCGAGCACATCACCCGGGTGTCCGACGCCAGAGTTCTGGTCTACATCAAGGAGATGCCCAAGCTGGAGATCATCCAGCGCCTCGCCCTGCTTCGGGCCAAGATCAACGACAAGAGGTTCAGCAAGGGCAAGCTGGAGCCGGAGGAGCTCGACAGGCTCCGCGACAGCATGTCCGACATGCGGAAGAAGTTCAGCGACGACCCGCGGAAGGGGCAGATCATCCTGGCAAGTACCAAGGAGCACCTCTCCGCGGAAGGCATTCGTGCGCTCATCCAGAAGTGGGGCGTGCAGGGGTTCTTCGCGGACTCCATGTACCTGATGGCCGACGACAGAACGAAGGGCTCTCGTAGCACCACGTGGACGTCCGTCGGCAACGTGTCCGGAGACCTGCGGGACATCATCCAGCAGGAAGGCGTCTGGGGGATGGTCACGACTCAGGAGCACGAGCGCACGGGCAAGCAGCACGGGCGCTTCGGCACTGCGTCCGTCGGCTACGCCCACAAGATCATCGAGGACGCGACGATGTGCTTCCACATCTTCAAGTTCCTCGACCCCAAGACCAAGCTGCCCGAGATCGGGTTCGACTTCCCCGGCACCCGCCAGTTCGACATCCCGCAGTTCACCATCCATGCCATCCCCGCGGAGAACTTCAGCTTCAAGCGGAAGGGCATGCGTAACCCGAAGGACGAGGAGGGTCAGGAGAAGGGAGTGCCGCAGGACATGTCCGGTCTGTCGTCGGACGAGTCCATCACCGACGGGCTGGACACGCAGGCCGCGTTCTTCCAGCTCGCGCAGACGGGCAGTAAGACGGTGAACTGATGGCAGATGTTGCCACTATCCTGCGGCGGCACATGCCCGGCCGCATCCCTGCAACGGCCAGGGGGACGGAGATGGACCTGTGCTGCCCGTTCCACAAGGGTGGGTTGGAGTCCCACCCATCGTTCCGCGTCAACGTGGTGACCGGCCTCTCCTGGTGCAACGTGTGCAAGGAGGGCTGGAACCTCAAGAGCCTGCTCATCGCGCTGGGTCTGTCGAGGGAAGAGGCCGAGGCGGAGGTTGACGGCGCGGAGCTGTCCGACCCCAACCTGACCGAGGTCGAGATCGAGTACCTGCCGAACGTCCTCCTGTCGGCGTACAGGAAGTGTCCGGTGGGCATGCTCAGGGCTGGCTTCAGCAAGGAGGTGCTACAGGACTACGAGATTGGCTGGGATCGCATCAACAAGCGCATCGTGTTCCCCATCCGCGACCACATCGGCCGGCTGGTCGCGCTGCAGGGGAGAAACACCGTGGGCAAGGACCTGCGGTACGTCACTTACAAGGAGGAGTTGAAGGAGGTCGTCGGCCACGAGCTGATGCACGTGAAGGTCCATCACTTCCTCTGGGGGCTGGAGAGGCTCTACGCCACCGGCTTCTACGGGGGGCTGGACTACCTGGTCCTGGTCGAGGGCATCAAGAAGGCCCTCTGGCTGAAGCAGTTCGGCTGGGACAACGTCGTCTCGCTGAACGGCTCCTACATGTCCGATGAGCAGCAGAAGCTCATCAGCAGGCTCAACATCGACAAGCTCGTCCTGATGCTCGACGGGGACAGCGCGGGCAAGTTGGGGATTGCACGGATCGCCGGCGTCTTCGGGGGGATTATCCCTCTGGCCATCCCGGCGTACCCCGAGGGCAAGACCCAGCCCGACGACCTGTCAGTGGACGAACTAGATGAAATGCTCTCTGCGGAGGGCAGGAGATGGCAAACATGGGAAACCCTGAACTGACCGACTACCACATCGAAGGTGTCGACGAGCCCGGGCTCGCTGGCATGGCCCAGGCGGAGGACGACCGCCGCGCCGCCCTCTGGGCGAAGCGTGACCTGTTCCAGGAGTGGCGCCCGTCGTCCGAGCCCGAGACCGTCGTGTTCATCCCCGGGAAGTACGGGCCCAAGCAGCAGGACCCGGCGCACACGAACTTCTGCACGTTCGTCAAGACCGCCGGCAAGCGCCGGAACGGGGCCGTCGTGCACTGCCGCTGCCAGGGCGGGAAGCTGAAGGGCACGCCCTGCGTCATCTGCCACGAGGCGAAGAAGGACCTCGTGGTCAAGCAGGCCGCGTACGACAAGCTCAAGGCCGAGGGCCACGGCAAGGACGCCAAGCGCCCCCGGTCCATGCTCGAGGCCAGCGCCCACTACGCCTTCACGGTCGTCCGGCTGTCGTGGTTCCACAAGGTGGAGCACCCCGGCAAGGACGGCGGGCGCGGCTGGACCGACTACGAGCGGTGCCCGGAAGCCGACGAGATGGTGGCGCGGGACGCCACCGACTGCCCGCACTGCCTCAACGGCGTGCCCCGCGTGTTCGGGCAGCGCCGGTTCTTCAACGCGGGCTACGGCTACTACGAGGCGCTCCTGGACATCGAGCACGACGTGGGCAAGAAGTGCAAGACCTGCGGCGGCCAGATCATCGTCCAGAAGTACCTCTGCCGGCACTGCCACGCCGAAGGGAAGATGACGGTGCTGATGGACCCCAAGACCTCCGGGATGAAGGCCGAGGACAAGGCCAAGTTCTGGAAGACCCGGGTCCGCTGCGCCGTGTGCGACCGCGAGGCGAAGCCCCTCGAGGTCATCAAGTGCAAGGACAACTGCGGGCAGCCCCGCAGGCGCAAGCTCTGGGACGTGTGGCTCACCGTGCACCGCCAGGGCGGCGAGAAGACCTCCACCATCGTGAAGGACGCCGAGTTCGAGGCCCCCGCCGAGTACCCCGAGAACATCGCCAAGCTCATGAAGCCCTACGACTTCGAGCGGATGTTCCAGGTCACCTGCGAGGAGCAGGCCGAGCAGCTCCACTGCCCGAACCCCTTCGACGGGTCCGGCACGGAGGAGCCCCCGGTCGAGTCCACGACGAGCGCGCCCAACGGCACGACGGAGGCGGTCGACTACTAGGGGCTGAGCTGCGGGGGTTCCGATGTCGTCCTACCCCATGGAGTGGGTCTCCGTGCCGCGTCCGCGGTGGGTGGAGACCCCGACTCAAGCGTACGAGCTGCTCGGCTACCTGAGCGACTCGGACAGCATGCCCGTTGCGGTTGACACCGAGACCAACGGGCTGGACCGCAGCCAGTCGGTGGTGCAGTGCTGGTCGCTGTCGGACGGTCGCCGACGGTACGTTCTCACCCGGGAGATGCTGCCGCTGTTCGAGCGGTGGTTCCAGGAGACCAAGTCGCCACTCGTGTTCCACAACGCGAACTTCGACACCGCCATGCTTCTGAACAGCGGCGTCGACCTCCAGGTGCGCAAGCGCATGGGGCGCCGCGTGGACACGATGGTGATGCACCACTGGATCGACCAGAACCTCCCCCATGACCTCGAGTGGGTTGCCGACCATGAGCTGGGCCTCTGGAAGGTCGGCTACACGGACACCTTCGGCAAGGAAAAGCGGAGGAAGGGGGAGGCTGCCAAGGCCCCGATCATCGACCCGCTGCTGTTCGGTGACACCTCCTACAGGGACAAGGTCGCGGAGTACGCGTCGTGGGACGCCTACCTCACGTACCTCGCCTGGATGAAGTTCGACAGCGTCCTCAAGGACAAGGGCCTGTGGAACGCCTACTACGGCTACGAGACCAGGTTTCAGGACGCCGTGTACATCATGGAGCGCAACGGGATCCTGGTCGACAAGGAGCGGTTGGCGAGCTACGTGCCCCTGTACGAGGGGATGCTGGAGGAGATCCAGTCCAGGTTCAACGAGGAGGCCGGGTTCCACGTGAACCTCGAGTCTCCTCTGCAGCTCCGCACCTTCTTCTACGAGGTGCTGGGGCTGCAGCCCCCGCGGCTGCCCCGCAAGAAGGGCGGCACCAAGGGGCTGTCGACGGCAGCCGCCGTACTCGATGTCTGGGCGAAGGAGGGCAACAAGTTCGCCCAGATGCTGCTGCGTCACCGCAACCTGAGTCAGCAGCACGAGACGTACGTCACCGGCCTGCTCAAGCGCGTGCACGGCGTCACCGGCCGCCTCTACACGGACTACACCCTGGACGTGGCGGACACCGGGCGCCTGTCTTCCAAGAACCCGAACCTCCAGAACATCGTCAACGACGACAAGATTCTCCCGGAGCTGAAGGCCCGGGGCGTGTCGTTCCGCGACGTGTTCGTGGCCCCCGAGGGCTACGAGTTCTGGGACTTCGACTACAGCCAGCTGGAGATGTGCATCGGTGCGCACTTCAGCCAGGAGCCGAAGCTCATCAACGCCATCCGTAGCGGGATGGACCTCCACAGCCTCACCGCGGCCGGTCTGCTGGGCGTGCCCTACGAGGCCGTGCTGGCGGCCAAGAAGAAGTCCGAGGACAAGGACGCGGTGCTCACCGACGCTGAGGTCAAGTACCTGAAGGCCAGGAAGGTGGCCAAGGTCGTCAACTTCGGCGTGCTGTACGGCGAGGGGCCCCAGGGCCTTGCCCACAGTGCCGGCATCTCGGAGCAGGAGGCCGAGGCCTACATCAAGCGCTTCTTCGACACCTACCCTGGAGTGCTCCACTACACCGAGGAGATGAAGAAGCAGGTCTTCCACAAGGGGTACGTGATGACCTTGCTGGGCCGCCGCCGCATCATCGAGGGCGGGCGCAGCCTGGACCGCAACACCCGCGGCTCCGCGGAACGCGCGGCCATCAACACCCCCATCCAGGGCACCGCGTCGGACATCCTGCGCCGGGCCATGATTCCGCTGGCGAACGACAGGCTGCTGGAAGCCAACAACGTCAGGGTCTGCCTGCAGGTGCACGACGAGCTGCTCTTCGAGGTCCCCAAGGGTACGGACCCTCGGGTGATCAAGCACATCCAGGACACCATGTCGAACTGCGTCCAGTTGCGCGTCCCGCTGCGGGCAGAGGGCCACTGCGGGCCCACGTGGGCGAGTGCCAAGTGAAGGAAAAGATGGAAAACGCGAAGAACAACGACGAAGCTGCCCGCGAGTGGGACGTCCTCTGCGAGGTGCTGCGAGACCAGGACCCGAAGGAGGCCGCCCACGCTCTGGACGTCCGCATGAGCGACGCCGGCATGGCTGCTATCATGGGCATGTCGGTGGCGATGCTGCTGGTGGCCGTGAAGGAGAAGCGCGGAGCTCTGCTGGGCATGCTCAAGCAGTTCTACGTCACGGCCTACGAGGAGATGGACAGCTTCCCGTAGGCGAGGAGGAGACCATGGAGAAGTACGGCGTGAGCACCGATCCCGGGGACCTGACGAAGCAGGGCTCCGAGGGCGTCGTGTGTCCCAGGTGCGGGGCCAAGGCGGAGAAGCACGGCGACGTCTACAAGTGCCCGACGCATGGCACCGAGCCGTTTGAGAGGAGGCAGCATGGCGAAGCCGAAGGCTCCAAGTGACCGTGCCGCCAAGGTGATGGAGGAGCTGAACGCCAAGTACGGCGGGAAGGCCGTCATCGTCCCGGCGCGGCAGATCAACACCTGCGATGACCTGCGGCGGCCGACGGGCATCACCTCGCTCGACCTGGCTCTCGGGGGCGGTCCGCAGGGCGGCCGGCTCGTCGTCATCTCCGGGGAGGCGGGGCTGGGCAAGGACTACCTGCTCGACCGCATCATGGCCAACATCCAGACCAACTACGGGGAGGATACCCGCATCTGCCTGGCGTCGTTCGGGGCCGAGCACGACGCGCTCTTCGCACAGTCGAACGGCGTGGCGTTCCCGATCTCGGACGACGCCCTGGCACGGCTGGAGAAGGACTCCATCGACCGCGGGGATGGTCCGCTGCCTCCGGAGATGAAGGCGGCCCTGCAGTACGAGATCGGCAAGATCATCACGCCGGTGGTGAACTACGACGACCCGGAGGTCGCCAAGAACCCTGCCGGCTGGCTCGCCAAGGTCCTGCTCGACGTGGTCAAGTCGGGCGTCTTCCAGCTCGTCGTCCTCAACGAGGTGGGCGGGCAGACGTCCAAGGACCGGGCCGCGCGGGAACTCGACGGCGAGGATAAGAAGCAGGTGGGCGAGGTCGCCAAGTTCTACGACGACTTCATGGCCAGGTACTGCCTGTACATGAAGCAGTCGACCGTGGAGGCGGCGAACGAGACGACCCTCATCTTCCTGTCCCAGGTGCGCATCACGAACATCGGCCCCGGGCGCAACCCGTTCTTGGCGTCTGTGGGCGGCAACCACCTGAAGCACGTCAAGAGCATCGAGCTGATGCTGTCGTCGGGCGGGCCGGTGGAGCGCTCCGGTGAGATCGTCGGCAAGACCATCAAGTGGAAGGTCGTGAAGGGAAAGCACGGCATCCACGACGGCGAGACCGGCGAGTACGACTACTTCAATGGCCTGGGCGTCGACCTCGCCGACGACACGGTGAAGACCGCGGTGAAGATGGGGGTCGTCGCGAAGGATCCGCCGTGGTTCACGTGGCGGAACCTCCACATCAAGGGCCTGGCGAACTTCCAGAAGAAGGTGTCCGACGACAACCTTCTCGACCGTCTCAGGGCCGACGTCTTCAACAAGGCCGGCCTGATGTTCCGCGTGAGGTGAAGATGGACTCCACCAAGTTCGAACGTCTCGTGCCCGGGTTCCTCGATACGCTGCCGGAGAAGGTGGCCCAGATCGAGGCCCAGGCCGACCTGAGTCACGTCCGCGATGTGGTGGACGACCTCTACAAGCACCTGCGCTCCATGGAGGGCAAGACCTCGATGAGCCGCTCGCGGGGGTACTACCACCCTTCGTCCGTGGCCAGCGAGTACTTCTGCCCCTTCGAGGCAGTGCAGGCCCGCCTGAAGAGGCCCCTTGCTGACAACAAGGACCCGCGTGGCAGGCTCATCGTGACCGAGGGCAGCGCCCTCCACGACATCCTCCAGGGGTACCACAGGGCCATCTACGGGGACGCCTTCCAGCCGGAAGTGCCGACCAAGGACGAGACCCTGCACATGGCCGGCAGCTGCGACGGGGTACTCACCGTCGAGCAGCCGTTCCGCATGGTCATCGAGTACAAGAGCATCAGCTCCACCACCGGGCTCCCGGCGATGGGGAAGCTGGCGCACGTCCTGCAGGCGCACTGCTACGAGTTCATGCTCGGCATCGGCGCCGGCATGGTGGTGTACTGGGACAAGTCCACGAACAACATCGTCGGATTCCCGCACGTGTTCGACTTCCAGAGGTTCCAGGCGGTGATCGACCGGATCCTGATGATGGAAGCGTGCGTGCAGGAGAACCGGATGCCCACGCCGAAGCCCCACGCGTTCTGCTCGGGGTGCTCGGCGCGGGACATCTGCCCCTCGTGGGCGGACAAGGTGGCTCGTCGCGGTGGCGGCGCTCGCATCCACGAGCCCTACGACCACCACGCGTCCATCGCGGAGGACCTGGCATGAGCAAGTCCGCGGAGATCGTGAACCTGGACGAGGGTCTCGACCTGTACGACGACACCCGCGTCTGGAAGGACCTGACGGACCTGCTCTGGAGGCCCGCACCACCCCCGCTCTACCCCGGGCAGACCGAGGACGACGCGGGTGACCCCGAACTGCCCTCCAACCTCGACCTCATGTGGGTCGACGACCTGCGGAAGGTCCAGAAGGACTTCGGCCGCTGGCTGGGGTACCGCAGCGACCAGAAGACGCTCCTGATGACCACGTCGGTCAAGCTGAAGGCCCAGCTGGACTTCGTCGAGAACCTCCTCTACACGCAGGTCTACGTCAAGGGCTCCCAGAAGGCACGGGAGGCTGCACTCCGCACCGACCGCGCCTACGTGGAGGTGCACAACAACTACATCGACACGAAGGCTCTGCTGGCGGCCATCAACAACCGCATCGACACCCTGACCCGGCATCTGGACATCGTGTCGAGGCAGATCACGGTGGTGATGGGGAACCCGGAGAACGACCCCATTCCGAGGAGCACCCACCATGGCGAAGAGGACTGACCAGGTATCACCGGACCCCGACTCCTCGGGCATCACGGTCCGGCTGGACGTGGAGTCGCCCCCGGAGCCGAAGAAGAAGCGCGCCAAGGCCAAGAAGGAGCCCAAGCGCGTCGTCCTGTCGTCCGCCGAGGAGGCGGACCTCAAGTACGAACAGCTGCTCCAGGTGATGAACCACTCGGAGCTGGTCGAGGCCTGTCGCCTCGCCGGCCTCAAGGCCGACAGGACCATGGAGCAGTCCGTCCTTCGGGAGGCGCTGCGGACGGGAGTGCTCGTCTACGACAAGCCGTCGTCCGTCTGGAGGATGCGTGACCAGCTGCAGGAGTATCTGGACGCGCACCCGAAGGTCCCGGTCAACCCGAAGGTCTGCCCGAAGGATTGCTCGCAACACCCCGACCTCATCGTGATGCAGTGTCACCGCAGCATGGTGACCGTCATCGCGTCGTCGAGGTCTACGGACGTGCGGAAGAACGCGTTGGAACGCTCCAGTCACATGGGGCCGAAGAAGGGCCGCGGGCCCAAGGAAGAAGGAGAAGACAGATGACCAAGAACGAGCTGAACGAGTGCAAGCAGGGCCAGCTGGCGGACCTGGCGGTTGCGTGCGGGTGGAAGCCCCTGCGGCCGGGGCTGCCCCCGGTGATGGACGCGCGCATGGCCAACAAGGACGCGCTCATCACGTTCCTGCTGAAGGTGCAGGACCAGGGCTTCGAGATCACCGTCGGCGACGACGGGAAGCTGCAGGCCCAGCCGTCCTCGGGGGACGAGGACAACGAGGCCACCGTCGTCGAGGGCGACGAGGGCGGCGAGGCCGTGACCGACGAGGAGGGCGTCCCCTCCGGCGAGGCCCTGGCCGAGCCCGAGGACGAGCCGGAGCCCGAGCCGGCCCCGGCCAAGGCGCCCAGGAAGACCCGGTCGGCCAGCGCGCCGCAGACCGCGGACGCCCAGCTGGACGACATCATCGCCAGGCTGCGCGAGGCGCACGGGGACATCGCCAAGACCTACGGCATGGTCTCCAGGCTCCTCACGATGGTCGAGGAGCAGAACGCCGTCATCACCAAGCAGGCCGCCATCATCACTCGCACCTTCAACGCCGTGGGCTGGATGTTCACGACGGAGATGGGCATGGGCCTGCTGAAGCCCGAGTTCTTCGACAACCCCTACTTCGACCCGAAGTCCCCCGACGAGTACGCGGTGGGGGACGGCGACATCGAGCCGGAGCCCGAGCCGGAGCCCGCGTCGGCGAAGAGCGCGAGCAAGGGCCCTTCCGTGGCCCCCTCGACCGCGCCGAAGGCGGCCAAGGCCCCGCAGCTGCCGGGGGCGGTCTCGGGGGCGAGCACCGGGGCGCAGAGCGGCGGGGCGGCCAAGCGCCCGCAGCTCCCCGGGGCCAAGAAGTAGTCCGGCTGGACCCGGAGCGCAGCCACCCGACTGCTCTCCTGCTGTCCTTGGGCGTGGCCAGCAAGGCGGCCAACTCGTCCAAGGATACGGTCAAGGCCGAGCTGTTCCTGATCGCGGAACCTGACTGACCCTCCCCCGGGCCCGCTCCGGGGGAGGGCACAGGAGGCGTCATGCACCGAAGCCTGGGCACCATCCTACCGGCCCTGCTGGACCTCTGGTTCTGGGAGCCGCCCGGGTGGACATCTGTCGTCGCGGACGACATGTTCGTGGTGTACGACGGGGACAACAACGTCGCGGCCTGTGCGCCGCTCGCGAATGCCCACGCCGTACGCCGGCTGAAATCCCTGATGGACACCGTCAACCTCATCAACGACCACGTCGAGAAGTTCCGCAACCCATACGACGCGGACAGCTGGTTCAACACCACGCTGGAGCGTCTGCGGGAGGCGGAGGGCGAGGCGTCCGAGCTGCGTACGGAGAACGCCCGTCTTCACACCCTTCTGGCGAAGTACGGGCACCACGACCACGACCCGCCCTTCTGAGCGGGGCGCAACGGAGGTACTCATGGCCCCTCCCCTGATCCTGTATCACCGCGTCGATGACGACGGAGTGGCATCGGCCGTCATCGCCATGCGGAGGTACCCCGACGCGGTGCCCTACGGCATCAACTACGGTGACCCGATCCCCTGGGACCTCATGACCGAGGGCAGGCTGGTCATCATCGTCGATTGGTCCGCCCTGGACCAGCAGGCTCCCGTCGGCAAGCGGTGCGAGCCGATGCGCAGGATTCAGGTCCGCGGCCCGCTGGTCTGGATCGACCACCACGTCACCGCCATCGAGGATGCCGAGGCCGAGGGCTTCGACTGTGAGGGTCTGCGGCAGGTCGGCCTGGCCGGCTGTGAGCTGACGTGGCGGTTCTTCTTCGGCGCCCTGCCCATGCCCCCGGTCGTTCGGCACATCGGTCGGTGGGACGTCTGGGACCACGCCGACGAGGAGACCACCCTGGTCCACTTCGGCCTGATGAGCCAGGACGCCCGGGTGGACAGCCCAATCTGGTGGAAGCTCCTGCCGGCCACCCCGGAGGAGCGCTCCACCCCCATGTACCGGGCGGACTACATCTCCCTGCTGCACGACGGTGCGATCCTGCGTCGGTACAAGACGGTGCAGGATGCCCGCACGGCCAAGGCAGGGTACTTCACCACGACGCTGGACGGGCACACCGTGCTGGCGATCAACGCCGGCGGGAACTCCGATCTCCTGGCCAGCGTCTGGGACCCGGCGAAGTGGGAGTTCGTGCTCCTCTTCTCTCTGAACCACCGGGGGTGGAAGGTCTCGATCTTCCACTCCGCCGGCGGGGCCGACGTTCATCTGGGGGAGATCGCGAAGCGCTACGGTGGCGGTGGCCACCGCGCCGCGGCCGGGTTCACCGTTCTGGCCGGGCAGCCCCTCCCGTTCAAGACCCCCGCTGACGCGGATTTCTGGTGACCGGCCGTCCGCCGGCTCAGGCACTTCCTGGGCCGGCGGACGGCCACATGGCTTTCCTCTAGTCGGAGCTGAAGTGGATGTCTACTTCGTAGCTGCCTTCACGGCCTTGCACGCTCTCGGTGCTACGCCGGAGGAGGAGCGAACTCTCAAGTGGCTGGTGGACGTCGAGAGCCACTGGCACCCAGAGGCCGTGAACGGCCCCTGCTGCGGCCCGTGGCAGACGAACTACCACATCGCGTCCCGTCTGCTGGGCGAGCCCGTCACCTGCGAAGACCTGCAGACGAAACCGGACGTGGCGGCGCGCGCGGCCCTGGCGTTCCTGCAGAAGATGCGTGAACCGAGGGTGTGTGGACCCAACTGGTACTGCGGATGGAGGCACGGGCCCTACTCGGACAGCTGCAAGCACAAGTGCAAGCAGCCGAAAGAGAAGCCCAAGAGGAAGAAGCATGGGAAGGCGAAGACAAAAGCGGCTGTACGACCGCTTCACCGAGTTCCTGGGCTACCCGTACGCCCGTGACCGCAATCGCCGGCCCTTCTACGGGCTGTGCGGCGCGCGCGACCACACCTACGTCACCCGCGAGGACGGGTTCATCTACATCGTGTACCACGGCACGAGCATCGTCTGCCTGTCACCGAACGGGGACATCACGCTGTCCACCGGGGGGTGGCGCTCGTTCACCACGAAGGCCAGGATCAACGAGGTTCTCCCGCGCGGCTGGTCGCTCTACAGTGACCTGGGGGTCTGGTACCTGTCGGACCCCTGGAAGCGGAAGCACGTCTTCGCCGACGGCATGACCATCAAGTACCGCGGAAAGAAGGTCATCGGCGCCGGGCAGCCCATCCGGCCCAAGGACCTGAAGAACCTCAAGGCGAAGATCCGCAACTACGCCGTCGAGTACGTGCGGCGTCTCCGGGGGTGGCAGCTGATGGAGCCCAGTGACACCGAGTGCCCGCACTGCCACGAGCGGCTTCACCGGGACCTCCACGACGCCCCGCCCACCTCTCTCCAGTGCCTGGCCCACCACGGAAACACGAAGGGGCTGGGTAGGCCGAAGGGGGACGTCCTGGGGGACATCACCCACATCCAGCAGCACATCTACGAGGCGGTGTGCCCAAGCTCGATGATCATCAACGCGGCTCTCGAGCTCGGCGCCGGCCCCGTCGCTCGCACCTTGATCGTGGAGCGGCTGAGCTCGTCTGTCATCAACACGCTGAGCAACTACACCGAGGACGTGGCGGCGATCCAGTTGGAGCGCACGTTGACCCGCTACCTGCGGCGCAGGTACGGGATGGAGGCGTAGATGCCGACCGATTCTCCTCTCATCGCTCTCGCGGTACCGGAGGTCGTTCTGGGGACCGTTCTGGAGGCTGCCCGGGAACACGCCCGCTACCTGCAGCTGCGGGCCCACGTCTCTGACGATGCCCCCCACGGCGCAAGGACTGGCGTCGAGCCCCTGCTGGGGCACCGCAACCGCGAGGCGGCCTGCTCGGAGGCGCAGGAGATCATGCAGGCCGCCAGGCACATCGCTTCCCTCGTCAGGCGGTAATATCGCGAGTTCCTGGGTATAACGTGAATGCTTAGGGGCACTTTCGTCCCCTACCCTTTCAGGAGGAGCACACCCATGGCACCGCGCAAGAAGAACCCCGTGGACCTCAAGCCCGAGGGCGCACTCGAAGCGAAGGGCGGGACCGGCGTCACCAACGCCGCGGCCTTCGCCCCGTACCGGGTGGAGATGGAGCTGACCGGCACCGCCGACATGCTCATGCACCGGTACGACGTCGAGGAGGTCGAGAGCAAGAGCGCCGGCACGAGCAAGGGCGGCAAGTCCAAGAAGACCGACAACGTCGAGTCCTACCTGTACCGCGGCAAGGACGGGATGCTCCGGCTGCCCGGCGAGGTCGTCAAGGCGTGCATCGTGGACGGCGCCAAGTTCCTGCAGGACCCGCGCTCGCCCCGCAAGGCGGCGAAGGACCTCTTCAAGGCGGGCATCCTGGCCGCGGCCCCCACGGAGTTCCAGAACCACGAGGGGAAGCAGGTCCGGGAGTGGGACTACCTCGACAAGCGCCGGGCCGTCGTCCAGCGCAACGCCGTGCTGCGGGTCCGCCCGGCGTTCATGGCCGGCTGGCGGGTCAAGGCCACGTTCGACGTCATCGCGTCGGATCTCATCACCGAGGACTTCTTCCGCAAGGCCGTCGACAACGCCGGCCGGTTCTGCGGCATGTGCGACTTCAGGCCGGATTTCGGCAGGTTCCGCGTCGACAGCTGGCGCGTGACCCCCTTGACCGTGTGACACGGTCGGACTACCATCCACCCTTCGCCTCTCCAAGGAGGATGACCGTGGCGAACAAGAACCTGTTCAAGTCCCTGTCCTCGAAGCGCCCCCCGACCACCGTCAAGAACGACGCTGGCGGGCGGGCCTACCCGCGGGGCCCGAAGCTGGCAACCGGTTGACACCTGTGCGGCAACAGGTTACCCTCTGGGCGGAGGTGACAAGATGGCCACACCAGAGGAACTTGCGTACTGCGCAGGGGTAATTGACTCGGATGGGTGCATCCGAGTGGGTCGCGGGGTCAAGCGTGACAAGCGAGCGGGCAAACACAGCGCTTACGCTGACTACCACCCCGCTGTCCACGTCGGCCAGGTGGAACCACAAGCGGTTGACCTGCTGAAGCGGGTATTCGGAGGAAGCATCTACCTGCGCAAGCGCGACAAGAAGGCCCACCGCACCTTGATGGTGTGGCGAGTGAGGGACAACCTTGCGGCGGAATGCGCCAGGCAGTTGCTGCCCTACCTGCGCATCAAGAAGGCGCAGGCACTGAACTGTATTGCCCTGCAGGACTACCGCCACGAGTACGGCAGGCAGTCAAGGGCGGTGAAGGGGAGGGCCGGTACTACATTCCGCACAGCCGACGTGATACAGAGGCTCGAGGAGTTCTACGCGGAGTCGAGGAGGCTCAACGCAGGGAGCACGGAGGAACCATAATGGCCAACAAGACGCTGTTCAAGTCCACGAGTAGCAAGCGTCCCCCCACGGACACGACCAACGAGGCCGGGGGCCGGGCATACAACAGGGACTCTCGCCTCGCGCTCGCGCAGCTCAGTGCAACCGGCTGCCTCGGCGGCACGTTCTACACGAGCCCCGAACAGGAGCTGGCGACCATCCTGGACCTCTGTGGCCAGAACTCCCCCGAGTTCGTGGCCAAGGCCGCCGTCTACGCCCGCAAGCGCGGGTTCATGAAGGACGCCCCCGCCCTGATGGTGGCGCACCTGGCGTCGCTGCAGACCGCGGAGGGCCGGAACGCCTTCACGCAGGCGTTCCCGCTCGTCATGGACAACGCGAAGATGGTCCGGAACTTCGTCCAGATCATCCGTTCCGGGCAGGCCGGCCGCAAGTCGTTCGGTTCCCGGCCCAAGAAGCTGATCCAGGCGTGGTTCAACAACATCCCGGACCACGCGCTGTTCAACTCCAGCATCGGGCAGGACCCGTCGCTGGGGGACATCATCAACCTGGTCCACCCGCTGCCCAAGACGGACTCCCGCCGGGCCTTGTACGGCTACCTGAAGGGCACCGAGGGCATCACCCGGGAGGCGTTCGACCGGCTGCCGCAGGCCGAGCGGTTCAACCGGCATGGCGACCCGCGCTTCTACTTCTCCGACGACCTGCCGCCCCTGGTGCAGGCCTACGAGCAGCTGAAGCGCGGCGCGTGGGACGGCGAGCAGCTGCCGCGGGTCAACTTCCAGATGCTGACCTCGCTGAAGCTGTCGAAGGACCAGTGGGCCGAGGTGGCCATGACGATGTCGTGGTACGCCCTGCGGATGAACCTGAACACCCTGCTGCGGCATGGCGTGTTCGACATCCCGGGGATGACGCCGAAGATCGTCGCCCGGCTGACGGACCCGGAGGCCATCCGCAAGGCCAAGGCCTTCCCGTACCAGCTGCTGACCGCGTACCTCTACGCGGACGACAAGCTGCCGCGCGCGGTCAAGAACGCCCTGCAGGACGCCATGGAGGTGGCCTGCGAGAACGTCCCGCTCATCGGGAGCGGCCGCATCCTCATCTGCCCGGACGTGTCCGGGTCGATGCGCGAGCCCATCACCGGCAAGCGGGACCAGGTGTCGAAGATCAACCGCATCCACGTGGCGGCGCTCATCGCCGCGGCGCTGATGCGGAAGAACCCGGACGCGGACATCCTGCCGTTCGCCAACGACGTGCGCGGGGACATCCAGTTCAACCCCCGCGACAGCATCATGACGAACGCCCAGCGCGTCTACGACGCGGCCGCCGGCGGAACCCGCATGGCCGCGCCGCTGCTCCTGGCCAACCGGGAGCAGCGGAAGTACGAGGCGGTGGTCTTCGTCTCGGACAACGAGTCCTGGATGGACAGCGAGGGTCGGCACTACGGCCCCTGCGGGAAGCAGCTGTGGTCGAACCCCCTGTTCCAGCACCCGACCACCAAGGACTGGGGGGCGACGCAGACCCTGGAGGAGTGGAACACCTTCTCCCGGCGCAACCACGGCGCCAAGCTGGTGTGCGTCGACCTGACGCCGGACACCACCGTGCAGTGCATCGACCGGGCGGACATCCTCAACGTCGGCGGCTTCTCCGACGCGGTGTTCGACGTCATCGACTCGTTCGCGAAGGGCGACCTGACCCCGGAGCACTGGGTGGGCGAGATCGAGCGCATCAACCTGCACCAGTTCGACCCGACCCCACACGAGGTGGGCCAGGTCGAGGAATCGGCCGAGCCGCTGGCCTAACCCACCAGCAGCTCAGTCACCCCGGCCCCGTGGCGCGTGCTCCCGCTCACGGGGCCGGGGAGTCCCCTCTCCCCATCCCTTCACCATGAGGACACTGTGAGCAGCGACTCGAAGTCCACCTTCGTTCAGGACCTCCGTACGAAGTTCGGCACGGAGCCGTTCACCGACAGCAAGGACCCCAAGAACGGCAGCATCCTGTACCTCCGGGTCGGCAAGGGCGCCGACACCTGGATCGTGACCGTCAACTACCAGCTCTACGCCCCCCGGAAGCCGCAGGGCAGCCACCTCGTCACGTACGGGGTGTCCGTCCGGAACCCCCGCGACTCCTACCACCGCGAGTACGGCCAGGCTGTGGCGTGGATGCGTCGCAGGGAGGCGGACCGCACTTTCCTCAGCGGCCCCCGGCGGGCGTTCTGGGGCAACATGACCCTCGAGGACGGCGTCGCGGAGGCCGGCCGCTCGGGCGTCACCAAGGCGGTCATCGCCAGGGTCACCAAGCACCTCTCCACGGACGAGTACGTGCCCATGCCGCTGCGGCTCGCCACGGTGGCGGCCACGCAGGACTGGGCCAACAGGCAGCAGGAGAAGGAGGAACACGCGCATGCTTGACCAGCTCCAGGAACAGAACCTTCCCGGCACCGGCCCGCACTCCGGCGTGGGCAGCTACGAGGTCCGCGAGGCCCCCGTGGTCATCCCCGACCCCGATGGGGGCGAGGGCACCCCCGCCACCGTCCCGTACGTGGCCTTCCAGCCGGCCGTGGTCGTCACCGCGGGTCCCGCCGAGATCGCCGCCGCCGAGGGCAGGGACCTCGAGGGCACGGGCTCCGGGGTGGTCAGCGCCACGGCCCTCAGCGCCTCCCGCCCCGACCAGAACGCCGACTGCATCCCGCCCGAGGACCTGTTCAAGGCCGTGACCGAGGGCAATGGCGTGGACATCTACGTGCGCCAGCGCGGGGTCGTCCTGAAGTACCGGGTCGTCATCGACGAGCTCCCCGACGAGGGCATCACGTTCGGGGCCGTCGAGAACAACGGCACGCTCGACGAGATCGGCTACGCCAACTACGACGACCACCCCACCTCCATGGGGTAGCGGTACAACGCAGGAAGTTGTGGTATAACAAGCATGGAAGGCCGAATGCTCGCCGGGTCTACAGGCGATGAAGACTCGGCACCAGGTCGTCGGCCAGCCCACACGGGGGACAAGAGAGCCCGGAGGAGGAAACTCCTACCGGGACCCCCCGCGGGGCAAGCTCCTTGACAATGGGGGTGACCCGGTTTCGACAGGGCGAAGCAGACATGCAGCAGCGCGCCGTGGTTGGTCAGCAGGCCACGTAAAAAGCCGACCAGAGCAAACTGCCAACTTCAACACCTTCACCGAGGACTCGCTCTTCGGTGGCAAGCTGAAGCCCCTGGCCGCGGTCGAGGGATTCGTCCCGACGACCAACGCCTCGCAGTTCGCCTACGCCTGACGGTTCATCCGCTGGCGGGTTGCTGGACCTGAAAACCAGCTGGGCACGCAGCCCCGAGTAGAGCTGCAGAGTGCCACGTCCTCACCATGACGTGGCTACGCACGTAGACGCTGTATCAAGCACGTTCTGGACTGGGGTTCGACTCCCCACACCTCCACCATGCCGGTGCCCGTTGGCAGAACCCCGGGTTTCGCAACCAGGGGGATGGCGGGAAGCGACACCGGCAGCTGCACGCGTCGTTGGCAATGTCTCCGGGGCACCGGGGTTCGCCGCAAGGCCGACCCCACCGCCCCGGGGCATGCAGCACGACTCTTTACGGCTTGACAGCCGGCAGCAACCGTGGCACCTTCAGCGTGTCACTGGCTCTTTGCAACGTGCCTGGCCGAATGCCTAGCGGGGGTACTACCATTCACGTTCCCTCGCGCCTCATCGTCGGCCGGCTTGAATCGTTCCGCTGAATGTCGTGAGCGGCTACTGGGCGGGCCTCAGAAGCGAGGGTCAAGGTCGGTTGGAATCCGACCCCATTCACCCGAAAGGGTTGGCCGGCACCATTATCGTCAGCGGGTCCTCGTTCGTTGACAACCAGTCGCAGACGCACCTGACCGAATGCCTGTTGGGGGTACTTCCACTGCTAATGGAGAGGTCGCAGGTTCAAGTCCTGCCGTCCGGCTCGCCGGGCGTAGCTCAGCTGGGAGAGCGCTTACGTTCCCTCGACGATATTCGTCGGTCAGGTTCTACTCGCATCGGGTCGAATGCACGTGAGGAGTACATGAGGGCACCGCAGGTCGTGGGTTCAAATCCCACCTCCCCGCCTTCGTACGGGGGGTAGCTCAGCCTGGGAGAGCATCGGTATTGAGCTCTTCGCACCCCATCGTCGACCCGGTTCTTCTGTCACACGTGCCGAATGCCTGCCGGGGTTACTTCAACAGCGCTACCAGGTCCGAATCCTGGGTCGGCGCCGCAAGGGGCCGTCGAGAGTGTGGATTGGCAGACACCTCCCGCCTTGCCGCAAGGCGACGGGGGCACCCAAGAAAGTCCCCAGCACCAATGGTCGGCACGGTTCTCGTTGACCAGATGCCCGCTCGGACTACATCACGCGCCGGAGATAGGGGAGCAGCGTCCCCTGCGCCATTCGTGGCGTTCGACCAAAGCAGGTCGCCGGGCCCGCAAGGGCTACCTCCGAACGAACGAATCGCTGGTCATGCGCAACGTCACGAGTCAGATGCCCGTAGGGAGTACACTGAAAATTCTTGGGCCGCAGGTTCAAATCCTGCCCTCTCCACTCACGGAGAGGTAGCTCAGTTGGTAGAGCAAAGAAGCCGAAAGGCTGCACTCTCTGCACCCTTCGCTGACTCGTCTACTCGCGGGCTGAGCTAGTCAGCCCCTCGCTCGTGTCCTTGGTCGAATGCCTCGCGGGTGTACATCAGATTCTGGATCTGACCCAAGTCACTCGCACTTCGTCGTCGACCAAGCTCAGCTACCCGTGTCCCGCGTCTGCGGCAGGTCCACGCGTCACCATCATCGCCGTTCGCCATGGCTGAACCCACCAACATCAACAGGAGCAGGTACACATGAACGTCCGCATCTTCCGCCTGGGTGGCTCCGGTGCCCGCCAGATCGAGCTGTCCGCCGGCGCCACCGTCGCCGACGCCGCGCAGGCCGCCGACCTGCCCACCTCCGGCCACACGATCTCCGTGAACGGCCTGGGCGCCGCCCTGAACACCGCCCTGTCGGACGGGGACACGGTCTCCCTGGTCCCGAAGGTCGAGGCCGGCTCCCTGTAGCCGCCGCGCCGCGTCCGTCCCCCTGCCTAGCACAGGGCGGGGGGACGGACGTCAAGGAGACCTGCATGGGCATGTTGCGTAACACCCTGATCAAGCACCCCGGTCTCAGGGCCCAGATGGAATTTCTGGCGGCTCAGCACGGCATCGACATCGAGTTCGTCACCCACGCGTCCCCCCAGGAAGTCAAGGTCGTTCGTCCGCCGAAGCACGTCGTCGTTCTGTCGTTCGGCAACGACAGCAGCACCCGCGGGTTTAGCGCACTGTACGACAAGGAGCGGCTGACGTACGTCGGCCCCTGGAGCGGGTACGGCTCGTACTGCCCCGGGTGCACCTCCGGTATTCCCATCACCGTCCCGGCGGCCGCCGGCGGCACCAAGACCGTCGGTCTCCGGGTGGGCAACGTCATCTACCTGTACTTCTCCCTCGAGCAGCTGTTCGAGCATGGCACGTCGCTGGCGTGGCAGCCCGAGGACGCAGGCGGGTACGGCCTCGAGTACGTCGACGGCCTGGGGTACGGCCGGTGGGTGACTGGGGGCGATTCCGTCGCGCTGGTCCGCAAGCTCTTCAACGACATCTTCGACAAGCACATGCCGGAAGCGGCGAAGGCCGTCCTGGAGTTCAACTGGGACATCGAGCGGGCGGACTTCGTCACCCGCCAGGCGAGGTTCTTCGCCACCGTGTTCGAGAAGTGGTCGTCGCGTCTCTCGCAGGTCGAGCAGGAGAAGTGGAACGCCGGCGAGCACCTGCGGACGCTCTGTCGAGAGGAAGCGCATCTGCGGGCATCCTGCGAGGGCTGGGAGGCCGCCGCGCCCGCCCGGAAGAAGCAGGCGGAGGACGCGTTCGACACGTACATCTCGTACGTCAAGAACGGCGTCATCAGCGACGCCCAGTGGGCGGGGTCTACGTTCTCGTTCGTGGTCAACCCGCTGAACGTGGGCGGCGACCACGAGTACGCCACGGAGATGGGGCCGTGGAGGGTCTCGCTGGACTTCAACACGTGCGCCTGCAGCATCAGCAAGATGGACCACACCGTCCTGTCGTCGTCGGGCTTCTGGCACCCGCACATCAACCTGAGCGGGCGCCTCTGCATGGGCAACGCCGACGCGCTGCTGCACGAGGCCGTGGGTCGCTCGGACCTGGTCGGGGCCATCGCCGTCATCCTCGAGTTCCTGCAGGGGTACAACGAGGACTCCCCGTACTGCCGTATCGAGCAGTGGAACCCCGACTACTCCGATGACGACGACCACGAGAGCTGCTACGAGAACTCGAGCCCCCATGACTGTGTGTGCTGCTACCGGGACTGCGGGTACCGCGATGACGCCGAGTCGCGGTGCTGGGACTACCACGAGGACACTCCCAAGGACTGCATCCGCTGCCGCGACTGCGACTACGTCGACACCGCGGAAGAGAACTGTCACCGTGACCAGGTGAATTGCGGGTACGCCTGGAAGTGCGTGGGCGAGTGCGAGCTCAGCCGCTGCGCGTACTACCAGGACAGCGACAGCTGCTACGATTCCCACGAAGGCGCCGAATGCACGGACTGCTGCGTGGGCAGCGACTGCAGGCGCTACGTGGACTCCGAGGCCGCCGAGGAGCCCGAAGAGGCCCCCGTGGAGCAGGCGGCGGAGCAGATGACACCCGTCGGCGAGGCCGTCCCCGAGACGGTGGAGGAGACCGCATGAAGGCCGTCAGCAACGGCACTGTCCGGGTGAAGATCCTGGACCGCGAGTACCGCAAGCTCGACGCCTGGGCCCGCCTCGCCACCGGCGAGATTTCGGCCCTGGGCATGGTCGAGCTGGAGAGCGATGGTCCCCTGATCACCAGCCTCTTCATGCCCCGGCAGGTCTGCACGGGAGCCAGCAGCGACATGAACCAGGAGGACGTGGGCGCCTACCTCTGCGAGCTGATGGCGCGCGGGGAGGAGGGCAAGCTCCGCGCCTGGGTCCACAGCCACGGTGACCTGGGGGTTTTCTGGTCCGGCACCGACCAGAACACCATCAAGGACCTGGGCAGCGATCCGTACCTGGTCTCCGTCGTCGTCAACCGTAAGGGCGAGTACAAGGCCCGCATCGACATCAACAGCCCGTTCAAGGTCACGATGGAGGACCTGAGCCTCGTGGTGGTGTACCGGGCGGACAAGGACCTCGAGGACGAGTGCAGGGCGGAGCTGGCCGCGAAGGTCACCTCCCCGGCGCCCAGCAGCACGCTCGGACGCTTCTCCGACCGGTTCGCCGGCTTCCGGGACCCGCGCATGTCCTTCGGCCAGGGGTGGCCCCGGGACAAGGATGACGACCGCCCTTTCGCGGGAAGCGCGGCAAGCAGCGACGCGGGGGCCGCGGCCGCGCGGAGCGAGGCGACCCCGGACGTCCATGACGAGGGGGAGGAGTCCTCCCTCGACTCGTACACGGCCCTGGAGCAGCGCTACGGGTACCTCTACGATCTCGAGGACCTCGTCGAGTTCGCACACCGCGCCGGAGGCGACCTGACCCTGTACACCGCGACGGGGTTCAAGGGCGAGGCCGTCACCTTCCGCACCGAGAGCGAGCTGGACAAGGCCCACGAGATCGGCATGATGGACTCCCTGGCCTACGAGGTGTACTACCGGGCCCTCAACGAGTTCCGCGACCTGACCCTCCGGGGGCTGGAGGAGGCCATCGACGCGGCCTGGACGCGGTACGACATCGACGACCCGAACAGCGGCAGGCGGCTGGAGGACGAGGACGAGGACGAGGACGAGGACCCGACGCCCCCCTCGGCGGAGGACCTGCAGGAGGCGTACACGGGATGAGTGAGCAGGCGCAGCAGGTCATCACGCTCCCCAAGGAGGTCTACGTCCGCCAGAGCGGCATCCTGCCGTTCGAGGTCCTGAACAAGTCCACCGTCACGGTCATCGGTGTCGGGGCCATCGGTTCCTTCACGGCCTTCAGCCTGGCCAAGATGGGCATCGGCACCATCCACGCCTACGATCACGACACCGTGGAGCCCCACAACCTCCCGGCGCAGTGGTACCGGCTCAAGGACCTCGAGCAGAAGAAGCCCGACGCCCTGGCCAGCCTCCTGGCGGACTTCGGCGGCAACGTCGTGAGCCACCCGGAGAAGTTCGTGGGGCAGTCGGTCCGCGGCATCGTGGTCTGCGCCGTGGACTCGATGGACGCCCGCCTGGCCATCTGGCGGCACGTCAAGAAGTGCCCCAAGGTCGACCTGTTCATCGACGGGCGCATGGGCGCCGAGGTCGGCAAGGTCTACGCCATCCGCCCGAAGAACCCCGCGGAGGTGAAGCTGTACGAGGAGGACCTGTACCCGTCGTCCGAGGCCTTCCAGGCCCCGTGCACGGAGCGCAGCACGATCTACTGCGCCACGGGCCTCAGCGCATTCATGGTCTCCGCCATCGCCGGCTTCCTGTCGGAGCGGCAGTTCCGGCCGTACATGGTCGTGGACTTCCGCAACGGCGTGATGCTGTAGTCCATCTGAGGGCCCCTCGTCACACCCCCCTATGGGGGGTGTGGCGGGGGGTCCCCAGAAGCGGTTATTTTAGGCCCCGTGTGGGCATAAGAAATACGGCAGGAGGTACTGGTCGGCTGGCCCGCCAGCCCGGAGCACCAGGAGCCCTGTCGCCACACGATCAAAGAGGAACGCCATGAAGAAGACCCCGAAGACCGCCCCGACCTTGACCCCGTTCCAGCAGTTCGTGGTTGGCAGCGTCATCGCCCACCTGAGGGTGATGCTGTCCGATGCGTTCGCGTACATGATCCCCCTGGCCCCCGAGGACAAGCGCGAGGGCATCGGCGCCGCCGGCGCCGGGTGCGTCGACCTCGTCGATGAAATCGCGGGGATCCTGGCCACCACCCCGACGCCGGAGGACGTCCTTCCGGCCCTGATCGCCAACAAGCGCAAGCTGATGGCGAAGGTCGCGGCCATCGCCAGCCAGTTCTCCGGCGAGCCGGTCAAGGTCGAGGAGCTGGAGGAGTTCTTCGCGGGACTGAGGGCCCTGCGGGAGGGCGGCGAGCTCGCCGGCGACGGCGCGCGCATCAAGGAGCTGGAGACCGAGCTGACCGCGCGCGACGCGCGCATCACCAGCCTCGAGGCCGAGCTGGCCGCCGCGCGCGCCGCGGCCCCGGCCGCCCCCGCCGCCGTGACGCCCAGGGCCGCCATGGCGCGGCTGAAGAGCGTGACCGAGAGCCTGACAGGCGCGGTCGAAGAGCTCGTCATGCAGGGTGAGCTGAGCGACAAGAGCGCGGACCTGCAGGCCGAGGTCCGGGCCTTCGTCCGCGCCGCCGGCGTGGGCGAGATGGAGGTCGCGCCGGTCGTCCCGGCCGGGATGTCCCTGGAGGACCTCCCGCGCGTCATCGGCGACTTCGCCCACGCCAAGGGCGCGGACCCGCTGCTGAAGAAGGCGGCCGCGGCCGCCAAGGCCCTGTGCGCGTCGCTCGCGCGCGACGCGGCGGCGGCGGCGCGCGAAGCCGCGAGGGCGGCGAAGGAGGAGGCCGCGGCGCGCAAGGCCGGGCTCCCCGCGTGGAACGAGCTGCTGGGGTTCACGGCGCCGAAGGCCGCGGCCGCGTAGTCGACCCCCGGGCGGGGGGAGACCGTCAAGGGACGGCTCCTCCCGCCCAGCTCGACCATGCAGGAGGTTTACGGCGATGGACAGGGCAATCATCAACCTGACCCCCCACGACATCGTCGTGCGGGGACGCAGAGGCCCGCCCGCGGTCATCCCGCGGTCGGGTACCACCGCTCGGCTCACGCAGGCCGTGGCGGAGGTCGACACCCTCGTGTACGACGGGGCGAACATCCCCGTCGTGTCCCGCCTCCCGGGTCAGGTGGTCCTCTGGAGCGAGGCCACCCGGGAGAGCAGCGTTGGTTTGCCGGCGGTCGAGCCCGGCAAGGTCTGGCTCGTGTCGAGCATCGTGCGCGGCTACATGGAGCAGGCCGCGCTCGAAGCCGAGGTCGTGCGCCTGCGGGCGCTGGTGGTCCAGCTGGGAGGGAGCCCCGGCCCGGACGTGTCCCGACGTCGCGACGTTGTGTCCCCGGACTCCGGGGGCGCGGTGCGGAACCGCGACGGGGACGTGGTCTCCATCAGCAGGCTCATCCTGTAGAGGAGGTGAACGTGAGGTTCCTGATCGTCCTGGGCGGCGGCGGGGGCGGTGTCGGCGGACCCTCGGACCTCCTGGCCATCCTCGCCGCCCGGGTCGCCACTGACCTGGGCGTCTCCATCACCCCGCGCGACTGATGACCCACCGCCCGTGTCAGGGCAACTGCTCAGGAAGAGGGGCCGCAAGGCCCCTTCTTCTTAGCTCAGGCTTGCGGAATGCTCACCAATATCGTACAGTACTCTCGGTAACCGTAGGAGGTTGCAGTTGGGCACTCCCAGCGCGTGTGACTTGGCGTGGGCCGCCGGCTTCTTCGACGGAGAAGGCTCGGTGTCCATTCCGCTGGTCCACCCAAAGACAAGGGGCAAGGCGTACCGTCAGATGCAGCTGCAGGTAACCTGCACCAACACGTATCCGCAGGCCCTCAAGCGATTCCAGGAGTGGTTCGGCGGGCGGGTTACGACGGTTCACCGGGGCGCGAAGGATCACCCCCGTAAGCCCTGCTATAAATGGGCCATGGAGGCTAACGGGGCCGCCTCCTTCTTGAACGCCGTACGTCCATACCTCAAGGTAAAGCACGAGCAGGCGGACCTGGCGCTGCGATTTCAGTCCACCATGACATCCAGGAACACCGTTACGCTGGAACAGGTGGCCGAGCGGGCCGGGGTGCACGTTACCACTGCGTGCAACTATCTACGGGGGCTGCGCAAGGGTAACGCTGCAACCGTGCTGCGTCTTCAGCAGGCGGTGGCTGCCCTTGGGTGGACATCTGCGTCTGCTCACCGGTCAGACGCTACCTGGGAAGAGCGTCTGCGCATCCGCTCCGAGATCACCAGGTTGAACCAGCAGTCGCACGCGTTGCTGTAGGTTGTTCTGCAACCTGCCGGAATGGTACCATCAAGCTCGGTAGGAGGTGCGTGGGCAAATGGCGATCAGTTATGACGCAAAGGCGACGGTCGACTCCCTGATCAACACGGTTGCCAAGCGCATCGGGGTCATCTTCCCCATCGAAGGGCGGCAGCACACGCTCGAGGTGCAGGACGTGCAGGCCTCGGGCGACTGGGACATGAAGGACATCGACGGGTACATGCGTGCCAAGCTCCACGGACGCACGTGGGGCCTGCCTATCACCGGCACGCTCGTCGTGCGGGACAAGGCGACGGGCAAGGTGCTCGACCGCAAGCAGAACGCCCGCCTGATGACCCTGCCCGTGATGACCCGGCACTTCTCGTACATCGTGGACGGCAAGGAGTTCGACGCCACCCGTCAGTGGCGCCTGAAGGCCGGCGTGTACCACCGTGTGAAGGCGAACGGTCAGCTGGAGGCCCAGTGGAACCTCAGCGAGGGGCGCGGCTTCCACACCGCCTTCGACCCCGCTCGGCACAAGTTCACGATGCAGTACGCGTCGTCCACCGTGTCGCTGTACCCGGTCCTGCGTGCTCTGGGCACGTCGGATGCCGAGATCAGCCGGGCATGGGGGCCGGACCTGCTCGAGGGCAATGTCGGGTCTCCCGCGACCAGCGCCAGGGACCTCACGAAGCTCTACAAGGCCATCACCGGCAAGCCCCCGGCGGACGAGAAGGAGATGCTGCTGACCATTCGCGACACGTTCGCGAAGACGGCCATGCGCCCCGACGTCAACAAGATCACCCTCGGCCGGCCCGACGACCGGGTCACCCCTGGTGGGCTGCTGCAGTCCTCCAAGCGCCTGTTGGACATGTCCCGGGGCAAGGGGGAGCCCGATGCCCGCGACAGCGTGGTGTTCAAGGAGCTGCTGGACATCGACGACTTCGTCGACGACCGCCTCGTGGCGATGACCCGCAAGATCCAGGGCAAGGTGCGCAACCGACTGGACCACGAGAACAAGGTCGACGCCATCTACTCCGCGGACTACATGAACCACCCCGTCAAGACGTTCTTCACGGGGATGTCGCTGGCGGAGCAGCCGCGGCAGGTGAACCCCGTCGACATGTTCAGCTCCATGACGAAGACCACGGTCATGGGCGAGGGCGGCATCCAGTCTTCCCACGGTGTGCCCCTCGAGGCACGCATCCTCGACAACAGCCACGTGGGCGTGCTGGACCCCATCCACAGCCCCGAGGGCGGGAAGGTGGGCATCAACCTGCATCTGGCCCTGGGCGCCGGCAAGCAGGGCAGGGAACCCACGCTCTACGTGCGCGACCCGGCAACCGGCAAGATCGAGACCAAGACCGTGCAGGACCTGGAGCCCCTGACCCTGGCGTTCCCCGACCAGTTCATCCGCCGGCCGGACGGCAAGATGCAGCCGGTGGCGAAGATGGTCACCGCCCTGGGGCCGGGCAACGAGATCGTGCGGGTGCCGGCGTCGAAGGTGGACTTCGTCTTGCCGACGCCCAAGGCCATGTTCAGCATCACCGGCAACCTCGTCCCGTTCCTCCAGAACACCTCCGGCCCGCGCGTGTCCTACGCGATGCACCACATGGAGCAGGCCCTGGCACTGAAGTACCGGGAGCAGCCCCTCATCGCGGTGGCCTCCGGCGGTGAGCGCGCCCCCACCTTCGAGGACCTCGTCGGCAGGTACTTCACCTCCCGGGCTCCCGTGGACGGCCGCGTCGTGCGCGTCGCCAAGGACCACATCAGCATCCGGGGGACCGACGGCAAGCTCTACAAGGAGCCGCTGTACGTCGACTACCCGCTGAACGAGAAGTCGGCGTTCATCAACAGCGAGCCGGTGGTCAAGGCGGGCGACAAGGTCGAGAAGGGACAGGTCGTCGCGGACACGAACCACACCCGGGACGGGCAGCTGGCCCTGGGCGTGAACCTCAAGACCGCGTACATGCCCTACCTCTCGAACACCTACGACGACGCCATCGTCATCTCGGAGTCGGCGTCGCAGAAGCTCACGTCGCAGCACCTGTACAAGGAGCGCCTGGACGTCGACGAGGACATCACCGTCGACAAGGCCAAGTACCGGGCCATGTACCGCGACCGTCTGGACGACCGGCAGGCGAAGCAGCTGGACAACGAGGGTGTGGTACAGGAGGGCACCGTCGTACAGCCCGGGGACGTGCTGGTGACGGCTCTGCGGAAGCGCAGCCCCACCGAGGAAGAGCTGCTGGTCCGCGGCATCGCGAAGAGTCTGGCCCGGCCCTTCGCCGACGTGGCCGTGCGGTGGGAGAGCCAGTACCCGGGCGTGGTCAAGCGTGTGGTGAAGAACGGGGACAACATCCAGGTTCACGTGGCCAGTGAGGAGCCGGCCGGCGTGGGCGACAAGCTCTGCTTCGACCCCGAGACCGAGTACCTGGTGGAAGGCAAGGGCTGGGTGAAGAGCCCGCTGCTCACGCCGGACGACCGAGTGCTCACGTACAAGGCCCCCGAGAACCCCAGCCACCGCCGGTCCACCGCGGATGGGTGGCTCGAGTGGCAGTACCCGACACGGGTCGTGGAGTTCGACCACGACGGCCAGATGTACCGCGTGCTGACGGCCGAGATCGACCAGTTCGTGACGCCGAACCACAACCTCTACGTGAAGGTGCTGACGCGTGACCATCAGACCCTCCGGCAGAACCGCTTCCGGCTGGTGCAGGCCAGGAAGGTGCTGGGCAAGCCCGTCGTGCACGCGCAGTACGGCGCCAACGAGAATGTCCATGAGCCGGCCTCCCTGGAGTTCGGCAAGCGGACGGTGCCCACGCGGTCGTACCTGAAGCTGCTGGCCCACCTGTTCCGTCACGGCATCCGCCGGGACCAGCTGGTGTTCTTCCCCGGCAACGGCTACTCGGCGTCCTGCCGGCAGGCCATGGACGAGTGCGGCATCACGTACTCCATCCGCACCGTGGACAGCCGCGGCGGGCTGCTGACGAGCGACCCGCTGGTCTGCGACGTGGACTTCGAGAACAGCCTCCCGGCGTTCCTGGACACCCTGCCCACCCGGACCCTCAGCGCGTTCCTCCACGACCTGTTCCGCGGCACCCCGATGCTGTCCACCCAGCGCCACGGGGCCGGGTGCACCCGCATCGTGAACCGCAGCATGATCGACAGGCTGCAGGAACTGGGCGTCCGCGCCCGGGTGGTGTTCTGCGTGTCCCCCGGCCCGGGGGACAAGTACACGGCGTCCATCACCGTTCTCGGCAGTCGCGCGGCGGTGGGGAGCCCCGTCAACTTCGAACGGCGCGGGAAGAACGATGGCCTGGTGCAGTACACCGGCAAGGTCTACTGCTGCACGGTCCCGAACGGCATCCTGGTGACCCGCCGGAACTTCAAGGTGGTGCTCTCGGGCAACAGCGGCCGGCATGGCAACAAGGGCGTCATCTCGACGGTCCTGCCTGACGACCAGATGCCGCGCACCAAGGACGGGCCGGTCGACATCATCCTGAACCCCCTCGGCATCCCGAGCCGCATCAACGTGGGCACGGTCCTCGAGACCAGCCTGTCGAAGGTGGCGAAGAAGGAGGGGCGGCAGATCGCCGTGTCGAACTTCGAGCCCGACCCCTCGAAGCGCATCGTCCGCAAGACCATTCATGTGGCCCCTCACTCCCGTACCATCCAGACGAAGGAGGGCCCCAAGACCGTCCAGGTGGAGGGATACTCCTATGAGCGCGACTACACGGAAGCGGTCGAGGCGGAACTCGCGAAGGCGGAAATCTCCGAGAAGGAAGAGGTCACGGATCCGGTGTCCGGGAAGAGCGTGGGCAACGTCCTGGTGGGTTACCAGTACACCATCAAGCATGTCCACCAGGCTGAGAAGAAGCTCGCCGCCCGCTCTGGGGGCCCCGGGTACGACTACGACGCCAACATGGCTCCCAAGTCGTCCGGCCATGCCAGTGGCCAGTCGATGGGCGAGCTGGGCCTCTACAGCCTGCTGAGCCACGGCGCCCTCAGCCTCATCCGCGAGGGCACCACGTACAAGTCCGATGCCTCCCAGAGCGAGGTGTGGACCGCGCTCCAGACCGGTGAGCCCCTGCCCCCGCCGAAGCCCAGCTTCGCCTACGGGAAGTTCCTGTCCCTGCTGTCGGCCATGGGCGTGGCCGTGGATCGCACGGGCAGTCAGCTGAGCCTGCGGCCGACCACCGACGAGGATGTCCTGAAGCGGTCGAATGGCGAGCTGAAGGAGTCCACGCTGACCCTCCGCGCCAAGGACCTGAAGCCGGAGGAGGGCGGGCTCTTCGACGAGCGCATCACCGGCGGCATCCGGGGGGACCGCTGGTGCTTCGCGCACGACACGCTGGTGCTGACCGAGTGGGGTCCCATGCGCATCGGGACTCTCGTCGAGCACCGCATCCAGGTTCGAGTGTGGTCCTACGACTTCCAGGCGAAGGAGTTCGTGCTGCGACCCATCACCGAGTGGCACCGGAACGAGACCGACCCGTCTGTCGAGCCGGTGGGCACGCTGGTCTACCACACGCCGTACGGTGTCCTGGAGGCCCTGCACGGCACCTTCAAGCACGAGCTGATGACCGAGGATGGCGGGCGGCGGCCCATGGGTGAATCCGAGGCGCTCCTCTACGTGGACCAGGACGCATGAACAGGACGCTCACCAGGGACCAGATGCTCGAGCTCCAGCACAAGCACGCACCCGACGTGCAGCTGGTGGCCGAGCCGAAGCACTGGATCGGCAGCTTCTACATGCCGAAGTCCCGGGTGGCGAAGGCGCTGTACGGCGACTACCCCGAGAGCATCGTGGCCCCCGGCAAGTCCCCCGGCGTGTTCCTGCATGAGTTGGGGCATGCCACTCCGAGCAAGCTCCGCTCGGCGCTGCACCCCTTCTACTCCGTCGGCGGGGCCGGGTCGGCCATGATGCTGTTCGCCCCCGGCAAGGCCCGGCTGGCCGGCGCTGCGCTCTACGCTCCGACCGTGGCCGAAGAGGTCCGGGCCTGGGTGGCGGCCAAGAAGTACGCCAAGGAGCACGGCATCCACATCGACGCGAAGTACCCGGCGTTGGGACTGGGCAGCTACATGCTGCCACCGGTCTACGCCGCGGTGCACGCGCTGAAGCGAAAGGGCATGCGCCCGCTGACGGCGAAGGGCCGCAAGATCGCCTGGGCCACCACCGGCGCCGTCATCGGGGTGCAGGAGGCTCTGGACTACCTGCAGGGGCGGAAGGCTGTCAGGGCGCTGCGCCGGGCGCAGGAGAACGGGGGGCAGTTCCGATGAGGGGTGCTGACTCCATCCAGTACCTGCGAGGCCTGGGCGTCTTCCCCGGCCGTGGACGCCGGACCATCATCAGTCGCCTCTACAAGCACCACATCGGGGGCTACGACAGCGGGAAGTGGATCCAGAAGCAGGCAGCCTGTGACCCTCGCCTCAAGCTCCTCGGTTGCGTGGCCGGCATCAGGGTCTTCCAGGTGGACGGCGAGGCGGTGCGCCTGCACTACCTCGCCGACTTCGTCCAGGGAGGCAACCACGAGGTCTACCCGTGGGTCCCGGAGAACGAGGTCTGGGTCGAGGACAACCTCTCCCGCCCCAAGGCCCTACTCATCGCCCTGCACGAGCTCGTCGAGCGGGCATGGATGAAGCGCGGCCGCAAGTACCCAGTGGCCCACGTGTACGCCTTGTCGGTGGAGCGCTACTGCAGGCAGCACCCCGCCGCCATTCACACCCTGCTCACCGCGGCGGCCCACGGCGTCCTCTTGGCCATGCCCGAGGAGCGCAAGGTCATCGAGCGGCAGAACGCTCGCGCGCGCAGCGAGGGCTGACGCCCGGCAAGAACGTGATTTCTCAGGTATAAGTGCCTTGCACCCCGAACCATAGGAGGTCTACGTTGGGAGCCCCTCGTCGTCCGCCGGAAGTGAAGGCAGAGGAGGCCACGCCGCACCAGAAGTACTGGCTGGCCAACGGCATGGAGGTCCGGCCGTTCCGGTGGGACCCCAGCACCGAGAGCGTCATGTGCAGCCGGGAGATCAGCCCGGGGCACCGCAAGCGCGACTACCCCGTCAAGTTCGGCACTACTCTCTTTACCACCCCGCCGCTGAAGGTCGAGAAGCCGGCGGCGGGGGAGGAGCAGTTCGACACGTCCGCAGCCAGGACCGTCCGCCTGGATTGCACCAAGCCCAACCTCAGCGGTCCGCTCAGCCCGGAGTTCCGGGAAGAACTCCAGGTGCCGACGGCAGGCGCAGCGCTCCCGCCGGTCCAGGCCAACGCGGCGCCTGACGACGCCATGGGTCGCATGATGGCGCTCCACGCTCTTCGAGAGGCCATGACGGCGGCTCTGAGCGAGAACACCAGCCGGAAGTGGCAGTACTTCCTCATCGCCTGCCGCCTCAACCCGCAGCTGCGGGCCACGAAGTCCATCCTGGTTCAGGCCGAACTGGACGCCCGGGCGGTGGACGCCCAGTCGACGGAAATCATGAACGCTGCCAAGAAGCTCTAGGAGAGGAATGACCATGCCCACCAAGAAGAAGGCCGAGCCCGCGAAGAAGGCCACCGGTCCGAAGTCCGTCGTCAAGGACGTCACCGCCCCGCCGCTGCTGGTCACCGTGAAGGGCCACAAGTACGGCCTGGACGTGGAGACGGAGGAGGGGAAGCCCTCCGTCAAGTGCGACTTCGTGGCCGGCGCGCCCAAGCACTACGACCTGGGGGACGGCTACCTGATGATGTCGGGCGAGCTGCAGCTCGCCAACGGCCAGACCGCCTACGCCGTGCTCGAGATCAGCCTCGAGGACGGCGGCGAGCACTGCGGCACCGGCTTCATGATCCCGGCCTACGACGGGCAGCCGCAGGCCATCGTCTTCCAGGGCGAGAGCAACTTCCTGCCGCAGATGCGGCGGTTCGGGCTCTCGTCCAAGGACATCTTCCCGTACCGCTACAACTACCACGAGCACCTCGAGCGTGACCACCACGTGGGCGACGACGGCTGGAGCCTCTGATGGGCAAGTCCAGCATCACCATGGACACGCTGCTGGACTTCATCGACGCCCTCGAGGGGGACGTGCTGGACCGGGTTACCGAGTTCCTCGACGAGCACGTCTGCGACGGGAAGGCGGCGGAGGCGTCCGAGATCAACAACTGCGGTCCCCTGACGCAGCTGGAGTACATCCTGGGCGACCCGAGTCCGTCGGAAGAGGCGCTGCAGGACATGCTGTCTGGCCTCAAGTACGCGGCGGAGTAGGGTGCTTGGCTCCGGGCGGAAGTCGTCGTAGAATCACCCGTTGAACCGGAGAGCTGACATGCTGAGGGTCGGGAGCCTGGCGTACACCGTCGAGGTGCTGCGGGACAAGATGGGCGGCAGCAAGCCCCTCATCGTGCCCGTGCGCATCCAGGAGATGCCGAACGAGGCCGGGGAGTACCTGGTGACCTACGTTGCCAGCCCCGTCGAGCGCAAGCCCTTCCGCTGCAAGAAGGTGTTCGAGACCAAGTCCGAAGCACTGAGGGCACCGTGAAACTGCAGGTCTACAAGGTCCGCGCGTACATCGAAGTCGAGGCGCCGCCGAAGTTCGAGGGCATCCTCGCGGAGATGACCGACGACATGCTGAAGAGCATGCTGCCGGCCGACGACATCACCACCCCGGACGGCACGGTTGTGCGCTTCGTCGGCTCGATGGTCACCGAGGTCGAGACCACTACCATGACCGTCGACTACGAGCCCCCCGAGGCAGCGTAGGGGACAAGGGGGCGTAAGCCCCCTTGTTTCTTAGCTGACAGGCGGTATTTCATCCTCCGATTGTGGGATAAGAAGTACGGAAGAGGAGGACTGCTTCGTTTGGGGTGGAGCACCCCCGGAAGACGAAGCAGCCCCCAAGGCGAGCGCCCCCTGCGCGGGGCCATGCAAAGGAGGTTCCCTCATGTGCAACCGGCTGCTGGTCGTGACGATGGACGGGAAGGGCAACGCGAGGATCGTGAACAACGAGCTGATGATGGACGCGCCGGCCGCGACCAGGCGGACCGTCGAGGTGCTGAAGGGCCTGACCGACGAGGGCGTCGCCGCGGTCGTGGTCGAGACGGACTTCAAGGGGTACTTCCTGGGCCTGCGCGCGGACCTGGCGGTCATCGCGGCGAAGCCGGACCCCCTGACCGAGGCGGTCCAGGGCATCCTCGAGGTGCTGAAGGCGCGGCTCCCGGCCGCGACCCCGATCCCGACCCCGGTGCCGGAGCCCACGCCCGACGTGCCCCCCGCGGCCTGACCCCGGCCGCCCGCGCGACGCGGGCATGAACCGCCGGACTTCCCCGTGTGCGAGAGAAGGGCGAAAGCCCTTCTTCTTAGCCCGGATCTGCACACCTTCAAGTGGGCATAAGAACTGCGGAAAGGGCGTGCCTGGTCGGCTCGCCCTCATGTCGTCGCCCTCGGGCGAATGCAGGAGCAAAAGATGAAGACGGCGCTGATCACGGGCATCACGGGGCAGGACGGCAGCTACCTGGCAGAGCTGCTCCTCGGGAAGGGTTACCGGGTGGTGGGGCTGATGCCCCGCCGGTCCAACCCGGACGTGCAGACCGCCAAGCTGGCCCCGGTCATACCCAGCCCCGACTTCATCCTGGAGTCGGGCGACCTCACCGACGGCGGGTCGCTGGCCCGCCTCGTCCGCCTGGCGCAGCCGGACGAGGTGTACAACAGCGAGGTCCGGGGGGAGATCCGCGCCACGGCCGCGGACCTCGGCTTCCCCATCACCCCCGACCAGGTTGAGTGGGTCAAGGTCGCCATCATCCCCCGCGTTCGGAGCGTCCGCGCCCTGGAGGTGGCCGTCAAGGCGGCGTTCTCCCCGGGAGGCTCCTGAAGCGTCCCCACGCGCGCCAGGTAGGCGCGCAAGCCCCGGCAGCTCGCCGGACCCCAGAAGAACAGGCGCAAGCCTGTTTCTTAGCCCCTCGACTCTGCTACAATTTAACCCAGGACCTTGAGGCAAGCCTGCATGAAACTGGTCAGCGCACCCTGCAAGTGGCACCCGTCCCAGACCAACGAGCGGCAGGTCCTCTACAACATCGGTGTCGACGACACCCACAACTACATCGCCGGCGGCGTGCTGGTGGGCAACTCCCACTTCAAGCTGGCCGAGCCGATGCCCAACCCGGTCTACGAGCGCGCCATTCGTGCTCTCACCGGGCTCAGCTCGGAGCAGTACCACGGCATCCTGGAGGGCAAGCTGGCCCTCTCCCCGGACGGCACACTGGTGCCCGACGATGACCAGGAAGGGGTCCTGCGGGGCGGCTACGCCTTCGAGAAGCTGCTCTCGTCCATCGACCGGGACAAGGAGCTGGATGGCCTCCTGTCGTCCGCCGCGACCGCCAGAGGGCAGAAGCTCGACGACATCGTGAAGAAGGCGAAGATCCTTCGCGGGCTGAAGAAGGCCAACCTCCAGCCCACGGTGTACCTGCAGCGCGTCATGCCCGTGCTGCCCCCGCAGCTCCGACCCATCACCATCACCGGCAGCGGGGACATCTCCTACGACGACCTGAACGGCGTCTACAAGGCCATCGCCCTGGACAACAAGCAGCTGACGGACTTCCCGAAGGGTCTGCCGGAGACCGAGAAGGGGCACGTCCGGGCGGAGCTGTACGACGGCATGAAGTCTCTGGCCGGTCTCGACGGCGCGCTGAACCGGGAGCAGGAGATCAAGGGCATCCTCGACCTCATCCACGGCAGCGAGCTGAAACACGGCTTCTTCCAGAAGAACCTGATGAAGCGGCGCCAGGACATGACCGCGCGCGGTGTCGTCATCCCCGACATGAACGTCGGCATGGACGAGCTGGGCATCCCGAAGACCGTGGCCAAGACGCTCTACGAGCCCTTCGTCGTGAAGGAGCTGACGCAGCCGCCCTACTCGATGAACGTCGCCGACGCCAAGCAGGCGCTGAAGGACGAACGCGAGGCGGCCATGCGCATCCTCGACACGCAGCTGGAGAAGCGCCCCCTGGCGATGAAGCGCGACCCCGCCCTCCACCGCCACAGCGTCCAGGGGTTCTACCCGAAGATCGTGTCCGGGAACGCCATCCGCGTGAGCCCCCTCGTCGTGGCCGGGTACAACATGGACTTCGACGGCGACCAGGTCAGCCTGTACGTGCCCGTGACGAACGAGGCGGCCGAGGACGTCAAGCGCATGACCCCCAGCAACATTCTGAAGAGCCCCACCAGCCACGAGATCATGTACTTCCCCCGGCTGGAGGCGCAGCTGGGGCTGTTCATGATGACCAAGCCCGGAGAGCGCAAGGCCACGGCCTACAGCAGCGAGTCCGCCCTGCTGAAGGACTACGTCGACGGCAAGCTCGAGCAGACGGACATCGTGCGGCTCAACGGGAAGGACACCACGCCGGGCCGGGCTATCGTGGCCGGTGCGCTGCCCGCCGGCGAGACCCGGGAGAAGGTGCTGCATGACCTCGACTTCGACCTCACTGGCAAGAACACCCGGCGCATCATCGGAGCACACGCGTCGGAGCCCAACGTCTACAAGGGCATCGTGCAGAAGCTGAACCAGATCGGCTTCACCCAGGCCACCGCCATGGGGTACAGCGTGGGGCTGAAGGACTTCCGTACGCTCAAGGTCATCCGGGACGCGGCGTTGAAGAAGGCCGACATCGCGGCGTCGCACCTCCCCGAGCACGCCCCCGACCGCAACGAGCGGCTGGTGAAAATCTACATGGACGCGTCGGAGGAGATCCGGGAGGGGGCCGAGAAGAAGTTCGGCAAGGAGTTCAACGCGCTGATGACCATGTGGAAGGCAGGGGCCAAGGGCGACTGGCTGAACATCCGCCAGATCCTGTCCACCCCCATGATCGTCGACAGCCCCACGGGCCCCGTGCCGCTGCCCATCCGCCACTCGTACAGCGAGGGCCTGGACTCGGCGGAGTACTGGATCGCCGGGCACGGCGCCCGCAAGGGCATGTACGACCGCGTCATGGAGGCCAGCCTGCCCGGGTCCATCAACAAGCAGCTGACCAACGTGGCGATGGGCATGTCCATCACCGAGCCCGACTGTGGGGTGAAGGCGGGGATCAGCCGCCCCGTCGACTCCCCCGACATCATCGACCGCTACACCGCGGAGCCCGTGAAGATCGGCAGCAGGACCCTGCCCAAGAACACGCTCATCACGTCGCAGATCGTGGACAGCCTGAAGAAGGCCAAGAAGACCTCAGTGGTGATCCGCAGCCCGCTGCGATGCTCCGCCCACAAGGGCATGTGCTCGAAGTGCTACGGCCTGGGCCCGGACGGCAAGCCGGCCAGCGTGGGGACCAACGTCGGCGTCATCGCCGCGCAGGCCCTCGGCGAGCGCGGCACCCAGCTGGCCCTGCGGAGCTTCCACTCCGCCGGCGCCACCTCGACGAAGAAGTCGGTCATCAACAGCATCGGGCGCGTGCGGCAGCTGGTGGCCATGCCCGAGATCCTGCCGGGCAGCGCCACGCTTTCCACCGAGGGCGGAACCGTCTCGAGGGTCGAGAAGGACCCGGCCGGCGGCTTCCGGGTGTGGGTGGGCGACACCGACCACTACGTGCCGTTTGGCATGGACCTCATCAAGAAGCGCGGCGACAAGGTGAAGAGGGGCGAGGCCCTGTCGAAGGGCGTCGTGAACCCCCACGAGCTGCTGCCGCTGGCCGGCGTCAACGCGGTGCAGAGCTACCTGGCCGACGAACTGGACGGGCTGTACTCGCGAGAGGGTGTGCGGCGGGTGCACGACGAGGTGCTCGTCCGCGCCGTCACGAACCTGGGCACCGTCGTGGACCCCGGGGACCATCCCGACCTTCTGCCGTCGGACACCACCAGCGTGCAGTCCATCGAGGCCTGGAACGCGGAGCACCGCGGCGAGAAGCCGGTGAAGTACGAGACGGTGCTGAAGGGCGTGGACGTGCTGCCCCTCGAGCAGACCGAAGACTGGCTTACAAGGCTGGCGTACAGGCGACCTGCTGAGACCATTACCCGGGGGGCCGTGGAGGGCTGGACGAGCCACCTGCATGGAAACTCCCCTGTTCCCGGGGTGGTCTACGGTGCCGAGTTTGGCCTTCCCCCGAAGGGCAGCAAAACCCCCTATTGACGGGCTAGAGCAGACCGGCGTACACTTCCAGGCGGGAGGTCGCGATGAAGCGGGTCTCGGCCGAGGTGCGGCGTCAAGCTCTTGCCATGTACGCAGCGATGGTCCCCACGGCGACCATCGCGAAGGTGTTGTCGCTGTACCCCAGCACCGTGTCCCACTGGGCGCGCGCCGCGGGCGTGACCAGGCCCCGCTCGGAGTCCTGTCGCAAGTACACGCTGGACACGAAGTTTTTCGCCAGCATCGACTCGGAGGCCAAGGCGTACTGGCTGGGATTTCTCTACGCCGACGGTTGCGTGTACCGGCAGACCGTGCGCGTTCTGCTCTCCTCGACTGACGAGGGGCACCTGCAGCGGCTGCTGAACTGCGTTGGCAGCGACCAACCCATTCGGAGTGTGCGCTGCGGGAAGCACCCGGGGGCGCTGCTGGTTGTGCGGAGCTGCGACTGGGTGATGGACCTGAGTCGGCACGGCGTATGCCCACGCAAGACCTACACCGGTCAGCACCCCACTAATGTACCGGCAGCGCTGGTGCGGCATTTCGTACGGGGGGTGTTCGACGGGGATGGCTGCGTCTCGTACTCTCGCAACCAGGCCGCCGTTGATTGGACAGGCGGGGAGGCGTTTCTTCGGTGGCTGGCGGTGCAGATCACCACAGAGGTGGGGTTGTCGGGGCACTCCCCGCGCAAGACGGCCAGCAAACATGCCTGGCGTTTGCAGTACGCCGGCAACCGCCAAGCCGCAGCACTTCGTGACTGGATGTACCGAGATGCAACGGTGTGGTTGCCGCGTAAGCGCGAACGGTTTGATCAGCCGCCGACGAGCAGCAAGACCCCGTATTGAGAGGCAGCCATGCGGTACATGCGGTGGGCCTGCGCGATGCTCTTCACCCTCTCCATCTCCCCTGCCATTTTCCTCATCTGCTGCGTGAAGGCCGTGTTCGGCATCTCCGCCGAGTAGCGGTTGAAACCGCGCGCCCGTAGGTATAAGGACTACAGAAGGGTACCGCCTCGGCTCAGGCCGAGGTTCCTGACGTTTTTACACGCCCGCAGCGGAGGAGGAGACCAGTGGACGGACCGGGGACGGTACGGGCTCGGGTCACGAGGTTCAGGCACAAGAACAGCGACACCGGATTCGTCATCGCCATGGTGCGGAACCTCGACGCGCTCGACCAGGCAGAGGTCAGCGTCAAGGGCACCATGGACATCGACATCGGGTGCATGTACGAGTTCGAGGGCCGCTGGGAGACCCATCCCAAGTACGGCCCTGGCATGATCGTCAGGTCGTACCGATCCGTTGCGCCGACGACGTCGGACGGCATCGAGGCGTACCTGTCGAACTCCGACCTGTTCCCGAACATCGGCCCTGCGCGCGCGGCGCAGCTGGTCGACAAGTTCGGCGACAAGACGCTGGAGGTCATCGAGAAGGAGCCCGCACGCCTTCGCGAAGTCTCCGGCCTCACCGAGGAGCGCGTCGCCGCCATCGTAGCTTGCTACGTGGCCAACCGTGACAAGCACAAGCTCTTCACGGACCTCTACGCGCACGGTTTGACCCCGTTCCAGGTGAGCAAGCTGTTCGCCAAGTACGGGTCGCGGGCCGTCGAGGTGCTGCAGAACGACCCCTACGCCGTCACGGAGATCGACGGCTTCGGGTTCACCACGGCGGACAACCTGGCCATGCGCTTCGGGATGTCCAAGACCAGCGAGAAGCGCGCCCTGGCGGCGGTCTGCTACCTGCTCGACCAGCTGAGCAGCGAAGGACACACTCGGGTCACGGCGGCCATGCTGACCGCCAAAGCCGGGGAGCTGCAGCTGCAGATCCCGGACGAGAGGCTGGGCAAGGCCGTCCACAGCCTCGTGACGGACCCGGGCCTGGCCTACAAGGGCGTCGGGTTCTCCGGTGACAGCCTCCACCTCGTGCAGCTCTACAATTGCGAGCTGACGGTCGCGGCCAAGCTGAAGTCCCTCTACACCACGCCGCTCGACCGGGGGCTGGATTTCGACTTCGCGCCGTTCGGGCTGAACGAGAAGCAGCGGGAGATCGTGAAGGCCAGCCAGCTCTCCCGTGTCCTGGTGGTCACCGGCGGGCCGGGCACCGGCAAGAGCCACACGCTGGCCGCGCTGCGGTCCTCCTGGCTCTACCACCGGTTGCGCGTCGGCTACGCGGCCCCCACGGGCAAGGCGGCCCAGCGGATGGCCGAGATGATGGGGCACCAGGAGCAGACGTTCACCATCCACCGGTTGCTGGGGTTCAACCCGGTCATGGGGTGGGAGTACGACGAGCTGAACCAGCTGCCGTACGACGTGGTGGTCGTCGACGAGGTCTCCATGCTCGACATCGAGCTGGCGGCCGCGCTCCTGCGCGCCATCGACCATGAGCACACCCAGCTGGTGCTCATTGGCGACGTCGACCAGCTGCCGTCCGTGGGCCCGGGCGCCGTGCTCAAGGACGTCATCGAGTCGAGCAAGGTGCCCGTCGTCCGCCTGACCGAAATCATGCGGCAGGAGGCCACGTCGAAGATTGTCACCGCGGCGCACGCCATCAACCGCGGCGAGAGCTTCGAGTTCGACAACAAGGTCGACGACCTTCGGGTCTACTTCTTCCCCGACGAGGCAAGCCAGGAGTCCATCGCCGCCGGGGTCGTAGGCATGATCACCAACAAGCTGCGGGAGGAGGGCTGGGACGCGGTGAACGACGTCCAGGTCCTCACCCCCATGCGCTCCCACGGCGCCCTGGCCGCGGACAACCTGGGCGTCATCCTCCAGAAGACGTTCAACCCCGCGGTGGAGGGTCGCCCCGAGCTGAAGCTGTGGGGCAAGGGCGAAGAGGCCACGCTCGTGCGCCTGGGCGACAAGGTCATCCAGACGAAGAACGACTACGAGCTGGGCGTGTTCAACGGGGAAATCGGCACGGTGGTCGACATCGGCCCGGTGCCCGGCGGTAAGGGGAACGCCCAGCAGATGCGGGTGGACTACGCCGGCGGGCGGCCGCCCGTCGTCTACGCCAAGGCGGACAAGTGGGCGCACCTGCGGCTGGCCTACGCCCTGACCATCCACAAGGCGCAGGGCAGCGAGTTCCCCGTCGTCATCGTTCCGCTGCACCGGGCGCAGTACAGGCTGCTGAACCGGCAGCTGCTCTACACCGCGGTGACCAGGGCGCGCAAGCTCTGCATCATCCTCTGCACCCGCAAGGCAATCTCCCAGGCCATCACGTGCAACGACCAGGCGCAGAGGCTCACGAGGCTGAAGGCCATGCTGGTAACCTGAGAAGGAGGAAAGTGCCATGGAGGACACCCCGCTGGACCGCTTCTACGACTGGTTGCGCCAGCAGGAGAGCCCCTCGAAGTACCTCGTCGACCTGGTGCGGCGACTCGTCGCCGAAGACCTTCTGAGCGGGTACCTCGTCGCCACCACGATGCTCGACGAGAGAGTCCACGCGGCCGTTCGAGCGAGCAACCGCAAGGGGGCCATCAAGATGGTCATGAAGCTGCTGCCCCAGGTCGTGAAGAACGACGCCATGCGGCAGCTCATCGAGATGCTGATGTCGGACAGCACTGCAGTCCTCGACTGCAGCAAGTGCAACGAGCGGGAGCGCTGCCCGTTCCTCAAGCACCACCAGCCCACTACCATCAAGCCGGAGGAGATGAACTGATGACGAACTTCGAAATCGCGGCCGCCCTGACGGACACCGTCGGGCGCATCCCCCACCTGACCGGCCTGTACTTCCGGCCCCTGCCCAGCGAGTCGGAGACGCAGGAGTCGGTCATGCTGCACGCGCTGTACATCGTGCCCGACGCGGACAAGGTGTACGGCGAGGAAGGCAGCCAGCAGGAGCAGGAGGCGGTGGCCATCGAGGACGAGCAGGAGATGGCCTTCGCCACGCGCACGGGCTACGTCCTCGCGGTCATCGACGTCCGGAAGGACGTCCTCGACGGCATGGACGCTCGCAAGGGCATGGTCTTCGAGAAGGTCCCCCTCTACTCGGGGGTGGTGTGATGCCCGAGCTGCCCGACCCCAAGCGCCCGGACAACTGGAAGGAGGAGGTGGCCGAGGTCCACCACCGGCTGGCCGTGGGGCTCAACCCGTACCTGAGGTACATCTGGGAGTACGCCACCCCGGAGAACGTGGCCCTGTTCGCAGTCGAGATCCAGATGACCCCCAAGAGCACGCCCGTCAAGACCGAGTTCACCGCCACGCCCCTGCAGGCGTACGACCTGCTGCTCCAGCAGCTCAGCGGCCCGGCCACCAGCGTCAAGCCGACGACGTCGGCCGCAGCTGCAGTCCCCCCGGCGTAGCCGGACAAGCTCGCAAGTACTCGGTATAACAGCTCTGACCGCCACCTTCACCGTAGGAGAAACCATGGACCCGAACGGCATCCTGATCTGGGGCTTGAGCCACTCGTCGAACCGCCGCCGCCATGCGCGCGCGGGGGAGGAGCTAATGCTCCCGATCACCTCCGCCAACGAGAACCTGCCGAGCCACCTGCACCTGCCGAGGAAGACGCCGGACCAGTTCTTCGACTACTACGGCCGGCAGTGGCCGTGGTCCCAGCTGCCGAAGGACATCCAGAACAGCTGGTCCGTCGACGAGGTCATCGGTGGCGGACTCGGCGTCCGGCCCAACGGCCGCAACACCCGGTACGCGCACGTCCTGACGTGGGTCGACGACAAGCTCATCATCGAGGAGGGCACCAAGGCCCCGACCTCGGACGAGCGCACGGTCCTGAACCTGCTCTCCGCCGCGTTCATGCGGCGCTGCGAGCTGGTCTTCCGCGGCGAGCTGGAGACCTGGGTCAAGGACCACATCGAGCGGGCGGACGCGACGCCGCTGTCGACCGAGCCCTACGCCCAGTCCTGGTACATCCTGCCCCAGTTCGCGGACGACTTCATGGCGATGGCCAAGGCGCTGGACGGCGAGGGCATCCTCATGTACGCCAAGCTGGCCGACGTCCAGGGCAGCGGCGTTCGGCACGAGGTCGAGGCCTACCTCAAGACCAGGATGGACACGATCACCCCGACGCTCCTCAAGAACCCCACCGAGGAGGACCGGCAGAAGGCCGTGCGGCTGCTGACCGTCGTCATCCCGGCGTACGACGAGGTCTTCGGTGTCAAGTCCCTGCCGACGGTGGCGCGCGGCATGGCCCTGATGCACGCCATCCTGGGGGTGTGACATGGGACTCGACGTCTACTTGTGGTACAGCGGCATGGGTGAAAAGGAGCAGCGGCGCTGGGAGAAGCGCGCCGACGAGATCCTGGGCCCCGTCCTGGAGAAGTACACGACCGAGGAGGTCACTCGGAAGGTGCCGATGCTCTTCGACGGTACGGAGGAGACGCGCACCTACAAGCGGATCCCCGAGGACCAGAAGAAGGCCTGGGCCGACGAGGCGGAGGCCGCGCTGAGGGCCGAGGGCTTCGTCATCGACCGCATCGGCAACGACTGGGTGCGGGGCAAGCCGCCGCTCGAGGTGGGTGGCCACTTCCAGCAGAACTCGGCCATCCACCCCGACCACCTGTTCAAGGTCGGGTACCTCCGCTCGTCGTACAACAGCGGGGGCATCAACAGCATCACCCGTGAGCTGATCGGGATGGACCTGTACGACGTCTTCGACCCCAAGGACCGGTACAGCTTCGCCCCGGCGTGGGTGGCGGCCCGGGGGCGTGCCGTGCACGTCCAGGAGAAGCTGAAGCAGAAGGCGGAGGAGCTGGGGGGCCTGTCGGCGGAGGAGATCCCCATCTACCTCAACTCCCACCCGAACACCGAGAAGGAGCGGCCGCACAACTCCCAGGAGGCCATGGCGGTCTTCCGCAGGCAGTACGAGGGCCAGGTCGGCTTCACCTTGTATTCCAGTGGCCTGGGGCTGTTCATGCTGAAGCACCCCATGCGTACGGTGGCGCTCATCCGCGGCGCCAACCACGTCCTGGGCACCCGCCCCTCGATGTTCGCGGTGACCCGCCCCTACAACAAGGGCCTCGTGCCGCTCGGCACCCCGGGCGTCGCCCCGGACGACGTCCAGGTGTACAAGGTCCAGATCACCAACTCGGGGGACAACCCCCTGGGGCTGCCCAGCGACCGGGGGCAGGTCCTGCACGCGTACGAGGTGACGCGTTCGCTGGAGCCCCGCGTCGAGTGGCGGAACCCCTGGGACCTCATCCGTGTCGAGAACCCCAGCGAGCAGGTCTACCAGGACATGAAGGACGCCCCCCTCGAGCAGGCCCTCTCGTACGAGGGGCACCAGCGGCTCGTCGTGGCGTACCCGGGCATGTGGTACCCGGGCGGGTTCCTGATGTACGCCTTCATCGTGGGCCTCGACGAGGAGACCGGGGTGCCGGTGGGGTACGTCATCGGCCGGCCGTGCGCCGCCGAGGACAAGCTGCAGGACGAGTCCAACCTGCAGTGGTACATCAACGCCTACGACGTCGTGATCGAGACCATCGACTTCGTGCTGGCGAAGCCGCCGGCGGAGCGCCGCAAGTGGCGCCTCCACTGGAGCAGCTGACATCGGGTCATGTGGGCCTGCCCTTCTCCCGCAAAGGGGGGAGGGGCAGGCCCTGTTCTCTAGCTTGGAGGCGACATTGAGCAAGGTGGATCTGCGAGAGGCCCTGGATGCGCAGCACAAGGACGACGTGATCGTCATCGTCCGACGGCCCTACTCGGCGAACCCCGCCGACAGCTACCTGGAGGTGGTGCTCGCGTTCCGCGGGGACGAGCCCATGATGCCCTGGGTCACCTGGACCTACAACAAGCAGTCCGGTGGCTACGGCGAGGGCCACTACTTCAGCGACATCGTCAAGGCCGCGAATGACTTCGAGGTCCGCGGCACCAAGAAGCAGCAGGAGACGGTCAAGGTCGCCGTTTTGCAGGAGCAGCTGGCACGGGCCGCCGACCTGCTGGAGGTCCTGAAGAACGGCGGGGATGACAGCGTGTGGACCGAGGTGGACGAACTCATCGAGGAGGTCAGGGAAGGATGAAGGACGACAGCAAGGTGTGCGAGTGCGAGTGCGAGTGCGAGTGCGAGTGCGAGGACATGCACAAGGAGAAGGACCCCAACGACACGCGGGTCCACCTGAACGAGGAGAACGAGAAGTTCCAGAAGGAGATCGTCCCGCAGTGGGAGAAGGAGCTGGATGGGCTGAAGACCCCCGAGGACCTGGCGAAGTTCGTCCACCACCTGATGGACGACTACGTGCACGACTACGGGACCGTCTGCTACGCCCTGGGCTACGCGGCGCTGGCCGGCGCCAGGGTGGCCGACCGCCACCCCGGGCAGGGTGGCATCACGGGCTTCCAGGCGGGGGCCGTGATGTGGACCTTCATCCAGAAGTGGACCCTCGAGAAGGGGCCCATGAAGCTGGTGCGGTTCAGCAACATGCTCTACCCCCAGTACGACTACCGGTTCGCCCGCACCATCACGAAGGACACGTGGGGGTGGCTGAAGGCCGAGGCCAAGCGCCTGCTGCAGGAGAGCAGCGACGCCGCCGCTGAGCGCGTCGTCGAGCACTGGAAGTCCATCGTGGCCGGCGTGGTCCCCTTCGGCTACGCCGTCGCGGACGACGACTGATGGACGAGAACCGCTGGAACTTCGACGAGATCGACTGGCCCACCACCAGCTTCAACCTGCGCTCCCACCTCGTCCTCGCCGCCCGCCGGGGCAGCGAGGCCCACGGCACGTACATCCCGCCCGAGGACGCCACCGGCGTCGACGACCGGGATGTGCTGGGCATCGTCGTGTCGCCCCTCGACCACTACATGGGGGTCAGGAACGACTGGTCGAAGGCGGAGGCCCAGAGCATCAAGGGTCCGTGGGACGTCGTGCTCTACGACGCCCGCAAGTACGTACGTCTGCTCATGGCACAGAACCCCAACATCCTGATGAGCCTCTGGTGCGAGCCCGAGGACTACCTGTACATCTCGGAGTTCGGCAGGGCCCTCCTGGGCATGCGCGAGCACTTCAAGGGCCGCCACGCGTTCCACGACGCGTGCGTCGGCTACGCCCGGGGGCAGCTCTACAAGATGACCCACGGCAGCCTCGGCACGGGGTACATGGGCGAGAAGCGCAAGGCCCTGGTCGAGCAGTTCGGCTACGACTGCAAGAACGCGGCGCACCTCCTCCGCCTCCTGTACATGGGCGCCGAGTTCCACAAAGAGGGTGTGCTGCACGTCCGCCGCACGTGGGACCGTGAGCGGCTCATCGACATCAAGCGGGGCAAGCACACGCTGCAGGAGGTCTCCAAGATGGCGGAGGACGCCTTCCGTGAGGCGAACGCCGCGTACGCGGAGAGCGTGCTGCCGGAGAAGGTGGACACCGACCTCATCAACAAGGTGTTCACGGAGATGATGACGGGCTGGTTCTTCAGGCTGCAGCTGAAGACCCTGCGGCTGCAGGAGGGCTGACTTGACTGACGGCCTCCCAGTGTTAGAATGGCCAGGGAGGTGGGCGTGAAGAAGCTCAGCGATGACGACCTATTGCTTGCCGTGGACGCGTACGAGAACGGCGTGTCGGCCGTGCTACTGGGGCAGCAGTACGGGGTAACTCCAGAGTGCCTGTACCAACGGTTCCGAGCACTTGGCGTCACTCCGCGCCCTCGAGACGCCGCTCGCAGAGAGTACGATCTCGATGAGGGCGCGTTCGACGTCCTTACGCCGGAGTCGCGCTACTGGCTGGGGTTCTTGATGGCTGACGGGTGCGTCTGCGGTACCGCGCTGACCGTGGCACTGCGGCGGCAGGACGAGGGTCATCTGGCAGCCCTTGCCCGGTTCCTGGGAACCAGCCGACCTGTGAGGTACGTGTCGCAGAACGGCTCCGCGTATCTGAGGGTCAGGTCGGCCCGACTGGTGGCAGCACTCGCCGCATACGGGGTAACCCCGCGGAAAAGCCTGCACGCCAAGGCCCTGCTGGGGGTAGACCACCACTCCGAGTTCTGGTTGGGTGCACTGGACGGCGACGGCTGGGTGGGCAGCTACCGAGGGATCCTACAGGTCGGCTACTGCGGCTCCGCTGAGCTGATGGAACAGTGTGCAGACTTCGTTGCCGGCACCACCACAGGGCACAAGGGAGACCGCAGGCCTAGCGTCCAGCGGCGGCACGATCAGAACGTCAGCCTGGTCACGGTATATGGGAAGCGAGCACGACAACTGCTCGAGCAGCTGCACTCCGCCAGCCCCGTTTGCCTGGGGAGGAAGTTGCGTAGATGGGAGGAGGTGCGAGGCTGATGGTACATTTGTGCAAGGACCCCTGCCCGGGGGACCGGGGGAAGCACGAGCAGACGTACGGCCTGCGGCCGTCGGAGAAGCTGTCCCCCAAGCTCAACGAGAAGTACACGGAGGACACGTATGGGCGCTGACCTTCTCGTCGCCATGACCGAGATCAAGCGAGGGCGTCAGCCCGACTGGGCCGCGGCCGAGGCTCACCTGGAGAAGCTCTCGACCGTCGACTGCTACCGCATCATCGAGCAGGTGCAGCAGCTCGGAGTCGAGGTTCCCTCCGAGGAGGAACTCGCCAGGGTGCGCCAGAAGGAGCAGGAGGGCGCCGACCTGACGAACGACGAGGACATCTTCCTCAGTGCGCTGGATGACCTGGGGGATGACCCCAAGGGGCGCCTCAAGAGCGCCCTGGCCAGCTGCAAGGTCGGCTGGGAGGGCGGGCTCCGCATGATGACCGCCATGCGCGGCCACTACACCGACATCCTGCTGGCTGGCGGGGTGTCGTGGGGCGATTCCATCGAGGAGTGCGAGGACCTCCAGTACTTCGTGGAGTCCGGCTGCGCCAAGGCGGCCGGCTTCCTCGACAGGTCCTCCCTCAACTTCACGAGCATCCGTGTCGGGTGATCTTCCCGCAAGGGTCGCACCCTTCTCATTCAACAGGGAGACAGCATGATGCAGTTCAAGGTCGGAGACCGCGTGTGGTTCGGCCGCCCGAACGGCGAGCAGACGCTCGGCGAGGTCATCAAGGTCAACCTCCGGACGTACAAGATCCGGCAGCTCGAGGAACGCCTCGGCGACGGGTCGAAGCGGCGGCCCGTCGGCACGGTCTGGACGGTGCCCAGCGAGTTCGTGGTGGCCGCCACGGGCGCCGAGGGCAAGCAGCTGCCCAGGCCGCTCCCCGGCATGCGCCCCAGCCTCCCGGCGGACCGCGCCCACTTCGGGCAGGCGCAGTTCCGGGTCGGTGACAGCATCCAGTTCAAGGGCAAGGGCCAGGTCGTGAAGGGCATCATCTCGAAGGTCAACCGGAGCACCTACAGCGTGGTGGTGCCCGGGGAGCCCCGCGGGTGGAAGGTGCCCTTCGAGATGGCCTCGGCCGCGGCCTGATCCCACTCCCACCCCCCGGCCTCTGGCCGGGGGGTGGGGGCCGACTTTCTGCAATGAAATCTAGCTATAAGAAAGATGAGCCCCATCTGGTGCGACCGCCGTCGGTCGCCAACATGCCTCACCCCCTTGGCGTGTTGGCGACCGACGGCGAGCGCCGTAGACCCGTTGTAGCTCTTGCACGGAGGTGACATGCTCACGCGCCTTGTCCACTGCCGCTGCGGACGGTCAGTGGAGTGCCACGACATCCGCAACACCTGCACCTGCGGCCGGGAGTACAATCTCTCTGGTCGACGCGTGGACGCCGACAGGCACCTGGAGACCGAGAACTGGCTGCTCCTGTCGGGATGGACTGGACCCTTCAATGAGGAGGTACTGGGGTGAGCAACGAGAAGCGCGAGTGGGTCGTGGAGCAGACGTTCGAGCAGGACGGGCTCGCGGTCGAGGTCTCCTCCTCCGTCGGGGGGACCGGGCGCAAGTTCTACTCCATGCGCACGGGGCGCGTGGATAAGGAGAAGGTGGTGCCGGCGTTCCACCCGGGCGTCGGCATCTTCACCGAGCGCACGGAGGACCACAGCATCAAGCTGAAGGTCAACTACGCGGCGGTGTTCTCCACCCTCCTGCTCCGGGCCCAGGGCTGGGTCACCCAGCGGCTGGAGGAGGAGCGGGCGGCCTACGTCGCCAGCCAGCCGCGCGCGCCGCGCCCCACCGGTGGTGACCGCCGGGACGGCCCGCCCCGCGGAGGGCGCACCATGCGCCCGGGCAAGACCGCCCGGGACCGCGAGAAGCAGCGGGTCAAGGGGCCGCAGGCGTAATGAAGATCGTGGAGCCCGACTACGGGCGGTGGCACATTCGCACCGCCCGTAGTCGGTCCCATGTGAACCCAGTCAGGGCGTGGCCGGCGCCGCCGGACCTCACGGCCTATCTACAACCACATCGAGGGAAACGGAGGTTCCGCATGAACGTAGTCGTCGTAGGGGGCGAGTGGGCCATTCTCCAGCGAGGGCTAGGGCCCAAGCTGGAGGACCTGGGGCTCCACATCGTTCACCATCACTCGTGGGATGAACGAGGTCCGATGACGACCTTCCCGAGAGACGCCGAGGGTGTCATCATCCTGAAGTCGGTCATTAGTCACTCAGTGTCCATCGACACCATGAAGGCAGCGTCGGCGAAGGGGCTCAAGGTGGCCGTCGTGGACCACAAGCTCAGCTTCGCCCTGCCAGTCCTGAAGGCGCAGGGCTTCCTCTCGGGCAACAGCATCGTCCCTGTGGAGGAGCAGGTCCTCAAGTCGGCCAGGGAGTACATCGAGGAGGTGCGCTCCACCGACGCCGGTAGGGCCCCTGGGTACGACGAAGTCGTCGAGAAGGTGGCCGAGGGCCTGGGCATCCCGGACGTTCAGGCGGTGTACGGCCGCAAGCAGTACGGCAAGGACATCGCCGAGACGACCCCGGTGCTGGTGCAGGTTCCCGCAGAGCCACCCCCCGAGCCGGCCCCGGCCGCCCCGCCGGGGCCCAGCAAGCAGGACGTCGTCGATACCGTCGCCATGTACCTCGACGACGAGCCGATTCGTGCCACCCACGCAACCGCGGAGATTGCCTCGGCGGTGCAGTCGCTGGTCGGCACGACCTTGGACATCTCTGCGTGGGTCGATGACGGCATCACCGGGTGGAAGGCCAAGTGGCGGAAGGTGCCGGCCAAGGGACCCGAGCGGGTGGCCTTCTCCGAGCTGAAGCAGCGGTTCGCAGAGCAGCTCATGACGGAGGCAGCCAAGGACCCGGCGCTCAAGACACCGTCGGCCCTGGCCCGGCACACTGGTGACGTGCTCATCGCAGTGTTCGGCTCCTCCGTGAACACGGGCTTCCTGCAGAAGATGGCGGTGGACGCCCGGGCGGGGACGCCACCGGTGCCGGCGGTGCCGAAGAGCATGGCCGAGCAGCTGATGGACCTCGCCGCCTTCGTGGAGGAGGCGCAGCAGCTCAAGTCCCGCGTCGACGGTGTCTTCGACATCTTCGACAGCCTCGAGACCAGGGTCGAGGAACTGGCCGGCAAGCAGCCGGACCTGACCGAGGTTCGCGGGTGGGTGCAGGGGCAGCTGGCCGCGGCCGAGTCGGCCAGGCAGACGCTCGTCACGCGCGTCGAGAGCATCGGCAAGCAGCTGGGGGAGCTGCTGGCCGCCCAGCGTGTCGAGAGCACCCTCGCCAAGAAGGTGGAGGCGTTGCAGACCCAGATCAGGCACCACGCCGCCAACGTCGAGACCCTACAGAAGGCGGTCGACGCCAAGAACCGCAAGACGCAGGAGCTGATCGACGGGGCCACGCGCGCGGCGGCCGCCAGCTACGCGCAGGAAGCCGAGTACCAGCGTGCGCTGGAGCAGATGCAGGCGGCCTCCGACGTAATCGTGGAGGGGGTCAGGGTCGCCCTGCGGGATGAGGTTCGTGCGATGGTGCGGGAGATGATGGGCGGCGTGGCCTTCGTGCTGCGCCCGGAGTTCAAGGAGGGAACGTGAAGCGGGCGAAGTCCAAGCCAGGGGGGTGGAGATGAAACGAGTCGTCATCGTCGACTGGACGGAGTACGAGAGGGGCTGGGGCTGCCGGCCCGACGGCGTGAGCGTCCACCTGAGCGTCGAGGACGCGAGGGCGTACGCGGAGGCGTACAACCAGACCTACAACAACGCCCCGAGCGCCCCGGACGAGTACAGCATGCCCGAGATCGAGAGCATGGGCATCGCGGAGGTTTCCGACGAGCTGTGGGAGGAGCTGCGTGACCTGCGCTCCCGCACACTGGAGGGCCTCCGCGAGCTGTGGGAGGAGAAGGAACCCCAGGAGTGGAGGAAGTTCGGCCGGCACCTGTTCGGCAAGGACATCCCCCAGCGCATCAAGGTCTCGCTGAACGAGCTGGTCAGCCGCTAGAGCAAGGTTCCCGGCCACACCCTCCCACGACGGGCGGGTGTGGCCGGGAACATTCCGTATTCGCTGTTATAAGTGCTACGTAAGGCACCAGGAGACACCCCTCATGAACCACGGGAGGTACAGGCCCATGCACACGGAACTCGACACTCGCATGAAGGAGAAGGAGGTCTTCTCCCAGCTCAAGCTGGGGGAGGACCGCTACACCGTGGTGCGCTGCGACGGCCGCGCCTTCCACACGTTCGTCGAGGACGCGTTCCTCCGGCGTCCGTTCGACGAGCGCTTCGCCAAGGCCATGGCCTACGGCGCCAGCATGATGATGGAGGAGCTGCGCGGCGTCTTCGCGTACACCCAGAGCGACGAGGTCAGCATCCTGCTCAGCAAGAAGGCTGCCCTGTACGACGGGCGCGCCGAGAAGCTGGCGTCGGTCGGCGCCTCCATCATGGCCGTGAACTTCAACATCGCGTTTCGGGACCTGTGGAAGCCGCCGGCCATGCGCCCTGACGAGCCCACGTGGGTGCCGCCGAACCACCCGCCGCCCGCGTACTTCGACGGCCGCACCGTGGTTCTCGACGACCCGCAGGACGTGGCCGAGTACTTCCGGTGGCGCCAGCTGGACGCCAGGCGCAACGCCGTGAACAGCCAGGTCTACTGGATGCTGCGGGAGGAGGGCAAGTCCCCGAAGGCCGCGCACTCCATCATGGTCAACAAGAGCTCCGAGGAGCTGATCAGCCTGCTGCCCCGCGACTACGACGGCGCGCCCCTCGCCGGTGGTCCCGTCTGGGCGGTCAACGGCATCGGCGTACGCCGGGAGGTCGTGCGGAGGACCGGCCACAACCCCATCACCAACGAGGACGTCGAGGTCGAGCGCCGGCGCATCGTCACCAACTGGCAGCAGGGCGACGTGGTGCCGACGGTGCTCAAGGCCATCGAGGAGGAGGAGCAGGCCCTCAGCAAGGAGACGAAGTAGATGGGCAAGAAGCCGCGCACGGACACCTACACCCTGTGCAAGCACTGCGACCACTTCGTCGAGGAGAACCCCTCCCGCGAGGGGGACCCCAACCTCGCGAAGTACATCCACCTGGACGACGGCGACTCCGAGTACACCCACAACGCCGAGCCCTCCGGCGACACCCGCAGCATCGACCGGTGGAAGAAGGAGCGGCCGGACCTGTTCATGTCGGACGAGGACGGCGTGGTCGGCCCCAACAGCCTGAGCCACGTGCACCTCGGCCCGGGCTGGACGCTGCGGGTCTTCGGCGACGCCCACGGCCGGCCCAAGTTCAAGGCCATCCAGCAGGAGCGCACGAAGTGAGCGTCAGCAGGTTCTTCGAGTACCTGCGCGAGGAGCGCCACATCCATCTCGTCAGCGCCGACACCGGCGCCATCGTCGGCCCGGTCGAGCAGCTCTACAAGGACTACACCGCCTGGCGGAAGACCCAGCGGAAGCCCCCCAAGGAGAAGGTGCGTGGGTTCGTCCTCAGCCCCATCGGCGAGGCCTTCCTCGGGGACAGGCAGATCACCGGGAACTGGAACGTCGCGCAGGTCGCCAAGAAGCTGGGACACGAGCCCACGCAGGCGGACTTCGACCGCATGTACCACGAGGAGGCCAAGTCGGCCCTCACCGAGGAGCAGTACCAGGTCTTCTGCAAGACCGAGAAGGCGCAGGTGATGACCGACAAGTCGCGGGCCCCGTGGAACGCCTGGGGCGCGTGCAACGACTACCTGGTCTCGGAGGCGCCGGCGGTGTTCCTGGCCACGGAGTTCTACGACGTCGTGGACAGCCCGCTCTGGGCCAAGGTCGAGGAGTTCATCCGCGTCCTGCACGAGAAGACCGGCCTGCCGGTGCACCACGGGTGCCTGGACGAGGAGCGCGTCGAATCGGAGCACAGCTACCGCGTGGACAAGGCCGGCAAGAAGATCCCCGGCAGCGACATGTACGGGGCCATGCACGGCAAGACCGTGAGGCAGCTGGAGGTCGTCGTCAACCTCTGGGAGTGCCCGGAGGAGAAGTACAAGGACATCCTCAAGACGGCGTGGGACCTGGCCAAGAAGATGGACCTCAACTGACAGGAGCAACAGATGGGATACACGACGGATTTCAGCGGCGAGTTCGCGGTCACCCCGCCCCTCACGAAGGAGCAGGTGGCCTACATCCAGGCGTTCAACGGCTCCAGGCGCATGAAGCGCAACCCCGAGGTCACGGCCACGCTGCCGGACCCGAAGCGCCTCGCGGTGGGCCTGCCCATCGGCGAACCCGACGCTGCGTACTACGTGGGTTCCGCGGACGACGGCAACTTCGGGCAGGGCACGATGGGGGGCGGGGACGACTCCATCATCGAGTACAACACGCCGCCCGGCGGTGCGAGATACTCGCTCAGCGCCGACCAGGGCCACGACCACGCCAAGGCACAGCCCGGCCTCTGGTGCCAGTGGACGTGCAGCGACGACGGCACCACCCTCCACTGGGACGGCGGCGAGAAGTTCTATAGCTACGTGGAGTGGCTGAAGTACCTCATCGAGCACTTCTTCGACCCGTGGGGCCGCAAGCTCAACGGCGAGGTCGAGTGGGAGGGCGAGGACAGCAGCGACTTCGGCAAGATCAAGGCCAAGAACAGCAAGGTCTTCGTCCACGTCGGCCGCAAGTCCTACGGGCAGCCGAGGAAGGTCTGATGCCCACCTGGCGTCCCCGCACCACCCCGCCAGCCACGGCGCCGTGGAAGCCCAGCTACTGCCGGAAGGAAGTCGAGGGCTGCTACTGCGCCGTGGGCTGGCCCTACGAGCTGCAGTGCCCCAAGTGCAGGGACTCCGAGCACGCGGACCCCTACAGCTACTGCGCGTGCCCACCACCCCATCACCCTGACAACCCGCTGCCCCACAAGCACAAGTGGAGGGTTATCTACCCGGAGGAGTGGCGGAGCAACAAGGACACGGAGGACTGAACTCTCACTGCAACCAAGAGGAGGACCTGATGACCACCCTGACCAGCACCGACCTGCAGTTCGTGGCGATGCGCATCCCCAGCGACGTCCGCGCCCTGATGAAGAGGCACAACCTGTTCCTGGCCGGCGGGTTCATCCGCGCCACCATCGCGGGGGAAAAACCCGCCGACATCGACCTGTTCGGCAAGGACGAGGCCACGCTGAAGCTGGCCGCGGCCGAGCTGTCGGGGGAGCGCAAGGGTCGTGTGCACACCACGCAGAACGCCCTCACGGTGCTCACGCCGATGCGCGTGCCCGTGCAGTTCATCACGCGCTGGCTGTTCGACAACGCGTACACCCTCTCGAAGTCCTTCGACTTCACGGTCGCCCAGGCCGTCATCTACTGGGAGCCGGAGTGCCAGCCGCAGGCCCCCAACGAGAAGTTCGTGCCTGCGCACTGGGCCAGCGCCTGCCACCCCGAGTTCTACGCGGACCTCGCCGCCAGGCGCCTGGTCTACACCAGCCCCGCGCGCAACGAGGACGCCGGCGGCAGCCTGCTGCGCGTCCGCAAGTTCCTGGCCAAGGGCTACAACATCCAGGCTCCGAGCCTGGCCGCGGTCATCGCCCGCCTGATGGAGGGCGTGGACATGCAGAAGGTGGCCGAGAAGCTGACGACGGCCACGCACACCCACGAGCAGGCCCTGGCCGCGGTCATCGAGGCCAAGCTGCGCGAGGTCGACCCGCTCGTCATCCTCGACGGCATGCAGATCGTGGACGAGCACGAGCCTCTCACCGAGGGGGTGGGCTGATGGCAGAGATCCAGCCGCCCCTGCGGGGGCGTCGTGTGGGCCGCCGGCCCATCCTGGGCAGCCTGGTCGTCACCTGGCTGCTGACCCTGGCCCTGGGTGGCGCGTGGTACTTCTGGGTGTACAAGATCATGTCCAGGATGGAGAGCGTGGTCGCGGCGCTGCCCGTGCCCACGCGCGAGTGCCCGCCGTGCCAGTGCCCGGCCTGCACGAAGATGCCCGGCGACGCGGCGTGTCCGCCATGCCAGTGCACGTGCAACTGCGGGAAGTAGGAGGTGCCCATGCCGCCCGTCCCCAAGTCCGCCCAGTCCACGGTCACCACCGAGCAGAAGCGTAGCGTGCGGTGGCTGGACATCGGCTACGGCTTCGCCGCGTACGAGCTGGGGGTCGACACGCGTACCACCGTGCAGCGTGCCCCGCGAGCCAGGCCGGTGTCCAAGGACAGCTTCCACCCGTCCGAGGGTGTCACCACCCTCAAGAGCCTCACCGCGTTCACGACCACGGCCTCTGCCGGGCTGGGCAACTGCACGTTCAAGTCGGGGGCGGCCACCGTGGTGGTGCAGGCCGTGAGGCCGGCCTACCTCGACCTCCTGCGGGACGTGGGGTGGACGAGCCCCTCCTCCACGGTGGACAGCGCGAAGTACGAAAGCGCGGTCTGCAACAAGCCGTTCACCGCCCTGATGAACGGCGAGGACGTGCTGTTCATCGGCACCAGCTACTACAACAACAGCGTGCAGCTCCTCGACGGCACGCCGGTGCCTGTCTGCCACGTGTTCGAGTACATCGGCGCGCGCATCAACAACGCGGCGTACGACCTCGACAGGCTGGTGGCCATCCTCCGGAAGCGCAAGGACATCGCGCTGGAGAAGAGCGCCTACGGCAAGGACCAGTACACCTTCCCCATCCCCGGGTACAACGTGTCGCGCTACTCCAACATGCAGGCGCAGTTCCGGTGGCGCCCCGAGGCGGAGGACTGGCTGAAGGTCATCGCCAAGGCCAGGACGTACACCAGCAGGCTGGGAGCCGCCTCGAAGGAGGGTGCCCCGAAGCCGTTGGGGGAGGTGGGCTCCGAGGACATCTACCGGGCGTGCTTCGACCTGGACATCTTCGGGCTGCGCGCCGGCGGGGCCGCGCTCTACGACGACTTCTACGGATCCCGGGAGTACGACAAGTCCCCGGACCACTCCAGCGACGAGGAGGACGATTGATGGCCACCAGCGCACGCAAGTTCTACCGCACCGTCATCGAGGTCGAGGTGCTCTCGGAGGAGCCCTTCGAGTACGACACCCTCTACCAGGTGCACTGCTCCATCACGGAAGGTCACTGCTCGGGCACCGTGACCCCGAAGGTCAAGAACGAGGAGGTCGACGGCCCGGCCATGGCCAAGCTCCTCATCGCGCAGCGGAGCGACCCCGAGTTCTTCGGGCTCACCGACGACGGCGAGGACACCCTGGACTACGCCACCGACGACGAGCTGCGTGAGGGCGACCCGTGCCCCGAGTGCAAGGTCGCCCTCGTCAGCGTCGTGGAGGAGGATGGGCCGCACATCCAGTGCCCGGGCTGCGGCCTGTACTGGGACAGCCCGTGCGATAACTGCACCGGGGACGGCTGCAACGTGTGCTTCTCGGCGGACTCGACGGGGGAGCCCGAGCACGGCGCGCCCACCAGCACGGAGGAGGCCTGATGCACTACGTCTGGAGCAAGCAGCCCGACGGCACCATGAGCGTCGTGCTGGCCCGCAGCTACGCCACCGCCCGGTCCGATGGCACGGCGGACGTCTACGTCAAGGACATGCAGACGGGCGTCGGCAGCCTGGTCTGGTCCCAGCACTTCGCCAACCAGGCCGTGGCCATGCGCCGTGGGGACGACCACTTGCACGAGATCGAGCAGCTGCTCCACCATCTCGGGCGCGCGCCGGCCGCCCCCCACAAGTCGCACAAGCCGAAGTTCAGGGTCCACGTGACGTACACCCAGCAGAACCTGGGCGAGGTCGTGGTGCGTGCCGACACCGCGGACGCTGCGGATTCCTACGTCAACAGCCTCTACGATGACGGTGACCTCGACACCGACAACTTCGAGATCAACGACCAGTGGATCGAGGTCACGGCCGTCGAGGAACTCGATGAGAGCGAAGACGCGACCGTGGACTACCCCGACAACGACGAGGAGGAGACCTGATGGCACTGCGAGACCTGCTGATCGGCATGAGCGTCGCCAAGTTCAGCGTGAGCGTGGACAGCGGTCAGGCCGGGTTCATCCCGGCCGTGCCGGAACTGGCCAACGACACCTGGTGCGCGGGCTCCCTGCCCGTGAAGCCGGGCACGGTGTTCCACGCGTGGGTCCTGCGCCAGGGCAAGGCCGGCGTCCTGGCCGAGGCCCTGCACATGGTGCACTACGCCAACAAGCACGGAAGCGGCAAGAAGGACTACATCCTGGACCTCAAGAAGGATATCGAGGCGATCCGCAAGAGCTCGAACCAGAACGTCGGCTGGGTGACCCTGCTGCTGGTCACCACGAAGCCGAACTTCTTCAACCGGGCCCGGGTCCCGCGGGCAATCTACATGGGCGACTTCACGTGCCCGACCGAGAACATCCTGGTCACCGACCCGTGCTACCCCGAGCATGCGGACGGCAAGAACGACTACGGCGAGGGCGGGTTCTACGACCGGGCGTGCGACGCCACGCTGAACGAGATGGACCCGAACCACCCGGGCGCCGGCATCTTTGACGTGAACGGCGACGGGCAGGTGTACGGCGTGGCCTCCCGCAGCGGCTGGGGGGATGGCGGCTACAGCTGCTACTACGTGGCCGGCGAGGACGGCAACGTCACGACCGCGGTCATCGACTACGGGCTCGAGCAGCTGCGGAGGCCAAAGTGAAGTACACGGTGGTCAACGCCGGGAACCTCGTCTTCGTGTGCGAGGGCGGCAAGCCCAAGCGCGAGGTCAGCGAGGAGGACGTCAAGGGCGCCGTTTACAAGGCGTTGGAGGAGTACCCCCGCGCCGACGACAGCGCCATCGTCGGCACCGTGCTCCTGCGGGGCGAGGACGGGACGTACTGCCAGGTGCAGCTCGAGCCCGTCCTCGTGCCCATCGAGCACAGCCACGCGAAGACCCTCATCGGCCACAACAACAACGGCTGCGAGGAGTGCAAGGGCACGGGCATCCGCGACCCCTCCAACCCCAGCTGCATCGTCGTCGTCCCCGAGGGCTGGCACGTCATCGAGCGCTGCGACGCCTGCGAGTGGTACGACGACGACTTCGATGCCGCGAGGGCCTACTACGAGGACAACTCCGTCATGGAGGTCTACTGCACGGACGGAGGCAGCCACGTGGCCGTCCAGCCGGCCGGGAGGCGCTGATGCCCATCACCCCCATCAAGCCCACGAGCCGCGGCTTTCTCCGCGCCGAGTTCGAGGACCGCTACCACAACAAGTGCAGCATCCAGGAGAGCAACCTCGCCAGCGAGGACGCCATCTGGCTGGGCGTGGACACCACCCACGACGGCAGGGAGGTGCTCACTCGCATGCACCTGACGAAGGACCAGGTAAAGGCGCTGCTGCCGCTCCTGCAGTTCTTCGCGATGACCGGCGGCCTGAATGTTCCTGGGGTCGCCACTGCCGAGCCCGGGCCCAAGCCCGAGGGCGAGGAGAAGCACATCATCTGCTGCGGCAGCCTGTCGGAGGGCTACACATTCCACGGCCCCTACGACTCGTTCGACGCGGCGTGCCTGGCGGACGTCGACCTGTCCGACAGCAAGTCGTGGATCGCCACGCTCTACCCGCCGAGGAGGGGCACGTGAAGACGACACCCAAGACCCAGACGTCCGCCTGGGACAGGAAGGCCGTGGACCCGAGGTATCTCACTCTGCGCGGGAAGATCCTCTACTACGGACGCCCCGTGCTGCAGCCGCTGCTCACCCTCACGCTGCAATTGATGGGGGTCACCGACGTGGTCGGCGACCTGCTGAAGGAGAACGAGGAGATGCGCATCCAGCGGGACCGGCTGCAGGAGTTCTGCATGGCCGTCATCAGCGTCCCCGTCGAGAGCATCCTGGCCGCGCCCGCGGAGGCGAAGCACATGGCGAAGGCCCAGCCCTTCGCGGCGAACAGCGCCAGGGCTCACGGCTGGGAGCGCGGGTACCTGAGCGGCATGCAGCGCATGTCCGAGCTCGTCGTGAGCTCCTACGAGAGGCATGTGCTGCAGCAGGGGCAGGAGAAGAAGGTATGACCGAGACCGAGGCCTACGAGATGCTGGGGCTGTCGCCCCCGCTGGAGTACGCGGTGAAGGCCCATGTCTACTGGGCCAACGACAAGGGCGGGAGCAAGAAGCACCACACGCCCGAGCAGTGGGAGGAGCTCAAGTACCGGCAGTTGGGCTCCACCACGCGCATGGCGGTGAATGCCGCGCTCCGGGTGATGGCCGGCCACACCGTGGTCATCGCCGCCGTGTCCCAGGTGGTGGCCAACCACATCGCGCACATCGTCCAGGACTTCGCCAAGAAGCTGTCGGGCGAGCACTACGCCCTGGGCGGGCTCACGTCGGACGCGCGCATCAAGTACATGTCCGACGTCGGCCTCTACCACGACAACGAGTGGGCCGAGCGCACGAAGGACGAGGTCAACGCAGAGGTCTACCACCCATGAGCCAGCCCGAGGACTGCCTGCCTACGTATACGTTCAAGCTGGCGCTGCGCACGGGAGGCCTGCAGGAGGACCCGGGGTGGCACCTGCAGGACTTCCGGGTGGTTGAGGCCCCGAACCTCCGGGTGGCGAAGGCCGAGTGGGCCCACATCACTGGGGAGGACCGGCGCAAGGAGTGGAACCCGGACACCCAGACCGTGTGGGGCTGGGAGATCGTCGAGGTCGACGACACGACGATCAAGGCGCTGCAGCTCCACGACCCCCGGCTGCCCAGGGTGCCCGAGTATCCCGAGCACGAGAAGCTCAAGGCGGTGCAGGCCGAGTCCCAGGCCATCGGCGAGTTCATGGACTGGGCGATGAACGCCAGGACGCCGCCCATCCTCCTGCGCGAGGCCGTGTACGACGAGTACGACAGGCCGTTGGGCAAGCTCATCACCATCAGCGACCTGCTGGCCGAGTACTTCGAGATCGACCAGAACAAGCTGGAGACCGAGAAGCGGAAGATGCTCGAGGAGCTGCGCAAGCAGCAGGAGAGGCCCGATGGCTGACCTCTTCCTCGAGGGGCAGAAGCGGATGCAGGAGCGCGCGCTGCAGGTGCTGCGGCGCTCGGTCGAGTTCTGGGCCAGGTACAAGTCCGTCTACCCTCCCACGAGCAACGAGTTCCAGGAGGCCCAGGCGAGGGAGACCGAGTGCTACTACCGGGCGCTCGACATCGAGCGGCTCGAGCCGGAGGAGAAGCCTGATGCCCAAGCACCCTGAGACCCCTGCGGTCGTTCTCGTCAACCCCAAGTACAGCTACAACGTCGGCGGCGTGCTCCGCATGTGCTCGTGCTTCGGCGTGAAGAGCCTGCTGTGGACCGGCCACAGGGTCACGCTGGACTCCTCCAAGGGCCAGAGGCTGCCCCGCGAGGAGAGGATGAAGGGGTACGCGGACGTGAGGGTATTCGCGAATACCGAACGCCCACTCGACGGCATGCCCGAGGGTCGCACTCCCGTGGTGGTGGAGCTGGTGCCGGGCACGCAGCTGCTGCCCCACTTCACCCACCCCAAGAACCCCGTCTACATCTTCGGCCCGGAGGACGGCAACGTCCCCCAGGTCTATCGTGCGTTCGCGCATCACTTCGTGGCCATCCCCACCGCCCACTGCCTCAACTTGAGCAACGCCGTCGGCCTCGTGCTGTACGACCGCCTGCTCAAGCAGATGCAGTCGGGCGAGGTGCAGGGCTGGACCATGGACGAGTTCCTGAAGGAGCAGCGCGGATGGTTCGACCCGGGCAACGCGAACTCCCCGGGCATCGAGGGCCTCACCGGCGTCGAGAGCGCCGCACTCTGCGAGAGGTGATTATGGTGGGCGTGAAGATCGAGGGCGTCGAGGTGGTCACCCGCGAGTCGCTGCCGGCGCTCACGGGCGTGCCCCCCATCGACCGAGTGCTCGATGAGCTGCTGAACCTGCGGGGGGCCATGTACGACACGGAGACGCGGTTCAGGATCGCCTCCCTGCTGATGTCCCTCGAGCAGGCCATCAAGGCAGCGTGGGTGCACGACCGCAGGGCCTTCCAGTACACGTGGACCTGCAGCCCCATCGACGCGAGCTTCCACATCGAGATCACGGAGGAGGTGAAGAAGAGATGACGAAGCGCGAGGCGTACTGCATCGCCCTGGGCGAGGTGGCGAAGGCTGCGACGAACCTCGCCCAGGTCGCGCGCTCGTGTTCCCCTCACGCCAGGGAGACGGCCGACTACGAGCGGCTGTTCGAAGCACACGAGCGCGTGGCGGAGTTCCTCATGAACAAGGCCTACCGGATGGGGGGGAAGAAGCCGTGAGCGGCGGGCACTACAACTACAGCTACAGGCACACCAGCGACATGGCGCAGGAGTTGGGGGAGAGCGCGGACCCTCTCCGCAAGCGCTTCGCCCAGCACCTGCGTCTCGTCGCGAACGCCATGCACGACATCGAGTGGGTGGATTCGGGCGACTACCCCCACGGCGGCGAGTACGAGGCCATCCGCAAGGTCATCGGCGAGGGCGCGCTGGCCGAGATGACCGAGGTCCTCCATCGACTGCGCGTGACGTCTGACGAGCTGCGGACCCTGCTGAAGGACGTCGACGTGGACCCCGACACCGTGGCCATGAAGATGAAGTACCGGCTCGAGCGCGTGAAGACCATCCTCAGCGACCCGAGGCCGGACCCGCCCCACACGGCGGACGACTGCTACTGCCGCGTCTGCAGGGCCCTGAGCGCCTGCGAAGGAGAATACGAATGACCGACGAGCAGACGCCCGTGAACTTCCTGGGCGAGGACGTCATCGACGAGGGCCGCATCCCCCTGCGCGAGTGCGACCACGCGAACATCCCCGTCAACATCTACGTGGTTCCCATCGACCCCCGGTACGGGCGCGATGGTTCGTACGCGGAGCGCGGATACAAGTGGATGCTCTACGCGGACAACTACATGCCGCGCAGGGCTCGGAGCGACACCGAGATGTACCGCGTGTACGCGAGGACCCGCGAGAGCATCATCGCGTACATGCACAAGTACATCACGCCGTGGTACGAGGCCGCGGCGAAGCACATGCGCGAGGCCATGCCCGACAGCACCGACGACGGCGGCTTCAGTCTCTACTACTGGCCCGACCCCCCGAAGGAGCCGGCATGAACCTGAAGGAGTTTCGCCAGGGCATCGACATCCTGGCCAAGTACTACGACAAGCCCGACGGCCATCACATCGGCGCCGAGCACGACGTCATCTACGTGTACGACACGGACCACCCGGTGTCGCCCGAGGACTGCGCGCAGCTGTGGGCCCTGGGCTGGGGGCAGGAGGGCTGCGACAACGAGAAGGGCGAGTACGACCCCGAAGTGGGGTGGTACGCCTTCGTGTAGGAGCAACGATGAAGCTCACGGCCATCATCGACGTCGGCGAGCTCTACGCCATCGTCGCCTTCGGCCAGCGCTCCTACCCCAAGGTCTACGTCGGCAGCCTGGAGGACCTCCGTCCCCGGCTGTACAAGCTGCTGATGGAGTGGTCCGCCACGCACATGTACACCAAGCAGCTCAACGCTGCCTGCCAGCGCGTGCAGGACAAGCTCCTCCACGAGTCCCCCGAGCTCGCGTACGACGAGTACACGTGCGTGTTCCAGTCGGGCGAGCATCCGCCCATCTCGCAGACCCTCTGGTTCGAGGGCGTCTCCGAGAACTCCGACGAGTGACTCCTCGCTGCCCCACCTAGTCCCCCTCCACTACGTGGAGGGTGGACTGGTGGAGCGGTTGAACGTGACACGAAGCGGTACAAGAGGTACGTCGGGGTTTCCCCCAGTCCGTTTCGTTCATCCGGCCTGAAAAGCTGTGTGGAACCGCAGGGTTAGGTACGGATAGGCACGGGTAGGCGTGTCGAGTCGTGGGTCGAAGCAGCACTGGCAAGGCAAGCTGGGGCATCGGGCAGGCTTGGTCAGGTGCGGCATGTCGTGGGTCAAAGCAGCCGGGGGAAGGCCCGGCCCGGCGGGGCAAGTCGGGGTCTGGTAAGTCCGGGGCTGGAGAGGCTAGGCGTGGGTCAAACGTCGTGTGGAGGCTGGGCCAGGTGCGGTGAGGCGCGGCTTGGTGCGGCGGGGCGCGGTATGGGTCAAACGTCGTGTAGAGGCTGGGCGCGGCTCGGCTCGGCATGCCACTGCACGGGACGGTTCGGCAAGGCGAGGGTCCAAGTCATCAACGGCCGGGGTAGGGTTGGCCGGGTGGGGCTTGGCGAGTGAAGGCAAGTCGGGGCATCGGCACGGCGTGGGTCGAATCACCTGGTGGCCAGGCACGCGATGGCGCGTTGGGCCAGGGCGGGTGGTGGTGCGGAAAGGCAGGGCAGGGGTCGAACACCTACGAAAGGCCTGGCGGGGCACGTCCTGGCTAGGCTCGGGTGGGCGTGGATGGGTCGGGCAAGGGTCAAAGCACCCCCGGGGCCAGGCTGGGCGACCGATGGGACGGCTGGTCGAGGGGAGGCATGGGTCGAAACCACCGGCGGCAGGTCTAGGGTCGGTCGGGCACGCCACGGGTTGGAATGGCTGGGCATGGGTCGAAACGTCTCCAGGCTAGGCTCGTGAGGGCTGGGCTTGGGCTGGCGTGGAAGTGCTTGGCGTGGGTCGAATCCTGTGGCGGCATGACAAGGCCGGGGCAGGTAAGCCGTCGGTGTGGGTTGGGCTGGCTGGGCCCGGAGTGGTCGGGCATGGGTCAAACGAGTACTCAAGTCATTCCAGAGCGAACGTCTACTACCTACGGTAGTAGAGCCAGGGACCAAAGGAGTAGAACCGCCCGTCCGCAGCGGCTGCATGCACACGCGCAGGTGCCCTCAGGCACGAGTCGCAAGGGTGCACACGCAGGCACGACGGAGGGCGCACGGAGGATCGTGACGAGATGGAAGAGAAGGATTTCCTGCCCCAGGTCAAGGGTTCGCTCGAGTCGCTCATCGGGTCGGTTGACCTGTACGTCCAGCGGGAGCGGCCCACGGCCACCGAGTACGACGAGATGCACAACGGCCTGCAGTACCTGATCAACCTGGTCGACACACGCCTGACCACCGCGGCGCGCGCGCAGGAGGTCTCCACCCTTAGCGCCCAGGCGCGCATGGCCATCGCAGAGGGCAGGTTCACGGAGGCCAACCGCATCACCCAGCGCCTGATGGAGCTGACCGGCGAAGTGGACGAGGTCGTGGTCACCCCCGAACCGGTTCCGGCGCCCCCGGCGCTCAACGACACCTCGATGGGGTCCTCGAGGCCCCTGCCGCCCACCCCCGTCCCCACGTCGGTCACGCCCAATCCCTTCCCCAGGCCGGACGCGCCGGGCATCCCGCCCGAGACGGTCCGGGCCTGGTCCACGGCGGTCGCCATCCCGCTCTTCAACTGCAGCCCCCACGTCATGCGGCGCCTGATCAAGCGGTGCGACCTCCGCGTGGGGACGGACTACGGAAGGAAGGGCTCGGCGCTGTTCTTCACCGAGAGCGGCCTGCGCAAGGCGTGGGCCACGTCGTCCTACGCCACCCGGGACAACCTCGAGTTCCCCGAGAACGTGCTGAAGAACCTCAAGGGGTGCCTGAAGTTCCAGGTGGCCGGCAACATCGTCATGGACGCGTGGCTGCCGCTGGAGCCCTTCGAGCACCACCCGACCACGAAGATGCCGGAGGGCTACCTCCCCGCGGCCAAGGTCCTGGGCGGGCGGTTCAAGACCTGGGACTCCTACCTGCCCCTGGTGATGGACACCAAGGTCTTCCACACCTGCAACTACAAGGGCTACTCCGGCAAGATGGTCATCATGCGGCCCGAGGACGCCGACCTCGTGGTCAAGCTGTTCACCCAGCGCATGACCAAGCTGAACAACGGCAAGCGGGAGGTCTTCCCCCGGTAGAAACATCCTTGTAGGGGGTATAAGAAGTTCGGAGGTGAACGCGTCGTCCCCCACATCCAGCAGCTCACGCTGTAGGGTGTGGGGGACGCCGTTCACTCCTAGACTTTTCGTTTTCAGAGGAGGGCCATGCGCATGAGCAAGAAGATCCACCCGGGGCAGCTGTCGCTGCAGCTCGTGGTGGGCACGAGACCCTCGGTGACTGTCGAGTCTCCCACTCCCCCTAAAGGGGGAGGGGAGAAGCACTCGTTCACGGAGCGCATGCTCACCGCCGTCCTCCAGGAGGTGCGAGCCATGCGCAAGGAGCTGAGAGGGAAGGCGGCATGAAGGAGAGCTGGCAGTACCAGTACGACCCCGGGATGCAACGCGTCTTCAAGAAGCTCACGACGGAGGGAGGGCGCATCCACCCCGGGTGGTTCGCCTCAGAGGTGGATGCACTACATGCCGCGATGGACTACTGCGAGGAGCAGCGGCTGGAGGCGGCGGAGCGGTACCGTCGCATGAATCGACACCTCGCGCAGCTGCTGGCTGAAGCCTCCCCACCTGTCTGGGCATGGGACCACCCCGGCATCATGGACGTGCTGCTGCTCGAGGGGCTGGAGCTGCGTGCGGAGACGTTCACCCCGCAGGGGCATCTCACGAGGCTCGAGCTGCGAGGCCATATCACAGCGAAGCGGTCGGCGGAGGCGGAGCGCATGGAGTCCCGATGCCCCGCGTGCAACCTCCACTACCGGCCCATCCGCCCGCGCAGGGCGGGCCCTCAGCGGGAGAACGCCCCGAGCGCCGGGCTGTACTTCACCGCGGCATGCCGCCCGTGCGACGACGGGTGCTGCAAGGGGGATAGGGCCAGCGCGCACATCCAGACCATGCGCATGCTTCTGGGTGCACGAACTGGGCAGCTCATCGAGTGGAGCATGTACCAGAAGGTCCTGCGGTGGAAGCTGATGCCGGAGGAGCTGATCCGGCAGTTCTCGTGCCTCCCGCCAACCGAGGCGGAGCTGCGGGAGTACGCGAGGAAGGAGGGGCTGGCATGAGGCGGCTGTTCATCGCGCTGTTCTCGGGCTTCCGCTGGGCCCGCCGCCTCGTGGGCGGGAAGTGGGAGCTCTGGTGGGTGGATGCGCCGGTCTGCGCTGAGGTGTGGCACGATGTGGAGGAGTGGTCGTCGCGGACCGGCCGTCGGCCCACGTGCTTGTGCAGGGGCACCCCCCGCTGCGAGGAGTACGCATGAAGATGATCCCGGAGTCCATCAACCACGTGCTCAACAGCGCCGGTGAGCACGTGGCGTACACCGTCAACGTCCACCCCGCGGTGGTGGGCCGTGCCGTCTACGACGCGGCCAGCCAGCCGGGAGATGGCGTTGGCCAGCAGGCGTTGTTCTTCTGGGGGCTGTTCGACCAGATGCACCGGCGCCACCCGGACATGGCCCGTCAGAACGTCTGGATGAGCAGTCTGGCCGAGAGGCTCGACCTGCCGGCTCGGCAGGCGCTGATCACGCTGGCCGGCCAGATCAAGAAGCTGGAGGACAAGTAGATGGAGCAGGCCCCGAAGATCGAACCGCAGGCGGACAAACACGGGGTGCCGTGGTGCCCCCGCACCACTACCCGTTGCCAGGGTTGCCCCCACCATCTGCCCCGCGCAGGTGCGTTGTGCGAGGCCGCCGTCCGCGAGATGGCTCAAGAGAACGCCCAGCTGAACCACGCGGTCAAGTCCTGGAAGGCGGAAGAGGCGGACTGGAAGGAGACGGAGGCACAGCTGACCCGAGATAGGGACGAGGCCCGGTGTGTGGCAAGGGTGCTGGCGATGTTGCGTACCGGGCAGTGCGTCTCTGATGCGGACTGGGCGCACGCAATCGCCACCGTCGATTCGTGGGAGGAGTGATGAAACACCGCGCGCCAGCGCTGCCGTCATGCTACCAGCTGCGCCCTACCCCGTTCTGGAATCCCGTGGAGCGCACCCGTGGATGTCGGGACTGCCCCTTCAGGATGTCATGCAAGAACCCGGAAAACACGGGGATTGACGCGCAGCGGACCATGGCAGACGTGAACGACTACGACCCATAGGAGGACAAGTAGATGCGCATCCACCCGATGTCCGACACCCACTTCGAGCGTCTGTCCGACCACGGCAAGAACTTCATCGACAGCCTGGACCCCACGGGCGTCGACGTCCTCGCCCTGGCCGGCGACATCGGGTGCAAGGTCAACAAGCTGGTCGACGGCCTCGAGCCCAGCCTGCGCATGCTCTGCGCCAAGTACCCCGAGGTCGTGTACGTGACCGGCAACCACGAGTTCTACTTCCACGGGCGGGCCAGCCTCGCCAAGGCGCTGCGCAAGGTGGCGAAGGACTGCCCGAACTTCCACCCGCTCGACAACGGCGTCTGGGAGCACAAGGGCGTGCGCTTCCTCGGCACCACGCTGTGGTTCCCGGACGACCCCAACGCGGCAGCGCTGCGCGCCAGCTGACCCGACTTCCAGTACGTCCCCGACCTGCGGGACTGGGTGTACAACGTCAACCGTGAGTCGACGGCATGGCTCTACGCGACGATGCTGCCCGGGGACGTGGTCATCACCCACCACCTGCCCAGCTGGCAGTGCGTGGACCGGAAGTACCTGGGCGATCCCAGGAACGCGTTCTACGTGACCAACCTGCCGGCCCTGATCGCAGCGGCCCGGCCGGCCGTGTGGATTCACGGGCGTGCCCACACCCACTTCGACAAGCTGCTGGGGGACACCCGAATCGTGCGCAACCCGTTCGGCTACCTGGACCTGGGCGAGCAGAGCGGGTACAAGAAGGACATGTTCATCGACCTGTAGGAGGAGCTGTGGACATCAAGGCCGAGTACCTGAAGTGCCTGCGTCGGCTGCACCTGGTCAGCCTGGGTATCTACCCGTTCTACGAGTTCGGGACGTGGTCCGTGAAGTACGTCGACCTGGCCGAGTACATCCCCGAGGGCTACACCAGGCTGACGCTCGAGAACTGGTGGGACCAGTGCCGCCCCACCATGGAGGAGATGCTCGACGACACCTGGAAGCTGCTCGAGGGGGCGGGCTACGTGCACGACAAGCCCGAGTGGCTCGAGGCGGTCAAGGGCTGACCGTCATCCTCCCGTAGCTCAACCAGGTTAGAGCAGCGGTCTTCAAAACCGCCGGTTGCGGGTTCAACTCCCGCCGGGGGGACCTACTCTCCACTGCGAGGTACCTCGTGAAGATCCACTTCTCCTTGCACTGCACGTGCGGCGCGCACTGGAGCGGCAACACGAAGCCGTCGGTGTTTCAGGTCTTCCAGGACAGCTGGCGCAGGAGGCACGCTGGTCCGGGGCACAGGGTGTACTGCCCCTGGAAAACGTGGGACAAGAAGGACGGGCACGCGGAACCCACCCCCGCCGCCGAGCCGCCCCTCAGCGGGGTCGTGGTGTACGTGACCCGGTCCAACGACTGGGGCGTGGCCGCCATGGCCTACGACTTCGACGGCCGTCACGGCTACACGGGCCTGGCGTTCCACGGAGGCAGGGACCTGGTCGTCCAGCTGACCTGCGAGCTGGCCGAGGAGGCCTTCAAGCTCGCCACCAACAACTGCAAGGAGGAGACCCCGTGAGCAAGCCGCTGATCCCCCCGGACTACGACTGCTGCCAGGCCGAAAAGCCGGCCGGTCACAGCTTCATGACGCTGGGCGGCGTCGTCGGCGCCATGGTGCGCTGCACGAACAAGCCGGCGTTCATCGTCTCCGAGGTCAAGCCCGGCAAGGACGGGCAGTGCGGGTCCATGTCGCTCTGCACCAAGTGCCTGGAGGTCTTCAAGAAGCAGGTCGGCGGCGAGGCCTACATGGCGGAGTACCGCGTCACCGAGGCCATCAAGCCGCTCACCACGGCCGAGCTGCTGGAGGCCATGGAGGCCGCGTCCAGCTCGCTGTTCCAGGCCGGCAGCGTTCACACGGCCGATCTCCTCCGCAACGCCCGGGCCCTGCTGGAGCGCTACGAGAAGGCGCGCGCGGACCTGAGCGTCATGGTCGACGGCACCTCGAGCCCCGACAAGCCCTGGGGCTACACCCTGGCGGACGCGGTCAAGGCGTTCCTGGCGAGGACGGCATGAGCCACGCGCTGTGCGTGTTCAAGGTCACGGGCGCCACGAGCTGGAAGGAGGCCCGCGAGATCGTCAACGGGGCCTGCGAGGAGGCGGGGGACGAGAACAACTGGTTCACCATCCTCGAGACCCACGACTTCAAGGCGGGCCGCGTCTACGGCCCCAAGCGCGAGAAGGGCGAGGAGCCCCGTGAGTACCACGACGAGGCCTGGTGGGACCACTTCGCCACCAGGCTGACGGTCTTCGAGTTGCTGTCCGCGGCCCCCAAGGACGCCGGCGGCATCAGCGCGTACTTCACCCCCGAGGACCACCATAAGCGTGTGGAGGAGCTGACCGACAAGGTCGTGGAGGACAAGGACCTCTTCTACCAGACGGCCGTCGACGTCGGCAAGGCCATCCTGAACGAGGGGCCCGACAAGACGATCCCCTCCGCGCCTTACAGCATGGTGGGCTACCGCCTGGAGAAGGTCGCGCGCGCCCTCGGCATGTACCCGGACAGCTTCCCCTGGAAGGAGGGCGCCTACTCGGGCGACTTCTACAACTACCGCACGTTCCGCCTGGAAGGCGACGGCTGCGAGGGGGAGAAGACGTTCGTGGTCACGGCCGACGTCCATAGTTAGGTGTTGTTCACCTCCCGTGCCACATGATACACTGCAGCTGGAGGTGAGTGATGACCAGCGCCTGCAACATCTGCAAGAAGAGCCCAGCGACGGAAGGCAGGAAGACCTGTGCGCCTTGCCGTGACAAGCGCAATGAGTACATGCGGAAGTACGCTGCGGAGCGCCCTGACCTGCAGGCCGCCAACCGCCGCCGGCTCGACGCATGGGGGGCCAACCCAGAGAACAAGAAGCGGTGGAAGAAGAAGCGGTACGAGCAGCGGACCGCCCTGCGCCAGGAGGCCATGCAGGCGTATGGGGGAGGGCGGTGCAAGTGTTGCGGCTGCGCCGAGCCGGAGTGGCTCACCCTGCGTCATGTGAACAACGACGGCAAGGAGCACCGCCTGGAGGTCTGCGGCCCCAACCAGGAGACGGGGTGGGCGTTCTACCGCAAGCTGAAGAAGCTGGGGTGGCCGAAGGACCGTCACATTGAGGTCTGGTGCTACAACTGCCACTTCGCCAAGGAGAAATTCGGGCGCTGCCCGCACGAACACGACCGAGAGTACGAAGGGTACCTAAACACGTGAGGAGCATCATGAGCAGGCCCAACGACATCATCGACGCCCTGGTGCTGCAGGTCATCGGCGAAGGCTGCAACGAGGCCAGCACGCTGGAGGCCCGCCTGCAGTGGGCAGCCGAACACCCCGAAGGAGGAGAGACGACATGAGGGCCATCACCGAGATCCGTACCACCATCCCGAAGGCCGCGCTGCTGTCGAAGCTGCACGAGAACCGCATCAACCACCGGCGCATCGTCGAGGAGGCCCGCGACGGCTACCTCAAGCGCGCCCAGACCGCCCTCGAGGCCCGCATGAAGCAGCTGGCCAGCGGCGAGATCGTCGCCCTGCACTTCGACCTGCAGCTGCCGCAGGACTACACGAAGGAGTACGACACCGTCATCGGCATGCTCGAGATGGGCACCGACACGGAGATCACGCTGTCGGCCTCCGAGTACCGCACCCTCGTCGAGGACGAGTGGGACTGGCTGCACTCGTTCCTGGCGTCGAACGCCGGCTACTCGATGACCGCAGTCAAGACGGCCAAGGCGAAGGGCTGGTAGCCGCCGTGAAGCGGCACATGAGCAGCCACCCCGGCCGCAAGCAGCCCGTGGAGAAGCGCTACACCACGCCGAACGAGCGCAAGACCCCCAAGTCAACCAAGTGCTTCTGGTGCGGCAAGGAGGTCGGCCTGAAGCGCGGCCGCTACCAGCCGCATCTCACCGCCGGCGGAGTCCAGTGCGTGGGCAACGGCATGGAGTGGCACGCCTGGCACCAGAAGAAGGAGCCCACGGCTTGACACCCGCCCAGGAGGAGTTACAGTACTACCATGAACACGCACCCACAGTTCTGGTGAATCCCCCCAGCACGCGGACCTCCGCTGCGAGCTGAAGACCCCCTACGCACTCCGGGAGCAGGTGCTCCCGGAGGTGTCCTTCAACTCGTGACTGGAGCTCCACATGTACCGCGATGCCATTTTCAAGATCCGCTTCGAGACCAAGGCCGTCGTCAGCAGCATCCGCTCCCACAGGGCGGAGTTCAGCCGGGCGAAGACCGCCGCCTCCGAGGCGAGGTCCCAGCTGAAGACGTACAAGGTCAAGGCCATGTCGTTCGCCGTGCCGGAGTACGGGCCCGAGCGTACCCGGCTGGAGAAGATGCTGCGTGACGAGATGTCCGCCATGGTCAACGCCAGGTCGAGCAAGCTCGATTTGCGCTGGATCGCCAGGTACCTGCACCTGGCCCTGGCCTACACCCGGGGCAAGCGCTACGACACCTGCGAGCAGAAGTGCAAGACCCAGGTGGACCCCACCATCCTCGAGCGCACTCTGCGCAACGCGGGCGTGTCCAACGAGCACGCCTGTGTGAGCAACATCAGGCTCTGGCTGAAGGGCGAGTTCATCCTGGCCCGGCCCGAGAAGCAGCCCGAGCCCGTCGCCGCGGTGGCGTAGGGCTCCGTCACCCCCGCATTGAGGAGTACGCCGTGCCCGCGAAGAAGAAGCCCGTGATCCCCGAGACCGTGAAGGTCCGCGTGGCCGTCATGGTCGACAAGAGCGGTGCCTGGGCCTGCTGGCCGGTCGAGGACCCGAACGGAGACTACGACCAGGCGACGCGCGACGCCGACGCGTTCAACGACTGCAGCTACGACATCAGCGACCCCGACAGCGCCGCAAGGTACGTCGTGACCGCCGAGCTGGCGGTGCCGAAGGGGACGCTGGAGGTCCCGGGTTCCGCCGAGAAGCCGGCGGAGCCGGAGCCCAAGCCCGCCAAGAAGGGCAAGAAGTAGCCCGTCTGCCCGCCGTCGGTGTCTCCCACGTGGAGGCGCCGACGGCGGGCAGTTCCCGGTTTCTCTCCACTGTAACATGGCATAAGAACTAAGGAAAGGAGAGACGCTCGTCGGCACGGTGTCGGCAGGCCCAGCTCTCCTTGCAGCGCAGGAGTACACCATGACCCAGACGCAGCTGATCGAGTCCCTGGAGCGGCAGCTCCAGGATGCCCGGCGCACCGGCGACCGGGTGGACGCCGAGGACCTGCAGGCCCGCCTCCACGAGGTGCGGACCTGCAGGCCCGAGGACTTCTGTGAGGTCTGCGGGGACACCCGCGGCCTCGTGGATGACGTCCCGGGGATGTGGCCCCACTGCCCGGGCTGCATGACGGTGTAGGAGGTGGCGATGAAGACCAACCTGACGCCCGAGCTGATGGAGAGGGGCAACGCCCCTCTCTTAACGCGGCTGCTGAACACGGACCCCGCCCTCGGTCCGCTGGCGGGCGTGCCCGCCGGCACCGGCAAGCACGCCGAGGGCGAGAGCACGCTGCAGCACGTCCACCGTGTGCTGCAGCGTGCTCTCCGGCACACTTGGGGCCTGCCGGAGCGGCTCTACGCGATGATCGCGGCCGCGGCGCTGTTCCACGACATCGGCAAGCTCTTCACCCCCCAGGAGAAGTGGCCCAAGCACGTGGGCCATGACAGCCTGGGGGCCGCGGCCCTGCCCGGCATCCTGGAGGGGTGGCCGGAGGACCTGGTGCAGGCCGCGGTGTTCGTCGCCAGCTTCCACATGCGGCTGGCCAACTGGGGCGACACCAAGGTCGCGGGTCGGCTGAAGCTGGTCCGCGACATGGTGGGCGCCGGCGGGAACAGCACCCTGCTCAAGGTGTTGGCCATCGTCACGAGCGCCGACTCCCCCGCGAAGGTGCCCGACTGGCAGACCCTCCTGGCGGAGCTGGGGGACTACCAGAAGGCCCTGGCCCTGCCCGCCGCGTCCCTCGTGCACCCCTCCCGTCTCGAGGGGAAGTCCCCCGAGGCCATCGCCAACATCCTCTGGGAGGAGAGGCTGGAGTGGGTGACGCAGGAAGCGGCCATGCGCGCGGCGCGGCGGTCGATGATCGCGGTGTTCTCCACCTCGGACATCTACGAGTGGCGGCCCACCAAGGGCCTGACCGCCGAGGACGAGCCCAAGATCCGGTGGCAGAACGCCGACGGCGCATCCATCACCACGGGCAAGCTCGAGCAGGCGCTGGTCGAGGGTCGCACAGTCTTCGTCGCCACCACGAAGACCAAGTGGCTCGAGCACGAGGAGTGGTGGATGAAGCTCCTGGGGGTCAGCCCCCAGGAGGGGCGGGCGGTCAGCCCCGTGGTCGGGGTGCTGGCGAGCCCGGAGTACGGTCACGCCGTGTTCCTGTCGGACGACCGGCCGATCAGCGACGACGCACGCTGGACCACGGGCTGGTCCAGGCTGTTCGCCTACCTCAACGTGTCCTGGCCGACGCGGGGCGGGCGGGAGGAGTTCTGGACCAGCGCGCAGACGATGCTCCTGCGGCGCCTGAAGAACGGCGACAGGCTGACGGACCCCTGGCCGGAGGAGGAGGAGTGATGCGAGACCCCATCGAACCCGAGAACCCCGGATTGTGGGGCATCGTCGGACACGACCCGCCCGATGGCTCCTTCCCGGTGCTTCGGTTCTACATCGCCCGGCACCCGGGCATGACCGCCTGGCCGTGGTGCTACTTCCACGGCCAGATCGAGAGCTGGGTGCGGGAGAAGTGGGCGGAGGCCTGGGCGGCCATCCCCGCCGGGGAGAAGGAGCCCGACGATGACGGGTGGTGCGCTCCGGACCTCCTGTCCTCCGACATCCCCGTGAAGGACCTCGCGGACGGCATCTGGGAGTGCGAGGTCTACGGCAAGAAGTCCGTGGCCTACGTGTGGACGGCCATCTCTGGCCAGTACCACCCGCACAGCAGCAGCATCGTCACCCGGCGCCACGCGTACGTCGTGGATCCGGAGAGCCTCGAGGACGTGAAGCACGCCGAGGGCAAGTACTTCGCCCACGCCGACATGCTGTAGGAGGAACACCATGGAGTGGTACCTGACCAAAGCCCAGGTCCTGGTGTTGGCCAGAAAGCTGCACTGGACGATGCTCCCCACCAAGGACTTCTCCCCCATCGTGGAAGGGAGCGGGGCGCGCATCTCGCTGCGCCGGCAGGGCGCCGTGCAGCGGTTCATCCTGCAGGGGTACGCCCACGACGGGCGTGACGTCATGACCGCCCTGCGCCTCCTGGACTCGTAGACGTTCTGCGCACCCCGCCACCGCAATGGTGGCCCCCATCTGGGGACAAGGGGTGCGCGTTCCTTTAGCCGGAGATGGCCAGCTCGAGGTTGGTGCAGGTGACGGTGTTGCCGGCGTTGCCGGAACCCCACTGCGCCGTGACCTCGACCAGCTGGGGCGCGGTGGTGTTCAGGTTCGTGCCCACCGGTGCGGTGCCCACGGTCGTGGGGGTGATCGAGGTGCTGTAGGACATACACCCCTGCGCGATGACCTTCGCCACGCCGGCCCCGCCCGCGGTGCGGCAGGTGATCAACGTGGGCGGAAGCTGCCACCCGATGTTCGTTCCCACGGGCGGCGTGAACGTGAACGACAGCACCGTGTCGCCGCCGATCTTGACGCGGATTGTCAGCGTGGTGTTGACACCACGCGTGAGGAACCCGGCGGCCGTGATGCGAACGGACTTTCCGGCTGCCAGCGTGTTGGCTGGCAGGGTCATGCTGCCGACACCAGTGCCGACAACCGACACCTGGTTGGCCGTGCCGTCGTTGGCCACGCCGTTGGCCGTGGCCACGAACTTCACCGGCGCCACCATGCGCGGGTCGCCGTCCGTCACGTACGGGTTGCCCGCCCCGGGTGTGCCCGACGTTCCTGCCAGTGCCGCCTTCTCACCGCTCGTCGGCAGGTTGCCGTGCGCGTAGGCCCACTCATGCACCCCCACGGCCGAAGCCGCGGCACCCGCGGCTTCAAACGCCGCGGGGAGCTGCCCTCCCACCGTGTCTGCGTCACCGCCGGCGGCCGTGCGTGCATCGCTCAGCCGAGGATCACCGTCCGTCACGAACGGGTTGTCAGCGGCCGGCGTACCGCTTGTGCCCGCCAGTGCGTCCGTCTGGTCCTCCGTCGGGATGCGGGTGTGGTCGAATCCCAGCTCATGCGCACCCACGGCCGAAGCCGCAGTGCCCGCGACCTCGAACGCCGACGGAAGCTGTCCTCCCACCGTATCAGCATCGCCACCGTTCGCGGTTCGGGCGTCGGTCATACGAGTGTCGTCGTTCGTCACGTACGGGTTGGCCGCAGACGGCGTACCAGAGGTGCCGGCCGCCGCGTCGTGCTGGTCCTCGTTCATGTGGTAGGCGCCCGTGGGTCCGGCACCCAGCCGGCTCGTCAGGCTCTCGTGGTCGGTAGCCGCGCTGCCCAGGAACGCCAGGTCGAACACGCTCTCCACCGACTCCGGGGTGTCGGACGTCGGGGAGATGATGATGCGGCCCACCAGCCACCCGAAGCCGGCCACGTGGGCCGGGACATCCCCAGGCGGAGCTGCGTTCTGCGCCTCCTCCAGCGTGTAGTCGCCCTGCCCGATGATGATGGCCAGCGTGTCTTCGTCGTCCTGCACCAGACGGTAGGCCCAGTTCACGGCGTAGTGCGCGCCGTCAGCCGTGACGTGCGCCAGCGTTCCCGTGCCATCGTCGTAGTGCTCTCGGTCGTACTGGTTGGGATGCGTCTCGTTCCATTCGCCAGGCGTCACCTTGCGCCAGTAGAAGTCGATCTTGCCGTTGCCGCCGGGATCCGTGCTCGGCGGGTACAGCTGGTTGAGGTCGGTGTGCGAGATGCCCTTCCATACGACACCGCCCTCGAGCCGCACACGGCCACCGTTCGTCGGGGTGATCGGGTCGAACGCCGTCGCGGAGAGCCCGAACCCCGACTCGCGGGTGTAGCTCGTGGTCATCAGGAAGCGCTGGCGGATGTGGTCGACGGCGGCCTTGCCCGTGTCCCCCCACCAGAAGTAGTGAATGCCGGTGTTTCCCACCAGCACCGTGAAGACGCGGCATTTCGTGATGTTGTTGATCTCGCCGACGTCGGTGGTGGTTCGCTGGATGGGGTCGCCATCGTTGTAGTCGACGATCACGTAGCCCAGCCACTGGCTCGGCAAACCAGTGTACGTCTTGGCAGGAATCGTGAACTGCTCGGGGTGCCCGTCGTACTCAGGGTTCGTGTAGACGATCACGTCGAAGGCCCCGACCGTGAACGTCCCGTTGTGGTGGTCGGTGAGCACCGGTCTTTCGATCATGCCGACCGACAGCACCATGTCCCGGGCGTCGGCCTCCGCCTTCGTGTACGCGTCCACGTGGGGGGCGTCCACCAGGTGGTTGGCGACCAGTTCGGCGGCGACACCCGTGTCCTCCTTCCCCGTCTCGAGGTTCGCCACATCCTCGAGGGTGGAGATGAAAGTGGGCTTCATCGTGTCGTACCACTCGATGAGCCTCGTGAGCGGCCACTTCAGGGCCGGCGGAAACACGATCCACTGCTTCATGAAGTCGGAGCGAAGCTCGTCACCAGCCATCTGACCCTCCCGGCAGAACGCCTGCCCCGATTGTAGCTGAGGTACTCGGCGGACCGGAAATCACGCAACCCCGCGCGGTATAAGAAATACGGCAAGGGGCAAGCTGCGCGTAAAGGTGCACGCAGCCGCCGGCCCTGAGTCGCCACACCATCAAAGGAGCACTGGAACCATGCAGACCATCACCATCGTGCAGTCCCTGTCCGCGCGCGCCCTGGCAGGGTTCCTGTCCGGCAAGTCTTCGGCGACCGTCGAGGCCGAGTACGGCGACACCTGCGTGGAGGGCAGCGTCCTCACGCTGGCCCACCACGGGGCCCGCTCCGCGAACCCCGCCCCCTGCCTCCGCGGGAACGACCCCGTCGACGTCGAGGTCATCGGCGTGTCCCACGTCGACCTCGATGCTCTCGGGGGCATCCTGTCCGTCCTCGGCCGCAAGCCCGAGGTCGAGGGGTTCTGGGAGCTGGCCGGCTTCGTGGATACCCACGGGCCGCACCACCTCAGGGACTCCGGCGCGACGCCGGAGAACGTCCGACGGCTCAACGCCGTGTGGGCGTGGAACGCCAACAACCGCGTGGACGGCGAGCGGCTCGGCCCCGAGGAAGTGCGGGACGTCACCGACAGGGTGCTGCAGCGCGCCGAGGCGCTGACCCGCATCCTGGCTGACGACCCCGAGCTCCTGGCGGCCGGCGACGCCTGGGCGAAGGACAACTCGCGGAAGAACCGCGAGTCCTTCGTTGAGATGGAGGACGGGGTGGCCGTCCGCGTCGCAGCCTGGTTCGTGAACGCGGACTACGAGTCGCCCCTGGACGGCTCGATGGCCGTGGCGAACGTCGGGTACAACCCGACGTTCGGGTCGATCACCATCGGCTTCGCGGACCCCATCCCCGGGGTCTCGGCCCGCGACATCGTCCAGGGCCTGTGGGGCTCCGAGGCCGGCGGTCACGTCGGCATCGCGGGGTCGCCGCGCAACAGGCGGATGACCCTGGGGGACCTGGTGGACGCGTGGCACGCCACGCGCGCCGCCGTCCTCGCCGCGCGGCCCTGACGTCCGGCCGCCCGCCCTCTCCCCGCGATGGGGCGAGGGCGGGCGGACCCTCTCTCTCACGGAGGCCCCGATGAACTGGGCGAAGATCAAGCACTGGGCCAGGGTCGCCTACACGTGGCAGCCGGAGGACCCCCGGCTCGCCAACACGATCCTGGCGGCGTTCGTCACGCTCGTGACGTTCGCCATGGTGTGGGCCGCGCTGTAGGCGGGCAGGGCTGCCTGGGTGGGGTTAGCGCCCCGGTGGCCCATGAATCACGGGTAGTTCACAGCCAAGGAGCACAAGACCATGCCCAAGAAGAAAGTTCCGTCCCGCGCGCGCTCGGTGAAGAGGCCGCCGCCCTCCCTGGCGGACGTGATCGCACCGCCGGGGACCCCCATCCCCGAGGTCAGCATGATCCCCATGCTGATCGACGACATCGAACTGCTGGGGCCGGTCACCAACATCCGCACGATGTCGCTGTGGGACTTCATCAACCTCCCCGTTCACCCGAACAACCGGGACACCAACGACCACGCGGCGGACATCGACTGGTTCATGTCCGCCCCCACCAAGGAGAAGAAGCCGCTGGCCCCGCTGGCCCTGGCGGGCTTCGCCGTCATCGAACTGGCGCCCGATCAGGTCCTGACCGACGCCGATGGACACCCCATCCCGCACCGCGTGTTCCTGGTGAACGGCGCTACGCGGGCCAGCCTCCTGCGCGCGCGGTTCACCGAGCACGTTCTGCGGATGAGGCAGGTGGCCGTGGAGGTGTTCGTGCCGCGCGACCAGGAGGAGGCGGAG